GATATTCTTGCAGCCCGTAATATACTTCGGAAGGGCATTTCCGAATTGGAGAGTATGGGTAATTCCGGTTGCAGAAATGCAGGGGTTCCATACGTTTGTATCCAAGAATCCCATTTGCTTTAGCTATGGGAGTATGTCAAACCTCTTGGGTTGAAATCTTCATCTATCCAACTTGGATGATAAGCCAACACTTCTTCTCCCTCTGGAGGTTTTTCCTCTTTGTATTTCTTCCAGTTCATATCACTTTTAATTAGTTGGACACAAATGTACAAGTTTTATTAAGATACCCTTCTGTCATCTCTATGAAATTCACACAATCTAATTTGCTTAACTTGTAAATCAATGCCGGATTGTGTATTATGGCTATAATTTGCGTTTGTGGTTTATGGAATGACAATACATTATAAATTTGCATTATGTTGTCAATGTCAAGATTCCTGTCTGGCTCATCCATGAGAACCGTGTATTCAAAACTGCTTTCTGTTAATGTTATGCGATTTCTTTTATAATACTTCAACAGATTATCAATTCTTTTAATCCAAAACGCATTTGATTTTTTCTTGTATTCTACAAGATCTTGTATTGGAAATGTATAATCCTTTTGACCGAACATTAAATTGAAAAGTGATTCCAATGATAACACCACTTTCTCTCCATAAGATCTTTGAATACTATTCGCATACAAATCTAAATTGCTGATGTTTTTCAATACACTATCTCGATTCATCTCCGCCGATGGCAATAAACGGAATACTTTCCCTGCATAATCGGATGATATGTCAATCCCATCAAGAACCTTGTCATCATCATCATCAAATATAGGTGGAAAATCCAGTGCCTCGATCGGTATTTCAGAACACATGGATTTCTCACATAACGCATACATTGATATGATGTTAAGCAAAGTTGATTTCCCACTACCGTTTTTACCTATAATTACATTCACTCCTGGCTTGAAAATAAATTCTCTGCCATTTTCAAATGCTTCTATATTAGAAACGTATTCAAAAGGAGTTTTTGTATTGTCTTTTATTTTTACTGATGTTATCATATGTAATCCTTTTTAAAAATCAATTACCGCCCGAACCCTGCCACATCCTTCTGGCTTCTTCTATCCCAATCTTTATTTGTTTGCTTGTTTCAATAATTCCTTCTTTTATACGCATCCAAGCATTTACGTCAGCAATATCAATAAAATAATATGAATGCAAGAAATTAAGTTCTCCTGACTTCCATTTTTCTAATCTTTCATAAAAATCCTTACGAAATTTGTCTAATTCTTCTTCCCTTGCCCTACGCTTTTTTCCTGTTTTGTTTCTATATTTACTCTATGTCTTTCAGCTCTTTCCCAATATTTCAACCAAGTTCCTTCACCACAAACTTCATCTACAATCACATTAACGGTTCCAAGGACTTCCAGTGCTTGATGATTCAACAATATCTGGAAAATACGTTTCAATTCACGGGCATGTTCACGTTTAATCTTATCTGATTTCCGTGATAATTCATGGTTAGTTCCAAGCCATTCGTTTGCGCTCTTTTTAAGAAGACGCTGGGGAGTCCCCATATCGAAAAACTCAATATAATCCATCAGATTTTTAAACGTTCCCCAAATATCTCGATAGGACAATTCGGCTCTTGCTTTTTTGTATTTTTCAATAGCATCTTTAATGGATTCCAACATATTGGTAACAAAGATCATGTTACCGATACAATATGATATATTACATTCAACATAGAACATCTTTGAGCCAGTTGGTATTGCTTCACGAACATAATATTGATGCTTGCTTGTAGTAGAAGAATAATATGTATCATTAATCAAATACGCCTTTTCTCCACGCTTGTTTCGCACGATTCTTCCGACCTCAAAATGTCTTCCATAGGAGTAAATACTTTCTCCTTCAAAATAGAAGTTACTACCATTTGCCGATTCTTGCTTTTCGTTTGCCCACAAGTGAGCGACCATTGAATTGTTCATATAAGTATCTTTTTAATTGTTTAACTTACCTCTACTATATAATCCTCTTTGTTCATATTTTTCAATACATTCGGTTATCATATCGCAGAACACTTGCCCTTCTTTTTCGGAACCTCTGAAGTAACCAATCATCTTCAGGATATTCCCGTTAAACTCATGGACAAACTTGTTGTAATAATGTTCCCCCATAACTTTCCCGTATTTTTCCATGAACAAATCTTTGTCCAACGACTCATCCTTAAAGCAGCGGTTGTAATCCCATCTTACGACACGAAACAGTGTTTCGAAATTCAATCTTTCCATATCCTGTATTTTATTTAAGCTCAAACTTGATACCTTCCGGCAACTGAGAGCGGTCCACCTTGTTCACAAAATCATCAAACTCTTCCTGTGTGATTTTTTTTCCATAACTGTTCCAGTTGAAAGATAAAGTATTTAAGTGAGGGTAATATATAGCATTATCAGTAGACAACCCATAATCAAACACACAGAGCATTATCTTCTTTTCTGCTTCTGCTTGTCTGATTCTCTTATCGTATCGCTCACAAATTTCAGCACGCTTTTTCAACATCTCTGCCTTATGACCCTCTTCCCTACGTTTTTCGATATTTTCTGCGGAATAATACCCGGCTTTAACGCGATCTTCAATAAGAGATCGTTCCTCGTCCGTTAATGTCAAAGTAAGCCTTTCCTTTTCCGGCGTATACGGATTTACCCATTTCTTGCCACACAGGTCTTCAAGTTCAACAAGAAGCTCGTCTGATTCACGTTTCCATCTATCCACAATCCCCAGATTGAAAAGCAGATACTTGAAATACATCTTATCCTCAGAGGCTTTATATAATTCTACGCATTCTTGTTCTGATATACGCAAATACTCCATTGCCACAGACATACCACTTCTTCTAACGTAATATATGCCATTTTCCACCGGATACATAGGAGCACCATAATGGTTACAAAGATGCAACGATATGAATTTCGACAATTCCGGAAAATGTTTTGCAACTTCATCGTGGCAGCAGCCTCCTAAGTAATCCTCATATTTTCCATGCTTGTTTTTCCAGTCAACGTCGGCTGTTATGCTCCAGTCGCATATGTTATTTTTGCAGTCATCATCCAAAGAGATTCTAACTGTTATTCTATAATCTTCTTCATTTTCTGTAAAGAATTTTGTACCTGAATAAAACAATTTGTTTGCAGTTTCCATATTATTTTAGTTTAATCATTACACTTATGAAAAATAAAATCTGCACACTCTCCAGGAAGTGTTCCTGCGTCATTGCAACGGTAGAATCCTTGTGTTTCCCAGTCCACATCCACCGCATAACCTTCTGCATTTCTCAAAAAAGCATCTATTTCCTGTATTTCTTCTTCAGACAGTCCTGAATAATCACCGTTTATCAGAGCGCAAGCCCAATAAACCGGAAGCCTGTATCTTATTATTTCTATCATACTACCTTCGTTTATACGCATTCTATTATATCCACATCATCAATTTGAGCAACCTGCACACCTTCGTCGTTTTCTATGATATATATATTAACTGCAAAAGGCGAACAGAAACCATTTTTTGATTCTCCTCCAGTGATGGGGTTATTATCCTCATCTAACCCACCCCACACCTCAAAATGATATTTTCCGAAATCAAAATAAGAGAACCAGACATTATTGTCTTCATGGATTTCAATCTCTTTTTTATCTATTTTGTGATTATAGTTACACCCATCATAATCAAATGATATGGTTATATATTTATCAAATTCTTTCATTTTATATCTTCATTAGTTTACAATTACTATCTTCAAATACAGGGACCATGCCCTGTCCCCTGAAATAAGCAGTAGCTAACTTAAAAGCGTACAGCGGATTCACTTTCTTAATTTCTCGCTGTGATTTATAGAAAGATAACGGCTGACATATATAGAAATTTTCATTGCCAAGACTCCCAAAAAGCCAATCCATACTACCTTCATCACAATTAGTGCCACCCAGTATTATTAAATCACATCCGGTCTTCCGGGTCCCTAAGATGAATGTCTTGTTCTTATTCTCTGGCCGCATAAATATCTCTTTATCAATATTAAACCAATCACTTTGGCAACTTTCTACATCCCTTAGAACGATCTCGTCAATCTCACGGGCATATTCTTCTTGTGTTTTCATAAGGCATGTTATTTAAAAGAAACTCCAACAATATGTCACAATAAATTCCCTCATTCCGTATTCAGCAAGCTGCTGAAACGATTCTATCCCATTACAATAATAAAAAACAGCATCATTATCATCATCGTTGATACTCAGCGATAGTTTGATTGTCACTCTTTTATCGTCTCCTGTTTCTTTCCACACAATCTGACATTCTACGTATTCAGGCTCCTTACCTGTTCTTTCTACAAATTCAAGGAATCTTAAATCAATTTCATATTTGACTCCTTCAACATTAGATATCACTACCTCGTTTTCACAATCACTGCAAATAGCATGCATGAAAGCTCCATCAAAATAATCTATTATTTTTCCGGTATTCGGATTTACTATGGCTTCACAGGCAACATTTGTTCCACCACATCTTGTACATATATATCCCATAATTATCTGTTTTTAAAATGTTCAATAATTTCATCTACTGTAGCCTTACGCCATGTAAGACAGCCCGCGTCTCCCCTGAGCCGGAACTCTTCGCACTCTACCCACCTGTCTCCTGTGGCGTCCGTCACTATCAGCCATTATAACCTATTTTTCTAAGCCATTCTCTATCATGACTTCCTTTATCAATTCATCTGTCTCCTCGTAACATCCCCAGCAAGAATCAACCTCTTCCCATTCTTCTTCCTCTTCATCCTCCCTGGATTCATCTTCGTATTTCTTGATAAATTTCACTTTCTTTTCAAGCACATACCTCTTTACATCTCCCCACATCCACATACCTATGGATTCCACTTCACCATCAATCAATTTATCAATTTTGGTTTTCCAATCGGAAGTATTATTACTAACCATTTTTATGTACCTCTCCTTTGTACAAAAAGCTATACCTTCAATATAATCCCCTTGGCAATATCCTCTTGTGGACCATTCTTTGACAAATATATCCTTACCTAAGTCTGAAAGAATCTGAATCAATTCGTCACACTCCAAGTATTCTATAAATTCATCCGTATAATCATACGTATAAAGGTCGGAAGGAGAAACGCTAATAGTTTCTTGCCAGCCTTTATACTCTGTGTATTGTGGATTGTTATACCATCCCAAATACCACATTTTCTCATGTCTATCATATCTCATTCGATAACCGTCAATCTTGCCTTTCTTAAAATAATTCAGCAAGTCTTTCCATTCAACATATTCACTAATAAGTTTATGTAGTGCATCTATAAGTGAGTGTCGGCTATCTCCGTATTTACCAAACACTTCTCTCCAATCGCACACATCTTGCAGTCGGTATGAATCGCTATATTCCCATAAGAAACATGCTGCCATATCCCAATATTTACAAGGACATGTACCATCAGGATCATAGTATATTTTTATACGATAATCCCCTACTTCTTTTGTTGTGATAAGTCCGTCTTCCATGTCTTTATATTTTAAATAGTTCCTAACTTCTCATCAATAAATGCATCTATTGCATCATAGTATGAGCCATTAGAATCACAATCCCCATATTCCTCTGTAAACTCTTTAGCCCACTCTTGAATGATGTTAAATGCCTTTTCCCTGCTATATTTTTTTGGTCCTGTTAAATACTCCACAGCTTCCACCGACAACTCTTGCAAATTTCGTAAGTATTTAAAATCTATTCTATACGGTAGCTTACCCACTTCTATGCATACATGATGACCTTGTTTAAAGGCATCCTGTAAATCTTCCAAACTTTCTATCAATGACTCGGACTCATCATCTACCCTCACCTTGTATAACTCAAAATCTTCATTTTCTGCCGACACCCATATCTTGTAGGCTTTTTCGTTGGACAATCTTTTCCAAACAAATCCGTCACTGAATACAATTAGGCTGCCTGTTACTATCGTATTTTTCATAATCACTTTCTAATCTGTTACTCTGTAATAATAATCAAGTTCTTCTCCCTTAAAATTGTTCATGGCATACTCGTCAGCTTCCCGCCATAACCGGTCATACAATGCAGCCAGTTCACGATTGCTTTTATAATGTTGCCAGATTTTATGATTCAATACCAGCGTCAATTCTGTAAAGAACTTATAATCGTCTTTCCATTCGCTAAACGCACGTCTGTAAGTATCTTTGACACCTGCTATACCATACTTGTCGGCTATGCTGAAATCTTCCCAAAAGGTAGTTATTAGGTCATAGCCGTTCTCCTGCATAAATTCTTTGAATGTCATAAACTATTATTTTAGGTATATAATTGCCTTATCTTATCAATGACATCTTCCTTAAATTCGTAATACTCATATATACGACCTTTGTAGTCAGCTATCATTTCTTCAATCTTACTTTCGGATGCCCATAACCCATAATACACATAGCAATCCGATAATCTATCTACTGAAGAAACACCGATCAACATCATTTTGGAAAATGGATTTCCCTCTTTTTCCAATTCTTCTCTTGCTCTGTCTGTCACTGCATCCCACCATTGCCCTTCGCATTTCTCTACCTCCCCATTATCAAGTACGACATCAAACTTTCTACCTCCGAAAGCTTCTCTTCTTTCATTTCTCTTTGCAAGGAAATCATAAAATATACCTCCTATTCTTCCAATAATGGTATCATCTCCGTACTTTGTGCTAATTTTATCAGACATTTCATCGAAGACAAGGAACTTCGATTCTCCTGACTCTACTAAGTATAATAGCTTCATGATTTATTTCTTTAGATGTAAGTTATTCCTCCAACCTTGATCTGCATTATATCGTTTTCAAGCATAATGAAATTATTTTGTTTTATGGATTCAAATATCAATCCATATACACTTACCGTATTAAACAGCCTAACAGTGTGAAAATCTTCATTTAGCCTTACTCTGTTTTTATCCCAATATCCCAAATCGTTGATAGTTATCGGGAATCCTTCTATGTTGTTATACCTGTAGTAATTGTTTTCATTGAAAACTATTTTCTTTATTAACAGGTTCCCGATGCTTTTCATGTTGAATCCGGACAACGCTATCTGTTCTGAAATATAATCAATCAGATTATTATGATATGTGTTTGGTTTATCTTCTTTCTCATTAATGATTTTCTTCCATTTCTTTGTTAAAGGAATCCGTATATCCATATATGCGCTAAATACTACTATAATAGGACATTCCCCTTCAAACGTCGTTAAATCTTCTACTCTCATAATTAACAAATATTTGTATTGTTTTCGTCGTTCACTATCTGACTAATATACGGCCCTGGCCACAAACAGCCAGGCCGACCTCATGGCAGGGCAGGCGCCACCTTACTCTGGCTGTTCCACCCACTCCCTGTACCCTACATTAAAACCAATAGGATCATACCTTTTGATCATAGTGCCATAATTCTCTCTACCACAATACCTGTTTTTCCCTCCAATGATCCATGCCTCATCGTCTCTATCTGGAGATATTGAGTTAAGAAACTTCTCATAATCTTTTCTACTCTTTCCCATCTTTGTCTTGATTTAAACAATAGTTAATAAAATAAGCAACCTGTTCATTTTCCCCTGTATTATCATAATCACCTAAAGTCATATCATCATAATCCAGCAGAACTATACGAAAATCGTTTTTTTTTGACATACACCTCCGTTAAAAACATAGGAATCCCATTAATTTCTATTATCACCGGAAACTGATCATCAAAGTCAAACGCATCATTAGTTTCTTTAAACTCTTTAAATTCCTTGAATTTTAGCTTTATAATTCCATTGTTTTCTGCTAATGTTTCTTTGATGTACTTTAATCTTTTTGCATTCAGACTGACCTCTGCTTCTTCTATTTCTTTATACAATTTATTTAGATCCATATTCCACTATATTTATGTTGTCAAATTTTTCTTTTATAATATCCAAGGCGCCACACTCGTTTGTTATCATAACATACTTTCCCAGCTTCATTCCTTTATTCTACTTATTTTTAAATTGTTATTCCCACAGTATTCCTTTAGCCAACTGTCCGTTAAATAACGATTGACTCTATCATATTTCTTTTTCGGACCCTTGCTCCAGAATTTCCATTCGTTTGTAATATCGTTCCCATATTTATCAAACCAATAGATATAATACACTACGTTACCGTATAAATCCACTTTGTTTCTCTCCTGTATGATTACCTCGTAAGGCATTTCCTTGTCTCTTTTCTCCATCTTTATCCTCCTTTCTTAAAAAAACGACACCTATCTTCACAGACCAGTGCCGGCAACTAACTTACATGGAAAACTACTTAACCTCAACTAATTCTACAGAGTTGTAGAATTTAGTGAAGCTACCAACAAATTCTCTTATATTTTTATATTCTTCTGGTCGTTCTCTGTTACCGTCTTTTATATAATTTACCCACAGTCTATCCTCTATGTTCTTAATCGCATTCTCTATAGTAAATTCGTCGCTGACACACATTAAACACGAAGACCCTGTTTTCTTATGCGGTTTATACACCCTTGAAAAAGACCACATTTTTATCCTGTCGTATATATATCCGTTGTTTGGATAAACGAACCCTATTCGACTGTCGCCTTCTTTAGCATAAAACACACCTGGCTCTTTCCCGCCTTTCTTATACACAATAAATCCTTTTTCTTTTAGGATCTTAACCACTTTATCTAATTTATTTTCTACGTTCATTTTCATGCAAAAATTTAAAAACGACCTTCATTACATTTCCAAAGTTCTCCACCTTAACCCACTCATGAGCTACTGCTCTAAGTACAGACGTTTCATATGTTGGGACATTGTCTTCTTCAACCACCTTACAAGAAGCCAGAACTCCTTCGGTCGGCTTTAGTCCTCGGTCATGCAGCTCGCAGAGACCGTCCGGCTGGCGGAATGCGCACCACCCGTCTTTCACTGTTGGCTGGATCATCGCTATTGGTTTTTCTTTCACTGCAAGATACCCTACCATCCACATTGTTTCTTTTAGCCTGTCAGCGTATCCGGCATCTATGATAGCTTCTATGTCTTTTGGCGTACCAATACAAGGAACCTCACACATGTTCTTGCATTTATCACATGTACAAGGCTGCTCCCATCTATTATGATCTATGCCAACCAACTTCTTTATCCGTTCTACTTCCTCTTTCATATTATACTGTCTCTGTTAGTTTTTCGTAATACAACTTCATTTCCGGTGAAGCGTATTCCATGAATGCTTCGAATAAGTGTGGTACCTCTATTATCATATTCACATTACAACCTTCTGTCTGTGAAAGCGATTCAAGATCATTACTGTACAGGCACGTAACATAGGCACCTATATTAAATACATGCAAATCTATCCTTACGTATTCTATACATGAAGACAATGCATTAAACAAATTCTTTACTTCATTCTTGTCAAAAAGTTCTACAAATTCTCTCAACCCCATCATTTTACCACCCTTTCTATGTGTTTAATTAATACTACTGCTATTCCCTTACCGGTTTTTATCGCACATTCCGACCCTTTTATCCATTCTACACACCCTACATACTTTTCCGTAGCATGAAATCCGGGATTGTATTTTCCAGATGTACTGAACTCTACCGTATCCCCTACCCTCAGATCATCAAAAGCAATAGACCATGTGGTCCAAATTCTGTCATGTCTCCCAGGCTGAATGGCCCCGATTACGCCTTTTTTACGACCGTTTTTTATCGCCCTTAGTATTATCTTCCTATCACCTTCGATAAGGCTGCAAAAGCGCCCGTAAAAGGTCAAATCAACCTGTTTTCCTCCTATTTCTTCTCTTATTTTTGTTATTCTGTTCATTTTCTGATTTTGTTTTATTTTTTTCTTTGTTTTTTCTATCTTCTATAGAAGATGATAATAACATTATCTTTTCTATGTTACTTTTTGACTGTAAAAAAGAATCGCATTTCATTACTACTACCACCTTCTTAAGTTCCCCATTATCGTATAGCGATACACGCATCATGTTTTGCACCTCGTCCACTATCAGACCTGGAGTAGTCTTAGCCATTTTGCGTAGCTTATTATACTCCGGTCTTTCCATTTCCTCTGTTTATTACTCTATAGTATTTATCCTTATCCCCTTCTTTTAACTTCTCCAGATAGAAAATTCCATCATGTAAATGAGACAAACAAAATCTGTATCCGTATTTCTGTACTCTTCTTACATGATCCCGCAGTCTTATCTCTTCACTTTTGTCTTGTACTTTGATTTTAATACTGTCTCCTTCTTTGATTGTGTATAAAATAGTTTGAATCTCTTCTTTTTTCATCTTATAAAATATTTTAACGGCAGCACCTATACTCACGCACCACTACTGCCTTATGTTTAACAATTAAATACTTAACTCTTCAATGGTCAAGCCTTTTTCTTTTGCCCATTTTAACATTGCGCATAATTCTGTTTCTGACTTATATTTCGGATCACGCCACGCCCATCCGAATTTATCCAGGACATGATGATATAATTCGTCGGCCTTTGCCGTGTAAATGTCTTTGAATAAATGCTCCGAACCTTCCGGTATAAGCATCTCTGTTGTTGCAAAATCGGAATACGATAAACATCCGTAAGCATATTCTGTTATTTCACTCCATGCTTCTCCGGCTTTAAATCCAAATTCTTTTACAAAAGCCAAAGTTAGATACATATTTAATAATATTGTTACATCATATTCCGAATCCGACTTTCTTTCTATTATTTCCTTTTCAAATTCCTTTAAATCTTCAGGCCCTAAAAAGATGTATCCTGATACCGACCGGTAATTAGTCTCCGCATACTTCTTGCATTTATCATCATTGACAATCTTACTAATGTTAGATAACATCTTTTGCCTCCATTCATCACAAAACTCTACCTCTACGTTCATCCAATCAGTACCATAATTATATTCTTTCGGATATCCGACCGATGTTACCTTTATACTATTCACGCCATATCCGTAAAGGCGTTCACTTACCTTATTCGCCCATTCCTGTACAAAAGGAATAAACTTATTGTAATAAGAATCAAAATCAAAATCCGATTCCTCCTCATATTCTGGCATCTCTTCATAATCCTGTTCAAAGAAATGACGAGGATCTGCTATTGTTTCGTAGAAACTTACGTTAATGAAACAAAACTCGTTAGTTGTCGTTTTTAATATCATAACTTTTTGTATTTACGTACATTTTTCTTGCCATAGAATCTACACATGGCACGAATCTGACTATAAAATACTTTTGTCCTCCTGGCCTCAAAGTATTTAAACATTTCTTCATTCTTTGTTTCCCAAACGTAATCCGTTTGGGAACTCATGCGATCTTTCTCCTTGCGTGAATAATGGTAATATGATACCACAACACGTTTCATACCATTCTTTACAGGTACGATATTTACGTCTATACTATTCTCTGTCATATTATTATTGTTTTATGCATTATACAAATACAAAGAGCGCATACCTTCACAGGCCGGCGCTCCTTTCAATAAAAATGAAAAAACTAATATTACATAAACATATTGTTTTCTACTCTTTATTACAATACTTTTGTTCCGCAATTATTATATCTTCCGTACTCTTTTTTCGTATCATTCAAGATTTCAAAAACCATCTTCTTGTGATCTTCGTTTGGTAACCTATCCTTAACAGCCGATATTACGCCCGCTATAGACGTAAAGCCTGAATCTGTTATTGAACACAGCAACACGCCTCTGTCGGCTCCGGTGCTTATTGCTGACGCCTTTATAATATCATTCTTATATATTTTCATAACTTTTTTGTTTTATTGTTTGTGAGATGCCCAGAATCGAACCAGGACCGGCACATACGCACCGGCACGCCGCGTCATCCCTCTATGATACAGAAATAGACATGCCTATTCTCACGAACCGACATGCCAAAACCCAAAACTTAATTTGATGAATAAAATAGATTAACAAAAATACTATTCTAATTCTTTTATAATGTCTTTTACGATATTTAGCCTCACCTCCTTCGTTTCCGGACTAATACAGCCAAACCATCCATATATCCTCCATTCTTCTTCTGGTTCTGTAGCCATACTTTTCTTTTCCTCCAATTCCGGGAAATATATTTTCACCAGTTTATCTAAATATAACCCATAAATGGATTCTATTTTTTTAGAAGTTCTGAAAAACTTAAATACTATATTTCTCAACATGACGCATATATAATCCCCATTCTCTGACCTTTCGATCTCCTCATATACATTTTTCCAAATGAATAATCGCTCTTCTTTTGTAAACATATCTTTCTTTATTTTTATGGTATTATTTGACTGTATGCAGACTTTTCCATGTACACAACACTATGTTCCTGTCCAAGTATTTTCTTTGCTGCTTCTTTCTTTATCGCGCAATATCTCCCTGTACGATACGGATTCTTTTGATCCGATCCATCCTCGACTTCGATAATAAAACAACCTCCGTCATCTATTATCTTTTTGCAATTGTCACATATTTCTCCCGTGCATATATGATGCGGCGCCTGCCCTTTGATGTTATTCCCTAATAAAGCAATCCCCATCTCTTCGCCACATATCATGCAGACTTCTATAGACGGATTCAATCCGTGTTCTGGATGTAATGTAATACCATCTTTCATTTTCTTTCCTCCTTTGTTTTTAATGTTGTGTGAGATCGCCGGAATCGAACCAGCCTACCGCACCATGAATCCCATAAAGCAAATGCTCCGATCTTCGCAGATGGGAGCATTCTGTCTAAAGCATAAGAAAATTAATGAAGAAATTTTTCTCACTTACGCCATAGCATCTAAAATAGCTATCAACACTATTTCTATGACAAACATAATAGAGAATGTCTTAAATGCCTTTTTCATATCTCCTCCTTTTTTATCTGTTCTTTTCACGTTCCACAATAAACTGTCCCGGCTCTGCCCTGGCCTACGCTCCACCTACAACCGCAGGCCTTAGCCCAAGGCGCCGCCTACTCCCCCTCTATGGCAGCCTGTTCGTACCTACAAAGCCAGTCTCCATCTACACAACTAACACTACGCGATAATAAACATTTATCCTTATAACAATCATAAAAAATACACCTCTCACAACTGTAATCCTTAACGTCTACACAGCTAACTACCTTAGCATATACTATACCATCACTGCCTTCTATTCCTTTCACCCCAAAAATAGAACCTTCTACTTCTTTACTCAAATCTAAATCAGGTGCAAAATCATATACGTTCATACCATCCATATTTTAATTGTTAAACATTCCGATTACCACTAATCTATAGAATATAGTTTTCAACTCTCAACCTATTGAATTTTGTAGAATAAACTCACATTATGCTGTTTTAAAGCACTGTAATCCTTAATTTTGTGGGAAAACCCTACATAATGTTGTTTTAAAACGCTTATCTATTGAATTTTGTTGGTAGGGAGTTGAATTTTGTTGATAGGGAGTTGAATTTTGTTGGTAGGGAGTGCCCTCCCTCTCCCCCTCTCCAACTCCCGCTAATCCTCCGGCTTTCCGCATAGAACCCACGCCCTACCGCCTCACTACCGGCATACGAAGAGCGCTACAAGCTTATACTCTGGCATGAAGTGTGGGGTGTTTAGAGATAATATCATTCCATAGAGAGAATAGAGAGTCTTCAGCCCACGCCCTACCGCCTGCTCCTCCTATCAAGATAGATATTTAAACCTATAATCAAAGCCAGAAATGAAAAGCAAAAAACCATCACAATATTATACTGATCTGGTCCGTACTCTAACATAGACCTTACTCCAACCGATAAAAAATACAGGTCAGCTACCAATAAAAACCACCACATAAAATAAAAAATTTACAATAAGTATGTCCGAAAATACGGGTATTATAAAACCTAACTAATTGATAATCAAGCATACCTTATTTTTAAGAAAAGTACAATAAGCCTAATTTTCAATCCATAGAGACGAAAAAGGCGGCATCCGACACCATATTTTGGGTCAGAAAACCGCCTCAAGTTTCGTTTTAGACCAATTTTAACGACATGATATAGACAAAATACCGGCATTATATCCGAATGGCCTTATTTTTGTTTCGTTTTAGACCAATTTTGTCCACGTCCGCCGTTCACTCTCAGAATATCATACCCATAAATAGAAAAAGTAGGATACAAAAATAGGGCTGCTCCGACGTTCGGAACAACCCTACTCCTATTTAAATGCTGTTTATGTTTTCCTTGACGTATGTTCGTGATGTATGAACTTTACGCTTGCATTTGTCCTTTCCTGTATCGGCATGATACGCTTCTTTGAGATCACGATACAACATAAATTCACGATACGCTCTTTTCCGCTTTTCTTTAGCTTCTTTCCTGGACAGACCGCGAACGTCTACCATGTGAGATTTAAATTTCCTTTCCATTTTCTTTATGCTTTAATTATGATTAACCCCAGCGGTTAAGTGCTTCAATATAGAAACCTTCCGCCTCTTTGTACTCACTTTCGCTTAGTGCTTCAACCGTCTCGATATAGTTACGCAATGTTATTTTTACGCAACTGTTTTTAGATTTATTGAACGCTTCAGTTAAAGCGTTGATCATTGCTTTCTTTCCCATGTTATTATATTGTTTATAATTTAGAGGTTGCTCCGGAATCGAACCGAACACGCATTCCTATCATATAGAGATTTTATGCTACAACCAACAGCCCGTAATTAGTACGTAGTTCTTGTGTACAGGCCCGTACTATGTTGTTATTATATTTTCCGTCTGCTACACAACTTAGCCACAAATAAAGGCGATTGTGTCCTTGCGTTTTGATATATCACGCTCCTACATGTTAGGCTACATGTTTATACCCTGTAATTTAATCTACAGCCTTGTCCTATTTTACGTGTAGGCAAGTAAGACACGTTTCGGTCTGGAGATAAACCGCGTACAACGGTATGTTTTCCAAACTGTACTAACATACCTAACATAACTACATTTATCCAATGTAATACATGCAGTAATACCAGCCCTTTAATTGCCAACGGCAAGGGCAAAGGTATATCTATCCCCAATATGTAAAATAACTCTCTGTTTTGTCAGCTTCAGTCTAAAGCATACGCGGGACGTGCACCCACTGACAACGGCGTACAAGCGCGTTTAACGGTACGCGCCTAACCTTTTTTACTGCTGGTTGCTTTCATGCGTTAAATACTCACTCACGCACTTTGCAATGGTACGAATTGAATAAGATTTAATCTTAACGGCTACATAAGTAGCTTTATACTCATCCGTTTCTTTAACAAGCCACTTTGCGCTTTTTTTAGTCTCCAACGTTTCAGCGGTTGAAAAACCGAAAGATTTATACTCCCCGCCATAAATCACATTTTCCGCGCACCAGTCGGCCGTTTTTGCCTCTATTCCTTTCTCCTTGTCTACCTTGTTATCCTTATATACTTTAGAGTATAGAGAAAATTTAACAAAGGTATCACCCACTTTAGGCAACATTTGGCTACACACGGCAACCAGCCGTTTTTTGTCCTTTGCAAGTGCTGCAACCTTTACAGCGTATTCGGCTGGTATTTCCAACGTCTTACAAATTGCTTTCAAGTCAGCACCATTTGCAAATAAAGCATTATACAACTTTACAGCACCCACCAGGTTAGAGGCATTCTCTTTAATAACAGCGTTCTGTAGCTTGTTAACGTTTTTCTTTGTAATCATAACCAATATATTTTAATTGTTAAACAAATGATATTCAACCTAATAACCCACAACGCGGGTAATTACAGATACAAATATAGTTATCCCAACGGGTGCACTATATAGGTCCACTATGTTAACTCGTGCTCTCTCTCGATCACGATGCAAATGTACGACATTTGTTGATGTTATAAATATATATGCTATCTTTTTTTTGTTAACTTGTATTAATTTCGATTCTATTATCTGATTATCAGCAAGTTGCAAAACACACAAGAGCAGTACTATACGCGTACATTAATATGTAGGATATATGTTTATTTAAGTGGCTTATAATCAATATGTTATAATAATACATTGATTATCAATAATTTAAATAAACTGTTGATAATCAGCGAGTTTATATGTTTGAGGTGAAAACGCGTTTCCGGTTTTCCAGCGAAGGGGGTGTGGGGGAGAAAACGCGTTTCGGGGGCGGGAGGTTCGTGATAGGTACCCCCTCTCTCCCATCACATAAACATTTTTTTTTACATCCATCATCACATCCATCATCACATAAACCTCTTTCTCATATCTCTCCCATCACATAAACATTTTTTTTTACATCCATCATCACATAAACCTCTTTCTCATATCTCTCCCATTACACAAACCTTTTTTATCTCTTCCTTATCACATAAACCTTTTTCATCTCTCACACCACATATGCCCTTCAGCATCATTTCCATTCCTCACACAAACATTATCTCACCCACCTCTTCCAGCTCAACACAAAAAAAATAGGATTGATGGCAACCAATCCTATTTAAAACACTACCTCATTGATTTATTTAATTGAAGTAAGTTTGTGGTTTTCAAGGAAGTACTTAAACTGGTCACTTGATACGTCTATAACGAATCCAGCAGCACCAGCATGTCCTCCACCACCAAATCTCTTACTTACCTCACAGCAATCTGCACTGTCTTCTACGCATTCATAAAGAGAGAACCGGACTTTACCACCTGGCATAATACAAAATGGCATCAGGGCTTTAATTTTTCTACCGTCTAACCAGTCTCGTGTAAGAGAATCAAATACTTTGGAACTAAATTCTGTAGTATTCATCGCCACGACCTTAACCTCGTCTACGTAAGCTTCGAACGAGTACGCACTTACCTCTTGTTCGTTTTTGCCGGCCATGTAGTTAATTATAGCACGTCCTTCTTTAGCGAGATCATAGAAAATTAAATCCACCTCATTGTCCTTCATATTTTCTTTAAAATGGTCATACAAATACGACAATGCTATTAACACATTGAGTCTTATTTTTGATCTCAAGGCATACTGGACGGCTACTACCGTATCCCAGCCTAAACCGGATTCTTTATTCCACACATCGTAGTCTGATAAGCACCTGACTATCGCCGGCACCTTCCCCATCAGCAGGTCCGAGGCCAGAGCGCACGCACCGGTACCGACTCTCCTCAACCCTGGAACTACGAACCCCCATGTCTTACTATCTTCGATAATCCCCTTATGATGATCTATCCACATCAGGCTCTTTCCTTCATCAAGCCATTTCTTGAAAATCGTTTTAGAATCGGCTCCGAAAGACACGTCAAGAACGTAAACAGCATCTAAATCACGCACCTTGCTGGTAACTTTCTTAACATCATCTTCATACGAATACGGAATATGAATAACATCCCTGTTTTTACCGTGTTCATACATAGTTGCGATGGCTGCCGACACAACGCCATCTAAATCCGATTTATGATAAACTATCGCCGTTTTATTCACCTTCATAATATTGCACATAACTACCTAAAATTATTTACCAACAAACGTGATAACGTCCATATAGTCAATACCGGCATTCTCAGAACATACCTTATCCGAATCAGAGAACTGCCCTGGAAGACCACTGGCGTCCCCGACCATCAACGAACATCCCTTAAGTTGACTAAAGTTCATACCACGCATTACCGTGTCTTTACACTTCATAAGAATATCATCAATCATGCCAGTGTTAGGCTTCCTCATCGGATCTTGTTCGTCATTTGAATAACACAACCTTTTTTCATATAGGACGCCTCTTATGCCTCTCTTTACCGCCAGATCATGTACGGACCTCAGTACGTATTCTATCTTAGCTTCAATATCAGCTCCAGAAACAAACCCAGCTTCTACTCCTCCTTGATTGCTTACGATAGCAAATACCTTAACACCGTTCTCCTGCATGAGGTCAAGAGCCTTATTCACCACATCCATCTTAATCCTCATATCTGTCAAGTCTGTAGCGAACGTATTCCCAGAAGCGGTTTCTATAAGCGTCCCGTCAAAATCAAATAGCAGTATTCTTTTGTTTTTAATATCCAAATCTTTCATCATTTTTCACTCCTACTCTTTTTTATTACCCTAAACTGAAGACGGAATAGATTACTGTCTTCTTTTATAATATCATACACAGCATAAGAATTTTCTCCTATATCCCATCCAAGATAATCGAGCAGGTCTTTTAAGTAAATTCTCTTGTATTTTACACCAAGATTATTTACCTTAAACGATCTCTCGTCCTCAACATCAGAAGCAGCCAGATAAAAGACCGTATTTTCAACTCCTTCAAATATCTTCCCTTCTTCTAAGCCGATAACAACCGCATCCGTTACCCCCATCCAATTCAAATTATCGACAGAGATAGTCATTATCTTACTTTTGCTGATAGACAACTTCCGGATCTTGCTTTCTTTAGTTTTAGATCCTAAAAAATCCTTACTGTTAAAAAAATCTACTTTCATGGTTATAATGTTTTATATTGATGTTGCAAACATACATAATAAATAATCAGCAAAGAAATAAATAGGATTAAAATATGATAAAAAAACCATAGCGCTACGTATTTAATAAAAATAATCATATATTTGTCGGTATCTTAATCAATTAAAAATAAATGTCATGGCAGAAATGAAAATAGGTTTTGTAACCTTCAATCCGGGATCAGGTGATGGTAATCAGGCGGTTACCGTATCAGGTGAAAAATACGAAGGTCGTGTACAACGCAAGCAACAAGTAGAATTTGGTGCCAAATCAGGGGATGTTAAGAAAAGTGCTACCATAAACCAAGCTCCGGTAGCTGAGTTCGTAAAAATAGATCCTACTGCATCTGTAGGGAAAGAAGGTGGTACTGTAACAATCAACGGTACAAGTAACTCAACTAAATTAATGTTCTCCTTAACTCCGGACGAAACTCATCCTCTGACGTTGAAAATACCTACCTCCTATCAGGCGGCAGGTAAGGCTACCAACAACGGCGCTGTTATCGCCGACGACCCTGGTGCAACAGGAGCCTTTGCTTTCAGTATCGTATTCCCCGATATTGCTGCGAACACTAATGTAAACGATCTGGTAAATACTCTTAAGGTGACGGCCGCCGGAGGTCAGACGGCTAATACGGTTATTACCCAGACAGCAGGTGATCCGTTCTTGGAAATAGACAAGGAGGTAATTAACTTGGATGCAAACGGTACTCCTCAGACTATCAACGTTAATGCAAACATCAGGTGGACTATCACTCAAGCTGTTTCTAAGTTGGTAAGGAAAGTAATGAAATAACAATTACTTACAGAAAAAGAAAAGGGGCGTCTATTTGGCGTCCCTTTTTTCTATGCATTGTATGTAGTATTTATCTTTTTGCCTACTGACAAAAATCTTTTTAAAAATCATCTGTTTTATGATATGGACTCTTTTCCCGTCATCTAATTCCCTCCATATTTCATTAAAGATCAAATCTATTAATTCCATGACCTTCTTATCAGAGACAAGATTCTTTCTACCGGGGCTGACCCATCCATCATCAGTCATCTTACTGGCTATTTTATTAGCTATCCTGCTTAATTCACGTGGGGTGCTCATTTTAATACGTTTTTAAATATTCTACCTTTTTCACACTGAAGTATGCAGTCTCTCATGGGATGATCTTGTTCGTGATCGTCACACATCGGAAATTCTTTTCCATAGGGAAAAGCGATGTGCGGGCACTGCGCCCTGAACGCATCCCAGGCCGACTTCCTTACAGCCTCAGCTCCGGCACGCACGCCCTTCTCTCTTTCCTTGGCTGGGTCAGCATACACGTTTGAAATAGCTCTTTTCTTCCAAGTAAGCATATTGTAGTAAAACTTATCCACCAGTTTCCTGCCCACTACATCAAACTTCTGTCTATGAATTAAAGGTGCGGCCTTAACGATGTTCTTCCTATTTTTACTAACATCGACATAAATCAGTCCAGCATAAGACGGAACTTCACTTACGTCAATCATATTAGGCGGACAGGCGTAGTAGAAATAGTTTGGAGGATAGCTTATGACACCACCTACCTTAATAATGCCGTCTTTAAGAACCTTATGTTTTTTATCCTTTTTGAAGTCGTTAAAGAAATCTTGTTTAGACATCTTGACCTCTACTTCATAAGCGTACAATGATCTTGTTATGGCCAGGAAGTCAGATTCCCAATCATATATATGAAGATTGTTAATAACATACATCGGATTACTTAACAGATCCCTATTAAGGATCTTAAGCATTTGTTGCTCTGGGTAGTTCATTGTCTTACTTTTTTAGAGGCTTGTGGCGGAATCGAACCGCCCTACGAGATTTTGCAGATCCCTGACTAAACCACTCATCCAACAAGCCATGTAGCCCAACCGGGAGTCGAACCCGGAACTAAAGTTTAGGAAACTTTTGTTATATCCGTTTAACTACCAGGCTATTTAATGTTTGCTATGTTCACACACCACAAACACTTAGATAATTAACACTTTACACAAAATATGTACCGTTATCCAAGGAGGATTCGAACCTCCGCTAACAGAACCAAAATCTGTTGTGCTACCACTACACCATTGGACAGTGGTCCCGGAGGGATTTGAACCCACGATCTTGCGGTTATGAGCCGCCTGCTTTCACCACTAAGCTACAGGACCTTAAAAATATGCAGGAGCCTTCACAGACGCCTGCATATAACAGCTAAATATTAACCAATAATTATCCTAAAAACTCTCTCAACGCAAAGTTAAGTCCTAACCCATAATATGGCAAACATTAAAATATAAAAAGGATTAAAATACCTACTTCTTTTTTTTCTTCTTCTTTTTAGTGTCTTTTACTCGTTCAGCTTCGTTTTCGGGCTCCACAATGTCACCTGCTTCTTCCTGAATCACATCTGTATCAAGAAGCGTATTGTATTTAACTTCCTTATTTTCATCAAATTTCTCCGATTCTGCCACATCCTTATCTGACTCCTCATCTTTATCCAATTCCGGCTCAGCGACATTGTTTTTATCTTTCCCGATTATACCTATTTGGTAGCCTCTTAATTCTACTTGCATTAATTTCAGCTTCGATTCTAACTCTTGTATTGTTTTGGACCCAACCGAAACCTCGTTTTCCAAATCTCCTATTCTGATCCTGGCTTCAATCAATGCATTTGATTTCTTTTTTAATTCAGATGAGATACTGTTTTTCTTTTCTTCCAAGTTTCTGATTTTGTAATTAGCCTCATCAAGATCAGACCTGGCTTTGTCAAGATCGACATTGACAGCATCAAGTTCTTCCGTTTTCTTCTTGACGCTTTTTATCAACTTTTTCTGATTTTCCTTCAAGGCGTCAATCTTTTCCTTAGACTCAGAAAGATCTTTGCCAACAGATAAAATCTCTTTATCCTTTGAAGCGATATCTGACTTGAGTTCGGAAAGCCTTTCCTTGTAAAAATCAGCCTTATCCTGCATTTCCTCAATTTCTTTTGCAAGATTTTCGGATTTAATAGCTTTCTCCCTGTACATTGACAGCTTGCTGTCTGTGATGAATGTAAAACCTAACATGCTCATTTTAAAAATATTTAAACATTACTTAACTCCAGAACTACCAAGACCTTTTTCTCCACGTTCATTCCCGTCTTCTACCTCAATATCTGTTACTTCTTCCAATACCATTTTGTATTGTGGAACGATTTCCATCTGAGCTATTCGATCGTTTTTGCGGATTACGGTCGGTTTTTTATTGATTTTAGTAAGATTAACCATATACTCTCCTTTGTAGATAAATTCGCATTTGCCAGGAGCGTTAGTAACTACCACTCCCTCGTCAAAAGAGAATCCCGATCTTCCTTCCACATTCACACACCAACCTTCTGGTATATTCAACTTGAATCCTGTTCCGATTCTAACAGAATAACCTTGATATAAGGTAATTGATTCAAAATCGGAAGGAACATCTATTTCTACTCCCATGTCATTCATCATCTTCACTACTCTATATGCACGAATATCACAACAGGCATCACCATCATGTTTGTATTCAGGTGCCACGACATCAGGATACAGCTTCTTAATACCTACCTGAACAGTCTTCTGATACCCTGGAGTCAAATACAATTCAGGTATTTTATTAACGACCTTATCCTCTTTTTTATGTTTGTTGTTCTTTTCAGAAACAGTATCCTTCTTATTATCTTCTTTTTCATAAAGAAGTCTTTCAATATCTTCTAACTTATCCATGATCATATTTTTATAGTACAATAAACAATACCTTCTTTTTTTATGTCCTTAGTTGATTCATAGCACTCACGAAAAGTACTTATGTCTGCATCATTAGGATCATCGACCCACTCATCTCCTTGCTTATATTTTTCTCTGGTTTCTGAGTAGATCATACATAATTTATCCCCATGCTTCGCCATAATCCTTTCTTCTGTCACTTTCCTACGAAGCTTAATAAGGGGAAATCTTGTAACTATTTCTACTGTCATTCTACACAATCTTTAAAAGCCCAAGAGATGTTATTCTCCTGGGCTGATGTTTATATTAAAATGGAAGGTCTTCTTCTTCCATAGGAGGGAAGTTCGGCATCTGTGCTTGCGGCTGCGTCTGATGCTGAGGCTTGGTGCTCCCTGTAGTAGGTGCCTGGGCAGGTGCAGCAGGCTGAGCCGGTGCCTGATACTGTGCTGGCTGTTGAGCAGGTTGTTGGTAATTCTGATACGGAATAGCACTCGGAACAGACTGAGGTTGTTGAACCTGTTGAGGCGCTGCCGGCTGCTGGGTATAAGTCTGAGGAGCTGCCGGCTCTTGCTGAGTATTTCCTCCTAAACCTAATTTAGCCATTATACCTGCTCTGATGTCTTTAATAGAAGCATTGAACCTATTTGAATATTCAGTAATCTTCTGATAAGTAAAGTTGTTTTGAGCTGAATAATCAAGGCTTTTCTTGCCATCAAATCCTGTAACTTCAACAGGGTCAGGCCAACCATTTACGCCTTTTTTATAAAAACGTTCAACAAGCTGATCTCTTTCTCCGTCTACTTCTGCATATGCGATAATGAGTTCCGAAGATCCAAACTCATCATCTTTCTTCTTCTTAAAGACATTGAAATAAATTTCACGACTGAAATCGATGTTTTCGTAGTACTTTACGAAGCTCTTAACAAAGCCCTTGATATTTCCTTTTTGATTGACGAGAGGTATGGAAATACAATAGTTTTCATTAAGCTCGTAATCTTTTAATACGATAAGGAAATTAGTAACAGTATTTCCATTAGAGAAAGTACTTGACTTTAACCCGATGTAGTTGATGTACCCAACTACTCCATTATAATACTCTTTCCAATATCCTGCCGGCTGACCGCTATTAGGATTTATGTGCTGAACAAAACCTTCTTTTGGTTCGTTACTTTTTTCATACAAGTTACCATCTGAATTAATATACAAATAATAAGTTGTACCAAAACTTCTGTTTTCTCTAAAAGCCATATTATTAATTGTTTATAGATTATACAATGTTTGATTTAAGACGTATGTTGATTCGTATTTAGGATTGAACATCTTTATCATCTTATACTGATCAGACCAATCCATGACAGTATCTCCTTTTATAAGTGATTTTACGGAAGACAGTATATTTTCCTTACCGATAGAAAAATTAAAACACGGACCTTCGAGCGCATTCAAAGGCATTGATTCCATTATCTTTTTTCTATTTCCAAAATCCTCAGACATTACCGTTATGCCGTTTTCTTCATCTACCTTGACATTAACAACATTATCCACCAAAGTCATGGAATTAAGAACCGATATAAGTAAATCCCGGTCAAACTTAACTCTCGACGATTTTTCGAATTTGCTACATACGTATTCGTAGTTAGGATACTGTTGTTCTACGTTCATATCCGATATAATTACATTATCAAAGCATAAGAACGTCCTAACTCCATCTGTAGAAATACTGATCTCCGTATCTTTATCAGATAGAAAGCGGTACAAGATAGAAGCCGCAACCTCGCTTAGCATAATCGACCTTTCTTCTGATGCATTAGCATACTCTTTCCTGTTTATAAACAGACGGAACATATCAGTAGAAACAATGTCAATATAGTCCTTCTTCACATTAAGAAGAATCGAGCATATAGCTGGTCTAAATTCATCCGATCCAACAAACGCAAAAGATCTTTTCATAGACTGAATGAAAGACGAACTCATAACACGAATACCGTCACCTACAGGATAAAAGAAATCGGGGAAAGCCTTATCCTCAATCCAAGTAGAAGAAAAAGATCCTCTATCGTATTTAAAAACGATACTGTAATCGTTTTTAATCTCTATCTCTATATCCTGGTTATGATTTTTAAAAAATGAAATAAGAGTCCCGGCATCTACTAAAAGAGAAAACTTCTGGTCACAAGAAATATCAGTATTCACATCGAAAATATCATCCGTATATGTTATACGTTCGTTCATGGCTTGTATCCGGATATGATCAAAATATAAAGTAATTTTTATATTCGATGTGACACAATCCTTTAAAACCTTATCAAACATCTTTGAAATATTTGAAAGTTTCTCATTCATTAGTATGCCAGGAACTCTTACTTTCATTTTTTAAAACTTACGATTATGACTATCTAACACTGCAAATGTATTATTTTAAAATCTAATTACGAATTAATTGGATTTAAAATGATTTAAAATAGATTAAATGCTTCTTCTTGCTGCCTCTGCTATAAGCATCGCGTCAACTATACCGTCATGGGCCGTCTTACATCTTTCGTTTTTAACGAACGTATCTGTCGGCCACAGCCTTTTAGCGCAAGCCAATGACGTTTTCTTAGTATTTACCTTACTGGCTTCCATGACCTTATCAGAATGCGTCCAAACCAATTTCTGCCATGTTTTAGGGGCTATGAAATTAACGGAGCAACTTATGTCCGTAAATGCCATGCAGAGGGAGAGGAACAGCCCATGCAGTTGACCTTTGTTCTCCATGAGAGAGGCTGTAGAGGACGTGCTGACCCCGTACAGTGCGTGGACGTCCTCTATGACAAACACTACCCTATCAGGATTGTTTTCTACAATCGTATCCCGACAAAAAACATATTCTTTAGTCAAGTCTACCGGCCCTGAAGCTGATATTCTCGGAGTTGAGATTCTCGATATTAGTTTGCTGTCTTGATCGATGCAGGCTATAGCTCCGTCTTTTCCAGGATCTGCTGCTATATATAATACCATAATATATCAATTTAGATTCATGTCGATTTTACCAATGCTATCGTCATTTTCAAAGCCTCCATTGTCTGTAAGTTCGTAATCAATAGCCACAGCACCATTACTAAGAATGTAAAATCCTTTAAACACCTTTCCTATTTCAATAGGATACACAACATTTACATCCCTTCCAATATCCTCAAACGGCATAGCGATATCTTCTGTTTCAGCTTCTTTTTGTTTTGCTAATACACCAACAGGTATATTTTTACCTTTTATAGAGGCGTATGTAACCATATACAGAATATCGTTATTGACAAACGCCCTATCACTACTTACCTTATCCAAGCTAACATATATAATATGTTTTATAAAACTATTGATATCCCCACATATGTTAATAGCTTCTACTTCTTTAGGAATAACGACTTCCACTTCTTCTGGTTTTATATTTTTCTTTTTCATTGCATTAATCTTTTCGTATTTTGTTTTACTTCTTCAACAAGATCCTGATCTTTCATCATCTCCTGCTTAAGTTTCTCATTCTCCTTAATTCTTTTCATCCTATCGGCAAGAATCTTTTTGTATTTCTTATCCGATATTTTTATAAACCAAGGACAGTTCCTTGATGGAATCCTTTTGCATGGATAATCAGTGAGACCGTTCGGTCCAAACTGCTCGCATCGGTTACATTTGTCTTCTCCTGTCATTACATCATATTTTAGGGAAACATTCTTCAAGTTCTCTATAAGAGCACTCTACTACAACAGAATCTCCTTTAGGGAGAAATACTAAAATAGAATCGATAGAAAAAACACTATCTACTTTTCTTACAAGTTGGCCATGTTTGTAAGAAGACATGACCAACCTAATTCCATACGCATCTGAATAAGATCCTTTCCTACATGGAGTTATGCTTTCAACAACATAATCGAAGCCTCCGATATTAACTTCATCGCCGGCATTGATTTCCATAATAGGAATCATTTTGGCTCTTCTATCTATGCTTATTTTCATTTCGCAATCTCAAATTTTATTTGCTCCTTCGGTTCATAATTCCATACCTCAAAATCATCAGCTACAAAATCATAAAATCCTTTCCCTTCCATACGAGATGAGATAGTAACCTGCGGAACCGGGCCGAAGAGAGATCGACGAAGGAGCTCGTTTGCCTGTTCTTCGTGACGGTCATACACATGCATATCTTGGATGAAATGAGTGAAAACTGCGGGCCTTAACCCGGCGTCGTGAGCGAACATCATCATCAACGCCGCATATTGAGCTACATTCCAGCAAGAAGCTGTAATCATATCCTGGCTGCGCTGATAAAGCGTCATATACAACTCATCTCTTTTAACAGATAAATTGATCTGAAACGCACATTCTTGAAGAGGCTTAAGACTATTGGTTTCAGGATCGAACATGGATGCTACTATTCTTCTTGACGAACGATCATTCTTGAGTGACCAAAGAATGAAGTCTGTTTGGTTAAGAAAACCGTAAAGACCATCATGGATATCTGTCATACCCTCTGGAGCTTTTCCGGTTCCCATATAAACATGTCTGTTCACCATATCTCCATAACATCCTTCGATCTTTCCATTATCATCAGCCCACTGATCCCAGATATGAAGACCAAGATCTTTGACGTCTACCGATCTTTTTTGCCAAATCCACAATATTTCTTTTATGGAATTTTTAAGATTAGTAGGTCTAAGTGAACCAAGAGGAAATTCCCGACGAAGATCGTACTGGTTACATACTTGTAGGATACGCTTCACCTTGACGCCTGTACCGTCACCGTAGACCGGACGCTTTACCTCTTCCCACGGCTGGCTCATTATAAGAGCCAAATTGTCTTGAAATATTTTATCTACTCTTGCCATATCCCTATTATTTAACCAACCACCATCCAGTCATCAGCCAACATATCTGATTGCGAAGCCAACCATCCGTTTACGATATTATCGTTAGCATCTTTCATGCACAGATAAGCGCAAAATTTAATCATGTTGGTTTCAGTTACGTCATAATAATCGTTTACGTATTTTTTAAACGAATCTGGCAATGACTTTACTTTATTAACTATCATATCAGTAGACAACCAATCTTCCGGGCGCTGGAATACGAACATACCTTTACCATTCCATCCGGCACGTGCAATCAACGCACCTTTTTTTACTTCTTCTAAAGCTTCTCCAAATTTCATAACTATATTTTTTATAAATTAAACTCTGCAAAATCTATTTCAGATCCGGTTGACAAATTAATCATTGACTTTTCAAGCTCTTCCATTGGAACCGGTTTCACAATACCTCCATTACCAAGAGTCCTTTTATAGAAGTTTATCACCACCTGATCGCTGGTTTTTACCGTCTTAGGAATAGGTTGACGAAGATATAATCCATCAAGAGACTTTACTCTTGAAAGAGCCGTATATAGCTGTCCTGTTTCAAAAGAATTAGATACGTCCATCATAGCCGCATCCAATGTCAGGCCTTGGGCTTTATGGATCGTGATAGAATAACCTATTTTTATAGGATACTGAATAATAGCTCCTACTACTTCAGATTCTATCTTATATCCGTTTCTTACATATTTTACTTTCTCAAACGAACATGGTGTTATAACAACCTTAGTATGCTCATCATCTTTTGGTTTATCAAGGACTACTTCAATCTCCCCCTTTTTTATAGATAATACAGTACCAAGAGAGCCATTGAAGTACTCTCCTCCGTTTCTTGTTATCATAACTCTTGATCCTTCTTTCAAGAAAAGAGTTTTTTCAACCGGAGCATCTTTAGGATAATCGCCGTTTATAACAGCTTCTAATTTTCTTAAAGAGCCTGGTAACGATGATATTCTCATTTCGTTAATAGCCGTAGCTTTTGAGTTGGTAGTTACAATCTCAACATATCCTTGATTATTATCAGACTGAATACATCTGCTGTTTATTGTATCAAATACATCATCATCCATCCGCCCTTCACGCACCTTATTAAGGACACTAATAAACTTCTCATCTTTCTGACGATATATTTTTTCAAAAGACACCATTTCCATACCAGAAGCCATAAGAGACTTCGAACTAAAGAAATAAGATGTATCGTATATTTCTCTAAAAAAATCCTCCTTAATTACTGGCGGAAGTTGAAATAAATCACCTACCATAATAAGTTTCACTCCGCCAAACGGGTCCTTGTCTCCTCTTGCATGACGAAGTATATCAGCCACGTTGTCAAGAAGATCAGGGCGAACCATAGAAATCTCGTCTATGATAAGATACTTTATATTCTGTAGAATCTTTTCCGAACCTCCGTTGAATTTATATTCGCAGTTATCCATAAACGCACCTTTTCGTATTTCAGGTATATACGGCTGCATTCCTATTCTAAAAAATGAATGAATGGTTTGACCACCTGCATTAACAGCAGCAACACCTGTAGGAGCTACAACAACCGCATTTTTTAATGCCGGTATAATACGCTTAAGGAACGTTGTTTTTCCGCTTCCTCCTTTACCGGTTATAAACAGCGGTTTTGGTGACTTACAAATAGACTTAATAGCCTTTCCCTGTGCGACATTACCTTCGGACATAACTGAACGAAGAACGCACTCCATGATTTTTTTGTCGTAACTTATAGCCATCTTTTTTCTGATTTTGTTCTACAAAACAAAAGTATGAAAATAAAATAAAACTTAAAATATAAAATGAATTAATTAGACTTAAAAAGAAATAATAAGTTGGATAAGTGGTTTTGAATCAGACAGTAATATGGTTTCGTATAGATATGGTTATGGCATAGTGGTGGCTAACGGGTGTTTCCGTCGATGTTCTACGAGATTATCGTTTTTCGGCTCTGTCGGCGACCACTAAGAACAGACCCTCTCTCAAGTACCAAACATTATAATGATGAATACTGAGATGAAGGATAAAGATAGGTATCATTATAGAATGATAGTTCTTCTAATGGTATATCCTTGAATACGGATTCACCATCTAATTCTTTATCATTATCTACTGTTGTGCTAATATTAGGTAATGACTGTATTGATATATCCATATTCTCTATCTTTTCTTTAAACTGTTCCGCCTTAACATACGTATAGATGTCTTCGCTTACCGAACCAACCGCTTTAGCCATCTCGCCGGCGAACTCAGCATACATATCCCGTACCTCATTAAAACCTGCCTTTTTGTCAGGAGCGGTATTGTTATAGGATTTCATTCTCCTACTTACCCTACCACAGACCCCGGCAACGGACGTCCCCACCTCAGCACAGCAGGCTTCCGCATCAGCCATGCCTGCCTTTACCGTGGCTACTTTCTCCTTGCTCCACCCACTAACCTTGTCGTATGATTGTTTAAGACAGTTTAAGAACATGTCCATTCTTCGCTTCTTATCTTCTGCTATGATAGCGCGATAGTACTTTCTTATAATCTGGTTTTGTGTACTTCGCTCATATCCGTCCCAGAAGTCTTTGTGCGCTTCTTTAGCCATAGAAGAAGCCAATGACCTTGCTTCTTCTTCTTTTGTCTTTTTACGATCTATGCCAAGGATTTCGCCATCTTCGGAAACAACTTCTTCTGCATTCAGGAAACGTAGGATATGAGTATTGTCTTTTAAGAAGAAATTGAAATCTTCTTTCTTACTCACTTTTTCTTTTTCTCCTTTTTCTATATCCTTCTCTCCAAAATACCATCTGTTTGTTGCTCCTTTTTTATACAAGGTCCAGGTATTTGCTATTTGCCAGAAAACAGCTCCGTGCCTATATACCGGAATCAGCTTACCTATTGGGTAGTTATGTTCGTTTGCTTCAATGTAAGCACGAGGATTATCTACGTATGTTATAAATTGTATGTTTTCGAACCTTTTTACGAGCTTGTCTTGTATCGCCATACTGACAATCTCTTTCGCTTTTGTTAGTCCTACATTCAAATACAAGGCAATTGTTTTGTTACTTATCGTCGAATCAATTAATCCATAATACGAGTGGCTTCCGTCTACGACCTCAGCCTGAGAGTTTGTCTCTCCACTGTTCAGTACAGACTCATTATTTCTGACTAAATTAACAAACATCGCCTCTCTTATCCTGTCAAGGACTTTTTCATGGTTTGTTATTTCATTTTTCTTTATCTTAATTAAAATCCTATTCTTTGGAATATTCACTTTCCCGCATCCGAGAGTAAGTTGTACGCCATTAACACGATATCTTCTTGCTACAAACGTACTATCCGTCATACGGAACAGTTCGTCAAACATCGGATGTCCTGTCATGTTCTTGAACTTCGAATACCCGATTCCAAGTTTATGAAGAAGATCTTTCTGGTTTTTGAATCTTATTCTCGAATCCCGGCGGGAGATTTTTATCATACAGTATAAAGCATACAATTCCATGAACAGTGAATCATCTGACCACTGTTCCAAAAGTCTGAGACTTATGTTAATATTTCTACCTAATTGTAGCTTCATAATCTGTAACAAAAAAAAATCGGATGGATTTTTGGGGATATCCATCCGATTCATGTCTTTTTCGTTCGGAAAATCCCAAAACCCCGTTACAGATTCAAGAAGCAAACAATGAAAGACAATTAATATTTTTTTATCATTCATTATTTATTTCCTAAACCTGTAACGTACAGCAAATATAGAAACAAATAATGAATATCAAATAACAAAATCTTATTTTTTTAATGCTACAGTGCAAATATCGGGACAAATCCTGAATCAATTGTCATAAAATACGTTAATTTTAAATTTATAAATCCTTAATCCTTATCTTTGTATCAAAACAATAATCTCATGAAAGAAAGTGATAATAAAGATGTTAGTAATAGGGCTTATAGGCTTTTAGTGCCTTATTCCAATACGGTAGATATGGCTAAGAAGATACTTCTGTTTTATAACGGATACCTAATGTCCTCCGGTAATGAGAAGAATGTCATAGATGCGAGGCACTTAAATCTTCTTGCTTATTATTTTGTGTTTGGATATTCGTATGAGACGAAGAAGAAGTTTTCTCATTGTTTCAGTACCGATCTTCAATATGTATCAGTTTTGGATACGGAGATGAAGAAGCGTGGTATTTTGATTGACCGTGAAGGGAATTACAGGACAAGGTGTTTGTGCCCGGATATAGAGAACATGCGCCGTCTTTTTGTATTGGAAGGTTCAAGAGATCAATGTGCGTTGGTTTCTTTGTTTTACAGAAAGAAAACTTTTGAAGCCGATGCCGAAGAATGATTTCCCTATATCATTTGAGTCACATATTATAGATGATGTGATGGATAAGATCGGGGGCGTTTACGACCGAAACCAAATACGTGACGTTTTCAGAGCCAGTATTTCTTATGCCAATAACTTATGTACGTACACAGATAACGTGTCTGTATCGTTCCCGTATGTAGGCGATATGGTTTGTAACCTTCATGAGATGGAGAGGCGCAAACATAACCTTGAGCGTCTTAAATCCAAGGTAGAAAAATTATCTAAGTATCAGGAAAAAGAACTTCAGTGTCTTGATATTAAGATAAGGATGATAAAGGATGCTTATGACTCAGGTGAGATAAAAGGTGGGGATATGTTGATAAAACACAACAAATTATCTATCTTCAAATCTCGTAAGGGTCATAGTTTTAGTGAAATACAAAATATTCAAGAACAGGAATTTAACAGATAAGTCATGAAAAAGATTTTGCAAGCGGAAGTTATATACGATGCTTTTATGGATACGATATTAAAAAAACTTCCAAGAAAAAAAGAAGATTATCCTGATTGGTACAAGGAACGTCTTGAAAAGTGTGAGGGATGTAAATTCAATACTAAGAACGTCCCTAACTCTATGCTTCCTCTTTCTTTATACGTAAGCAAGAAAATAGGTAAAAATCGTTGTTCGGTATGTACGTGCTTCATCAAGCAGAAGGCCTGGAGCAAGACAGAGGAGTGTGCGCTTGGGGAGGGGCTTCCCCGTCCTTCGTGGATGGATCGTCAGTATTCTATTGATTTTTATGATGAGAAATCAAGATGGAATAGATTGGAACTTATCACAATGGATTCTGATGAATTTAATGTTATTTCTACAGATGACAAGCAATACAATATTGACCTCTCTAAAGACGGTAAATCATTTGAAATCATTTTCGAACCGATAGAAAAAGGAAACAGTATAAAGTTTTCATTCGTTCTTGAGTCGAAGCATGATATGAAGATAACAGCATCAGAGACATCTTGTGATTGTACGTCATCTAATTTGAATATTATAGACTCCCGTCACTTTAAGTTCAATATAGAGATACATACAGCAGGATTTGGAATAGGAAGATTCGTAAAGCACATGACTGTTCACTATCAAAAAGATGGGTCTCAAAAAGAGGAAAAAATTCCGTTTAATTTTGAAGGTACTATAATTCAAAAAAGTTAAGTTATGGGTGGATGTGGTAAAGCAAGGCATTTACAATGCGAGGATAAAAGGAAGTCCTTATTTTCTATGTTGCAGGCATCTTGTTACGATCTCCCCGATTATTCTGCCGGGGACATTCTCTATGCCGTACTTAGATCTTTTGCAAAGAAAAGAGGATTGTCTGTTTCTTTTTTAAGGACGTTGACAGACAGCGAGCTTTTTGAAGTGGCTGATTATAATTTATCAATGGAGTTGATGGACGTTATTATTCATGATAAAAAGGTTCTTGACAATGAAGAAGATTGATTTTGATTCAGATATAAAACATCTTATTTCTTATTACAACCATCTACTGTCTGCGCAAGATAAGGTGGGAGAGGAGATGGAAGAGATAACTAAGGATATTATTAGGAAGAAGGATGAGGAAAACAACATAGAGTTAGAAGACTTTATTGATTTGGAGGAAAAGTCGTTTATGACCAACTTGTATCAACAAGAGATGCTGAAAGTATCTTCTTCTATAAAGGCAGTTTACAGGTTATCTATTAACGCCGGTCATAATCTTAACATAGATGATGACAGCAAGAAGGTTCTTGACAGGATAGTAAACGACGGAGAATCAGATTTTATTATGTACGTTGACAATAATACTGATTCTGTTATGTTCAAGGAAGAATCTGTTGAGGAAGGAATAAAAAACATGTGCAAGTATCGTGTTGATCCATCTTCTCTTGAAGACAGGTTTAATATGCTTAAGTCTCAGTATGAGTATTTTTTAAAAATAGTGAATAATGAAGGTAAGAAAGCCGACTAACGATGATGTCTCTTACGTAGATCGAAAACTCCTTGTGCTAAGGGATCAGATAGATAAGGCTGAACGTTATCTATCTGAAAACCCTTGGGATAAAATAGAAGATTCCGATAAGAGGGAGAAAGAATTTAGGTTTCAAAAGAGCTTGTCTGATAGCTTAATGCAATGGACTGAATCTTATATTAAGATGTGTGGGATAATGGATGTCTATAATCAGCTTGAGGCTACCAAAAATAAGAAAAGCCTAAAAGGAGGACAAACAGTATCAGGTATTCAGTCTTTTGTTAAGAATGAGGCTAAGAGCAAGCTCGATAAGTAGTTTTGTCATGAATTTTGATAGCAAAGAACTTTATATAAATATGGGTAACGATATCCCGTTATGGAATGACCTTTATTCTTATGAAGAGCAAGACGATGATGTCAAGCAATTCTGGGAGAATGAGGCTATGAAACTCCTTAACGGTGTTACCATAAATGGGGTGTTTATCCATCCTTGGCTATACTGGCATATCAATTTCTGGAAGATGATGATTGACGTAGGAGATGATCGTATTCCTGGAAATTCTCAGCTTCGTGATAATGAATGGATGTTTGCCGAATTTCTAAAGCAGGCGGAAGAAGAGAATAAAGGAATATTCATGTTCGGGTGCCGTCGTTTTGGAAAAGCCCTTCTTGACTCTGAGATACTTTATCTTGAGGACCGGGAAAAGATGATAGGAAATATCGTTGTAGGGGATAAGATATATGACGATAAAGGTAATTTGGTAGAAGTCGTAGGTGTCCATCCTCAAGGGAAAGTAACTACCTACAGAGTCGTATTCGAAGACGGTCGTAACGTTATTTGCTGCGGTAATCATCAATGGCGTGTCAATCATGGAGGAAAATGGCATGTTAGGAGTCTTAGAGCCATAGCCGGATTGGATTATAAGAGTATGTCTATTCCAGTAGGTGAGGCCCTGAACTACCCTACGGCAAAGCTGCCGGTTCCACCGTCGGCCTATGCCTCGATGCTGGCGGCTTATCTCGGTGGCTATAGTGGGGATATGTTTTTCGATAAATACATTTGTAAGAAATTTCTAAGATCGTCCATAGATCAAAAGAAAGATTTTATAGAAAACTTCATTCGTTCTTTCAGAAATGTAGTAACCGGAGAAGAAGAGCTTACGTTGTCTCATATTGACATGGATGTCATAAATTTTGTACAACGTATGTTTTGGGCTTCAGGTTGGTATGCTAAATTGGAGGGGAATAAACTTATACTATCAAGGAATCGTAAGGAATTAAAAATAAGATCCATATCGATATACGGAAAGGAGCATGCCACTTGTATAACCGTTGATAATGATTCTCATTTATTTTTGACCACCAATTACATCGTTACTCATAATACGGCCATAATGAGTTCTCTTCTGGCTCGTAATGCTACAATGACGTACAATTTGACGCATAATGTTATTGGAGCAAGTAAAGAAGACCTTGCCAATATGGGAGAGTATCTTGAGTTTGGACTTGATAATCTTCCTCCTTATCTTACTATAAACAGGACTGGTAACGACTGGACTAAAGAAGTTGTTTTAGGTACAAGAAACATCAATAATCAACGTGATGTTCATGCCAGAATAAGAATCACCAACGTTGATGATGGAAAGACACGAGGCTCATTGAAGACCGCAGGCGGAACTCCATATACGTCTATATATGATGAGGTAGGTAAATTCCCGGTGCTTGGGGCATGGCTTGCCGGTAGGCCAGCTCATATGATGCATGGTAGAATGAGGGGCGTTTGTTTGATGGCGGGAACTGGCGGTAATGTAGAAAAGTCTCAAGATGCCCAGAAAATCATGAACTCTCCGGACGAATATGGATTCATTATAATGAATTATGATATTCTAAATAAGAGAGTTATTAAACCAACATGGCGTATATGTAAATCTGGATGCTTTGTTCCGGCCCAGATGTCTCATGCTTATGAAAAGAAAGAAACGACTCTTGATAAGTATCTTGGAGTAGAGAATGCTCCCGGTCTTAAGAAGATAAAAATAAAAGTTTCAGACTTTGATAAAAATACTGGAATAATAAAATCACGTCTTGACGAACTTGTCAAAAAGGATAGAGCTTTATACGTCCAGGAACGAATGGCATTCCCTTTGTCTATAGATGATTGTTTCCTTAATACGAACGTAAATAGGTTCCCTGTAGAAGATGCGTTGAAACACAAAAGCCGTCTTCTTGAAGAAGGTAGGCCTGGTAAAACAGTGGATATTTATCAGATAGACGGCATGAAAATGGGGTATAATTTTAGTGATAAGCAGCTTGCTGATTATCCGTTTCAAGGTGGTAACATAGATTCTCCTGTTGTTATATATGAGGATCCACCAGAAGAAGGAGGTGTTTTTGATTACACTTATGTCTCATCGCTTGACCCCTATAAATCTGACAAGGCTGATACTGATTCTGTTGGTTCGTTTTATGTACTTAAAAGATATGTAAAAATCAACGATCCATTTGCTTATTGCATAGTAGCATCATACGCATCACGTCCTCCATCTTCCGATGATTTTTGTAGGAATTGTGAAATACTTCAAGAAGCGTATGGGGCCAAGTGTCTTATGGAGAATGCCGACCGAATGTATGAATTTTATCTTACGAGACGAAATAAGCAGCTTATGTTGCTGGAAGATGGCGAACGTCTTGCCGGTAAGATTATCCGTGCCGGAGCCCGTCAGAACAATAAGCTCGGTTTGGCTCCTACGGTTCCCAATCAGCGTATGCTTTTCAATACCGTTATTCAATATTGTTGGGAGGATGTTGTTGTTGGGTATGATGATGATGGTAATGAAATAACACAGAAAGGTATTTACCGTATCCCTGATATAGAACTTCTTGATGAGATCATAGCCTTCGGCCCCGGGACCAACACCGACCGTATCATAGCCTTCGGCCACGCTCTTCTTCTGGCTAAGTATTATGATGATATGGGTTACATGCCTGAAAGTACGACTCAGAAGGAGAATCAAAAGAAGAGAGAGCGCAAGAAGATAGAACAGGTCAAAGGATTTACGGTAAGAAGACATAACCCTTATAAAATGAGGTGACGAGAACAAATTCCTTATCTTTGTGAAAAATAGGATAATAGGATGGAATATTTCAATAGAGATCAGGCTTTTCCGGCCAGAGGAGTATTTTCAGGTTTGCCGGTACAGGCGATACCTACCAAGAGAAAAACCAAGGAGTGGTTTAAAGCCACTATGGATTCTCTTGAATTGATTGGCTTAAAGCAGCTTGATGAGAACCAAAAGTTCAAGGATTTTTATAGAATGATGGAAGGTAAGTTATCCTTTATGGAGCTGAAAGACGTAATTCCTTATCTTAAGGATGTTCAGTCTATAAGGGACAATGTAAATATTCCATCATTCTTACGTCATTATGATATAATAGGTACGATCGTAAACGCTTTTGTAGGATGGTTGGGCAACCTTTCTGACAAGTATAATGTAGTTGGATTGGACGAATCTGAAGTGAATCAGTATTCTGCCACGAAGGAGAATCTCCTTCATAATTACATTAAAGAGGAATTGGACAGAAGGGTTAGGCAAGAATTGTTAAATAGGGGATTGGATCCGGATTATAATAATTTTGCAAGCGAAGAAGAAAAGCAGGCTTATGCTCAACAGATACAAGAGGTGAAAGCATCTATGACCCCTCCTGAGATAGAGAATTTCATGAATATAAAATGGAAGACTGCCGAGGTTATATGGGGTTCTCATACGCTTGAAGCAGACAGGGGGCGTTTTTACATGGATGAGATAGACACCGAGAATTTTATCGACTATCTTCTTACCGGTCGTTGTTTTAGAAACTATCATGTAGGATACGACTATTATAAGCCGGAGAGATGGTCTCCGTTGAATACGTTTTATTCTAAGACATTAGATAGCAAGTATCCGCAGTACGGTGATTATATTGGCCGTGTTCATTATTATACTGCCAATGATATTATAGTAAGGTGGGGGCATCTTCTTACGGCAAAAGACAAGCAAAAGCTTATAGGAGGTGCTGATAATTTCAATGGTACTTATAACAATGGTGATAATGGAAGCTATGTAAGTTTATCCAAATCGGCGAGTGTAGGGATGTTATATCAGAATAAGGTAATACCTTGGAAAGGATATAATGATTATGCTTCTATAAAAGCTTATGAGGATTATTACGGTATTCCAGCCGGCACATATACCGGATACGATAGTAATGGCAACGAATATCACAGAACCAGATTCATGCCAAATTTAGAGCATGGTAATTATTATAACCGTGCCCAGAGTTTAAGCGACGAGCATGTTCGTAGTGATTTGTATCAGGTAACTGAATCATATTGGGTATCCCCGGCTCAGGTGTATGTAATTACCTACCAAACTGAAACCGGATTAGTAACTACCGAAATGGTAACCGACGAGCTTCTTCAGGACTTTTTACAGGAAAATGGTATTAAGAAAATTACCAGAACCATGAGTAAGGGAATGGAGAACCCGGAGATTAATACCTATTTCGTAGATTACGTTCCACAGGTAAGGTACGGGGTTAAAATAAGTGGAGGTGCCCTCGCTCAGGACAACCTGTATCTGGATGGAGAACCTATCGATCACCAGATAAAAGGGGATAGCAACATCTATGACTTTGTTTTACCTGTTGCCGGATATATCGGTACTTCTATGGCTAACAGGATTCAGCCATATCAAATATTCTATAATTTCTCCATAAACCAGATAAACAATATTCTTGAAAAGGAGATCGGTAAATTCTTCTTAGGAGATATAAATCTGGTTCCGAGTGAATACAAGGATTTGGGTGAAGATGTGGCTGATATATGGGCAAACCTTCTTGATGTAGCTAAGTCTGTAGGTGCTCTTACATTAGATACCTCATCTCAAAACACGAAAGGTGGTGTCCCCTTCAACCAGTTTGCTGTCTATGATTTGTCCCAGACAGAGCAACTTAAAACAAGAATGGAACTTGCTGAATGGTCGAGGATGAAATGTTTTGAAATGGTTGGTATCACGCCTCAAGTAATTAACGGTCCCAACAGGTATGAGACCGCCACCGGGGTCCAGCAGGGCGTTACAGCATCTATGTTACAAACACAGATATACTTTGATAACTTCGGTTACTTCAAGAAACGCGCTCTTGATCTTCATCTGGCTGTCGCTCAACAATGCCAGCAAGAAGGAAAGGATATTTCTGTAATGTACACAAAAAGTGATCTTACCAGGGCGTTTTTATCTATAGGAACCGACGGTCTTAGTCTAAGGCATCTTGGTGTTCAGGCATTATCTAATTCCAAGAAAAGGGATGAGCTTGAGAAATTTAAAACTTTCATGTTGCAGCTAAATACAGCCGGAGGCGATATTTACGATCTTGCATCTATCTTCACATCAGATTCTATGGTGGAACTTATACAGAATGCAAGGAATACTCGCGCATACAACGAGCGTCAGATGCAGCAGCAACAACAGAATCAGATGCAGCTTAACCAGCAACAGATACAAGCTGAAGCTGCTGAGAAGGATAAGCAACGTCAGCATGAACTTGCTTTGGAAGACAAGAAAGGTCAATACAGGATACTTCAAGAGAAGATTCAGGCGGCAGGCAGGGCGGCAGACGCCAAGAGCGACGCCACCTCCCTCAACTTCCTGGCTTCTGTTTCAGATCAGACCGTAAGGCAAGCTGATATAGAAAGCAAGGAAAGGATAGAGGATAAGAAAATTGAAAACGATTCCAAACTTCATGATGATGAAATGAGAATGAAAATGGAAGAGTTAAAATTAAAATCCAAAGAGCTTGCTCAACGAGCGAGGGAAGATGCCACCAAAAGGTATGTAGCCGGAATCAATAAGAATTAAGGATTAAACATCCCCAAATTTCATTAGAAAATCTCTAATAAAATTTGGGGATGTTTAATTTTTAGTGAAGATTAAACACTTATAAGTTTTTTGTCTGAAATATAGGTATTTAAATATTTTTGCAGTATGGGAAAATTAGAAAAAAATGGAATAGTAGAATTGGACGATATTTTTAGCATCGGTCCAATTGATGATGTTTATAATAGGGAAGAAGATATTCTGCCTATTAATGGTAATGAACCGGCTAAAAAAGATGAGAAGCCTGTAGAAGAAGGTTCTCAAATTAAAGAAGAGCCGGTTGTTGATCCTACTCCTGATCCTAAAGAGGATAAAAAAGGAGAAGAGAATGTAGTTGATGTTAATCAGGATCAGGTAGAGACCCCGGTTATCAATTACAGAAAAGTATTGGATGCCCTTTCTTCAAGGGGAATCATTCCCGATTTGAAAGATGTGGTATTTAGCGGTGAAAACGGCGAAGAGATTACTATCAATGATCTTGATTTTAGTAAAGAAGATTCGTTGTGTGACATATTATCCACAGTCCTTGAAAGCCAGAAAGAGGACATTGTTAAGGATAAGATAGATGTTACCTCTGTTTCTGATATTACTAAGAAGCTTATCCAGGCTGATAAGGCTGGCGCTAATATCGTTGATATTCTTAAGCAATATGATACGAATGTCGCTCCGATAGAAAAGCTTGACATTGAAAACAAAGCAGATCAGATAAAGATCGTTCGCCATTATGTTGATCTTCTTGGGTTGCCTAAAGATGAAGCTGATGAGTTTTTCAAAGGCATTATCAATAAAGGTGAAGAGTATGTTGAAGCAAAGGCTATAAAGTATAAGGCTGAGCTTGATAAGAGAATGGATGATATTATCCAGCAACGTACTAAAGAGGCTGCCGAAAAGAAGGCGAAGGATGCAGAAGATTTTAGAAGGTATAAGAAAGACCTTAAGTCTTCTATCCAGGCGAAGTATCAGCTAAATGACACTATGGTATCTAAAGCTCTTGATTTTGCCCTAAAACCTTCTGAATCGAATCCCGGAATTACCAAAGCATTTAATAGGGTAAGGGAGATGATGATGAATCCGGAAGAAGCGCCAGATTTGATTATGTTTCTTATGAACCCAGGAGAGTTTATAAAACAGAAGTCGAATCAAGCTGTAGTTGATGAGAAGAAGAAAATTTATAAGCTCATCAGCCACACAAATAAAGACAAGAGGGTAGCTCCGGTAGATGATAAAGGTGATCAAGTTCAAGGTGTGAAGTTCGATGAAATCAGTATAGATTAAAAATTAAAACATTTTTTCGTTCATGGCTAATGTACTTTTAACAAAAAATTTCCCGGCCACCATGAATGGTGACACGGTGATTGGATATACCGACGCTAAAGTCGTTAAGCAAAGTATCGTAGAGCACGATCTTAGCTCTTTAGAAGATTGGTACTACGAAAATCCGGATAAGAACCATCTGGGTATGCTTGAGTTGTTTTCTAACATTACAAACTATCCTCTGCCTATGTATATGGGTATGATTAAACAGGATGCTACTATTACCGTAAATGGTATCAATGGTTCATTCCGTTATGATCTTCCGGTATCAGAAACGTATGAGGTGGTTACAGTAGAAGACACGTCTTTGAAATATGCAAAACCTGGTATTGATGAAAGCTTCTTCGAAATTGTGTTGAATGCACAATTCAAACAAGGAGATGTTATTACTTACGATGTGATTAACGGTTGCCAGGCTCTTATCTCTACAGAGCGCCCTCCGAAACAAGAAGGTGAAAACTGGAGATATTGGTGTAAGCTGTGGGGTCGTTCTCGTGCTAAATACTTCCCGAAAGACATGCTTCGTGCCGGTATTAAATACTGGAAGGTAACAAACGTTCTTGGTGAGTTCTCTACTCAGTTCTCTGGTGTAGGAGGTGCTTCTAAGGCTGGTTCTATGACTTGTGAATTTACGCTTGGTGGACACCGTGGTGTTGAAGGTGAAACGACTATGTACGCTGGTATTAAGTCTTTGGCTTATGCAGACGAACGTACACAGAATTTCATCGACAAGGCTTACCAGAAAGTTCGTCAGCTTTCTGAAATCAGAGGAGGTGATGCAAGTTATGCTATCATCGGTTCTCGTCTTGGTGACGGAAGCATTGATATGCGTACGGCACGTGTAGCCAATACAGTATCTATGTTCTGTTTGGCTGAGTTGGCTAAGATGGAAGCATACGAACTTATGTTCATGCGTGGAGGTAGAGTCAAGGGTCATAATGGTGTTTTGATGAAAAACGAAGGTTTGTACCATCAACTTCGCCGTGGTTTCGTTATCTCATATGCACGTCCGGGCGGTATCAAGCGCGAACACTTCCTGGCTGCTGCTGACTATATTTTCCGTGGTCGTAGCGATATGCCGATTGAAAATCGTGTAATGAAATTCAAGGTAGGTGCTATGGCTTACAAGAACATCGTTGAAATCTTCCGTGATGAGTTCTTCTCTCAATTGGGAGCCTTGGCTCCGCTTATGGGTACAGAACGTATTATCAATAATCCGGTAACAGGATCAAACGATGCTCTTGAATTAGGAACTGTAAAGATCAAGGGTGTTACTATTCCGGGTATTGGTAAGGTCATTGTAGAACACGAACCTTCTTTGGATTACGTTGATATGGTAGATAGAAGCCAGTTGGTAGACGGCATGACTCCTATCACATCATATTCTTGTATTATGGAAGACTTGACCGCTCCTGAATATTCCAATGCATTCGCCGGCATCCCTGCTTCAGCCGAAGCTCGTATTGGTAATATCAACAGCAACGTATTCTACGTTAAGCCTGATATTGGTTCTATGTGGTGGGGTTACGAACAAGGTAGATGGTCATCCAGGGTATCGGCTCAAGAAATTGTATCCAGCCATCCTCGTATGTCAGAACAATTCTGGTGCCACTCTGTATCGGCTTGTTGGGTAAAAGATACCAGCCGGTTCGTAACAATTGAATTGTTACCAAGTTCTTTGTGATCATAACTTTTAATATTAACTTGCGGTCGGCTTTAAAACCGGCCGCAAATTTTGTTTTCATAGGATATATAAAAGATGGGAAAAAAGATTTTTGAAGAAAGCCATGAGTCTAAGAAACTGCTGGCTACCGTAGGAGGAATGAAGATATATTCCGACTCTATTTATGTTATAACAGGTAAGATGGATGAAGAAGCTCCTTCCGGATATCAGGAAAGAGGTATTTCCAAGACTCCTTTCCCTGGGAACAAGACAGTATCTTGTTGTGGATGGGATAAGGATCTTAGGGTGTATGATACCGGTTTCTTCATCAATTCAGCATGTTATAAAGGTTACTCACTTGAAGACAAGAAGAATGAAATGGATATGCGTATTAAGAATATTCGGTATCCGTTTGAAGAAACTGTCAATGAGGACCTGGACCAAAAGAATTTCGATTTCTGGGATTCTTACAGAATTGACTTGTATGATGGTCGTTTGTTCTACACTAATGACGTTCGTGATTTATTTGAGCTGTATATAGCTATTTTGTCCAAGTCTCTTACTCCTAAAGAGGAAGATGGTAATCCGATGTATGTCGAATCTTATTATTGTGTAGAAGACAAGACTACAGCCGTAGATATCAGGAAACAACGTCAGATCGACAAGGCTGATATTTTATATGAGTTCATGAACAAACTGAAAGGATCTGAGGCTGAAAGGAAAAGCATCTACGATCTGCTTTTGTATCTTGACATCATATACAGCGTAGAGCTTGATCAGAGTATGGTTCAATACATATTCACTAATTGGATTGACGCCAAGAATACAAACGTTGACATGTATAAAGAAGCAAGCTCAAGGTTCTTATCTGACGACGAATCTTCCGAAGGGATGCAGGTGATCAAATTCCATCGTATGATCAGGGAAATGATCGAGGGCCTGGCTGTCACCGTCAACACCGACGGACTGTATCTGAATGGCGAGCTCCTGGGCGCCGACGCCATCTCTGCATCTATGGCTCTTGCTTCCAATAAGTCGATGTTAGAAACTAAGTCACATGTCCTGGAAGCGTATAATGCTTTAAAGAACAAGCATAAAAAAATAGAAGGAGCTAAGTCTGACAAGAAGAAAAAGGAAGACGAAAAAGGTTTTGATATTGATCAATACGCTGATAAAAAAGAATAATTTATGAAGATTGTTGATTGTTATCTTAGGGCCTTACAGAAGGCTGAAGAAAACATGACCAACGGTGGTATAAAACTTGACAAGGCACGTTTTGTTCAGCTTTTTAATGACGAACAAAACCGCCTTGTTCGTTATATCCTTGATAAGAAAAATGAAGAGGATATACGTTATATCCAAAAGTTGGTTGTGTATTCGAAAGAACTTGACGAGAGAGGAGATAAAGATAATCCGGAAAGCACTTTATTTTCATTGCCTTCTGATTTCTTCTCTTTTTCAAACATATCAGGCGTATTTACCAAAGGTGAATGCACGGTCACTGATTTTACCATGTGGGAGGCTAAGAACGAAAACCCGCATGAACTTCTTGCCGACTCTTTTAACAAACCTGATTTTGATTTTAGGGAAACATTCTATACAATAGGCGAAGATTCGGTAAGGGTGTATAAGTCTGGTTTTGATGTAGACACCGTTTACCTTACATATTACCGCTATCCGAAGGAAGTTGACATCGAAGGATATATTAAATCAGATGGTTCTAATTCAACCGATATAGATCCTGAATTAGATGATAAATTAATTGGTATTATCCTTAACATGATTGAAAAACAATTTGCTTTGAATGAAAGCGAATACGGACGTTATCAAATAGATTCAAACAACGTCCAATCTCCTTTGTAGCTGAAGAAAGGCATATCCTAAATTAAAGACTATCAAAAAGCATTAAGAATTAATTAATTCATAATGCTTTTTGTTGCTTATATGACTATCACTATTTTTGAGACAGATAACAGAATATTAATTTTTAAAATATTATAAGGCTATGGCTATCCATAAACCGTATGACAGACACATTATCTGTCCTCCGCACGCTAAGTTGGCGGACGTAGATTCTTTGTTGCTTCAAGAAGGTCAGATCGCTATCTATGATTTGGATGGTGAGCAGACTAAAGATGGTTTGAAAGCGTTGAAAGACTTGAAAGGATATCGTAAGGACGAACAACGTTTCCAGATCAGAATCGGACGTAATGAGATGGTGAACGACCGTGTATCTGATGATAAATCATTCTCTACACCTACGTTTGCTATTGATGAAATTATAGAAGTGTATGCTTCTGCTCCGAAGAGCAAAGAAATTAAAGTAGATGAAGTTATTTTCGGTTACAACGGAATTGACGACAATACCGCTATTACAGCAAGAAAAGGCGATCGTATCCCTATTCATATTAAGCTGACAGGACGTTTGTTCGAGCTTCGTGGTTATCCGATGGGTGAGGTGAATATCGATGATTACATCATTTTCGAAAACTGTCCTGGTCGTGAGGATATGTGTTCAGAATGTGATCCTTGCGAAGATGTTGATATTTTGGCTGCTATCTTGAAAACAATCGAACGTATCAAGAATCAGCCGATTGCAGGTGGTGGAAAGGTAGGTGATTTTGTAGAAATCCATCCTATCCATTCTTGTGACGAGTTGGAAAAAACTCCGGTGGAAACCGACATGAATTTCTATTGTATGGAAATGTGTGATACCGGTGATGCTTATGCCCTGGCTCAGCTTAAGGCTGCTTATCCTGGTTTGGATATCAAGAGAGTCGGACGTCATCTTTCTACTTCCAAATATCAGGTGATGAAAGAAGGCGGCAAGCCTGCTGATTATACTCAAAAGCTGTCTTCTATTATGAAAGGCTGCGAAGAGTGTCCTGAAGGATATACTAAGGTAGATGGCGGTTTGATTTATGCTGTAACGTTAGAGGATGATGGCGTTGATCAGTCTACTGTAGTAGAAAGCATTAAGAATGCCGTTAGTAGCACTGCCGAGAAAACAGCAGCCCAAGATGGCGGCGTAGGTATGTACACTGTGGCCGTAAGCAAGAAACTGACGAAGGCTGATATCGATGCATTTGTAGAAACCAATCCGACTGCCACAGTAACGTTCGTTGCTAAAACAGCAGATATGTGTAGCAATCCTACTGTTACTACCGTTAGCTGGGAAGCATGTGGTTCTTGTAAGATTTCGAAAGAAGCTTATGAAATCACGTTGCCGGATGATGAATGTGGTGGTAGTGCAAAAGCAGAATTACAGGCAGCATTCCCGTATCTGACAATCGAAGATTATGGTACACCTGGTGGATGTCAGCACAAGTTTAAAACCGTTGTAGTTACTAACATGGTTTGCGACGAATGCGATAAAATCTTCAAAGACTTCTTTGTATCGAAAGCGCCCGAATCTTATCGTGGACGTAATTGGAAACGTTTGGGTGCTGTAGCAGGAGATCAGTCTATCATCGCCGATCCGCTTCCTAAGAACTGCAAATGCGGTATTTTGTTCCGTGGTATTGACTACATGATTTCTCCGTCAGACTGTTTGATTGACCGTCTGACATTCCAAGAAGGATCTGTTCGTATTGCTGTAAATGGTGGTTATCCGGATGAACAGCGCGAGGCTATCAGCACGTACTTCAACCCGATCCATACCGAATACAAACAGCACTGGGCTCCGCGTACTCACCTTGGCGCTGAATTGCTGGATAAAGAACGCGAACAACGTATGTTCTTCGACTTCCGTAAGACTCACCAAGAACTTATGGAACGGATGTTTACCAACGAAGAAACCCGCTTAGACCTGTTGGCTCCGTATGCTGATTATTCAGTAACGTTGAAGCCGGCGCGTTATTCTAACGGCTTCGGTAGGGTAATTGATGATCATATTACAGTACACTTCCATGTACCGTACGGTGCTCACGAAGGTATTCAAGACCTTATGGACTTGTTGGCTGCTTCGGCAAATATCAAGCCCTGCAAGATTTGATTTTCCTTTTTTCTATATATCCCAAGGGGGAGGAGGCTGGTCCTCCACCCCCTTTTTTGTAATAAAATAATTTGAAATAGATCAATTTCATATGAATGGCGTGGATTTTTTATCCGGTGCCTTTGGTAGGGGCATCGATAAAATAACTAACATAGTTGGAAAATGGGGTTCCTCCCAACCGGTAGATGACAGCAAATCCGGTATAAAAATAGGGGACAAAATCTACCAAGTGGTTGTGTCCTTAAATGGCTGTTATTGGTATCTTGACGAAGAAGGCAAGAAGCATCCTGTTTCTGGTATTCCGGCCACAACCGAATGGGAGTGGATTAACATAGCTGAGAAAGTTATCAAAGATTTCAAAACATGTTACCGTACACCTGGTGGAAAGGTTGAAGTATGGAGTTGGTATCTTCTTAATGATCAGATGGATGTTCTTAAAGAAACCCATAGAATTACCGACAGTACCGACATGGATAATCCGGTAGGTAAGGTTCTTACTAAAATACCGGACGAATGGGTTATGATCGACTGCGATCTTCCTGATATGACAGAACGTGACATTACGTTCGTCAACAGATGTTATAAAACTCCTGATGGTAAGGTTGAAATAGAAGGATTAGAAGCCATAGATGACAAGATAAACATCAGGGAATCTATTTATACCGTTATTCAGTCAACTGACGATAATTTCCCTGCCGGGCATGTTTTTAAGCTAATTCCAGAGAATTGGGTTCGAATGGTTTGTGACTTTCCTGACATGACAGAACGAGACGTAACTTATGTTCTTGAATGTTACACTACTAAAAAAGGGAAAGTTCAGGTAGAAGGCTTGATAGCCATAGATAATATTCTTGGATCCAGGGAAGAGGTTTACACCGTCCTTCAGTCAACCGATCCTGATATTAAGGTAGGGACCGTGCTGGATTCTATTCCCGAAGATTGGGTGAGGATGGTATGTGATTTTCCTGACATGACGGACCGGGAAATTGTTGAAGTGGATGAATGTTATAAGACGGATGGCGGTAAGGTTAATATAAAAGGTTATCAGTCTATTGATGCTGTTCTTGGTGTAAGGGAACAGTATTATTATATTGTTAAGACAACGGATGAAGCTTATCCTCAGTGGACGAGAATAGATAAGATACCTAACGAATGGGCGAAAACCGAATGCGATTTTCCTGATCTTACGGAAAGACATATTATGTCTGTAGATGAATGCTATACAACTCCTGGTGGTAAAATACATCTTGGAGGATATAGGTCGGTAGATAGCATAATAGGAGTCCGGGACGAGTATCTTATTGTTATGGAAACAACCGATCCTGATATACAAAGAGGTGCCACATTCAACAAAATACAAGAAGGATGGCAGCGTGTTGTTTGTGATTTCCCTGATGCTACTACATCCGACACAGAAATAGTAGAAAACTGTTATAAGACGGAAAAGGGCAAGGTACAGATCCGGACATACATAACAATGGACGGATATGGAAATACAAGGGAATTGAGACATATGGTTCTTAAAACAACCGATCCTGATTACAATATCGGATCCAATATCGATCAGATACCGGTAGGGTGGTTAAGTATCGAGTGTGATTTTGCGTCTGCTACACAGCGCCATATAAGACAGGTGAAAAACTGCTACGTTTCTGATGCAGGGAGCATTTACGTTGAGGGAGAAATTGTTTACGACAATGACCTTGACGTGGACAAGATGGCGCTTACGGTCATGGAAAGCACTGACCCGGCGATAGCCGTAGGGACGACGCTGGCTGCTATTCCCTCTGGCTACGTGAGAACAGTTTGTAGATGTAATTGTTGCAACCACTAAATCTTATTGTCATGAGCTGTAACGAATATTTTTTAGTAACACTGGAGTCTAAACCGACTCCAGTCCGTCATAAATACACGAATTTAACAGACGAATGGTATGGCCCTGATGGTGTTAAGTACGAAGATCCTGATACGATATCCAAAATAGAAGAACAAGCTACAGATAAGAATCGTATAGGGGATAACATCTTATATCAGAAACTTATTGAAATACATTCTCAAGGAGAGTCAATAAAATCAGACATCGGAGACATAGGTTCGGTATTAGATTATATAAATGGGGAGGAAGTGTAATGGGAACCATATCAGATAAGTTAATGAGGATCATAAATACCAAAGAGGATATAAGGCAAGCCCTTATATCCAAAGGGTATGATGTACCTACTTCCATACCTTTTAAAGAGTATGCTAAAATGATATCAGACTTACCATGTAGAGTGGATTCTTTTCCTGATATAGAAGGAATTGTAGCTCGTTATTCAGCATTAGGTCTTACTAATGAGCAGATGGCTACCAATCCTGTATGGGTAGATAAGACGGGTAATGGCTATGATCTACAGTTGAAAAACTTCTCCTGGAAGGGAATGTCCGGGGTTGGTGGTTATGGCGATGAAAATCATCAAACATTCTATAAATTCACATTAGATGATTATGTCTTTATAGCTACCCCACCTGGTGTTAAGCACATGAATTTTACGTTTAGGGTAACGGGGTTACAGCCTGGAAATAAATTAACATTAGCTTTTTTTGGAACAACGAATACTGTCTACGGTACATGGAACAAAGACGGCATATATACTGTTGATGCTGATATTGTTGAGGCAGGGAAACCAACATACTTTTATAACGGATATGGAGCAACCGGAGGAGAGTTTACGATTGAAATTCTTCCTCTCTATCCCGGTGCACTCGTCTTTGACGGAGTAGACGATTATGGTGTTTGTGAGAATTTCCCTATTCTGACTAAGGAAAAGGGATATACGGTTGTGGCGTTGAGACAGTGGATTGAAGAAAAAAATGATTCAACGGCATTGGTTTCTAACTGTAAAAATTGGAATCAGGATGGTGCATTTTTGTTTGAGTATAACAATTTAAGAATCAATTTTCTTAATGTGGCAATTTTTTTTGGGCACGTGTCTTCTGTTGATAGGGGAAAGTCCCCATTTTCCTATCAAACATCTAAACTATATAATGGTAAAAATATAAAACCTGGGAGTTTTATAGGAAGTAATGAATTGGTAGTTGGGAAGGGAAACAAAGATTTCCCAACCGTTTCTAATGCTGCCATTTGGGAAATAGTTATTCTCGATCATGATGCCACCGAAGAAGAACTGACCAAGATCAAAGACTACTTCGTTAAAACCTATCCCTGGCTCTTTCCCGACCAGGCATGGACAGTGGTAGGCAAAACCAACGAGGACGAAGATCGTGCTACTATTGCCAACATTACGGGCAATGGTAATGATCTTATACTGTCTAATTTTGGGTTTATCGAAGGAAGTGGCTACAATGAAGAAGGTGAATATGCTGGCTATCTGGTTACTGATGGGGTGGATGATAAGATAATCTCGTCTATATTTAAAATGGGTAATGATTGGACTGTAATAGGAGATTGGGAGCTTATAAATACAGGGAAAAATGACAATGCTGGTATTGTAAAATTTGATAGTATAGTCATTTATAATTATAATTATAATTATAATTCAATGCTCATTAATATAAAAAATGGTAGAAATATTTTGATTCCCGATCAAAATACCGTTAATGCAATTTGTTCTGATGGCAGGATTTATTCAAAAGACTGGAAAGAATCTATTTATAATGAAGAAACGGAATCTACCAGTAAAAATTTCTTAACTATAGGATATTCAGGTAACGCATATACTAAAATTGCTTTCAAAAACTTAGCGATTTATCCTACAGTCCTCTCCAGGGAAGATTGTATCAAAGCATACAACTATTTACAAACCCTAAAATCAAAATAATATGAAATTCATTATCATACCAAAAGAAGTATATGATTCCGTATCTGAAGAAAAGAGACGTGAATTAGGAATAGGTAGCCCAAGAGCGAGCGTAGACGGCTCTAAGGTTATTTTACACGTAGAACATTATGACCATCTATTTAAGTCTTTAGACGCGCAGGCTGATGACGATCCTCAATATCCGTATCCGGTATATGACAGCTCTTCTTCTGAGTTTGAATCTGTTCTTTCATCTAAAGAATGGGTGTCCGATGTTAATGACGAGCGTCTTTGATCTTGTTATGGTTGAGACAATTGCTATATTTGTAAAAAGTTGAATAATTAAAGCGTGTGGTAGCGTTATCTACCATATAATCATCATGTTTCAGATAATAATCGGATGCGTTTTGGCTAATATCCTTACGATAGCAATCATCGGTTTAGCCCTGTATTTAGTGTATCGTAAAAACGAAGATCGTTTAAAGGCTTTGGATTCTAAGATTGATCAGAAGGTTGAGGACGTAAAAAACAAGGTTGGCGCGGTGATGGACATCGTAGACCAGATCAAGAAGTTGTTGGACAAAATTAACAAGAAATAAAAAATGGCAGAAGTAGGTTATAACAGTAAATTCGAAGGTCTGGAGGTTGATTCCAGACTTGAGAATGTGGTGCAGGCCACTCCTGGAACAGGAGCGGAGTCGGGGAAGGGAGGCCTCATCCCGGCTCCCCCTGCCGGAAGTCAGGACGGTAGCAAGACTCTTCTTAGTAATATGACATGGGGAGATCATGTAACAAAACAGTACATAGATGATGCTGTTTCGGCAGCAGGGTGGAAGAAACAGATTGTTAGCAAACTTCCTACTGTTGAAGAAGCGAAGGATAATGTCATGTATCTTGTAAAAGACGATGTGGCATCTACAGAAACTAAAAACGTGTATAACGAATATATTTTGGTTACTGAAGAAGGTGGAACTAAGGTGCTTGAATCACTTGGTATGGTAAGTACAGGAGTAGATTCATCTTATCTTGATTTATCCATATTTCCCAGTACTTCTGGAACTCTTGATGAGGATTCGTATGCAAAAGTTCTGAATGCTTACAATAACAATATTACATTAGGTAAGCTTAGTTTTTATTATTTTTCTTTGGATTATTTTTTAGACAATGATAATTCTGAATTAAAAATAATAGCTGTTTTATTTAATAACACCAACTCAAAGGAAGACGTATCTGGATCTTATATAGACATTGAGATGGTAACTTATGTTGTTTCCCAAGATAAGACATATAGAGCTATAGCTAATACGGCTACGTTGTCTAATGACATGTTATCTTATTTGAAGTTTATGGCTAAGACTCCTAATGTTGTCACAACATTAGCAAGTTTGCCAATAGATGCTCATAATATCATAGCCAACGTAGCTTCCGCTACGAACCTGTCTATGGCCGTATCTGATGAGGATGTTGGGAGGGAATGGCAGGTGCGGGTCAACAACACTACCGGCACAGACATCACGCAGCCGCTTCCTACCTCTGGCCTGTTCCAGAGCATGTCAGGCGATAGCGTAGTAGTACCTAAAAATAGTTTTATAGAATTAAGTATCTGGTATATTAATGATAAGTTAGTTATCAGAGTAGGTGAACAAGCTTAACAGAAAGGATAGAGTATGGTTTATGTAAATAAAAACGTAAAAGGTTTTTACTGGGAAGGATACGAGTTGGATTCCTCTTCTTACGAAGTAGGGTATTCTTACCAAGATTTCTTAGATGGTAAATGGGTTCAACTTGACTCCGATCAAGAAAAATTCCATCAAGACAATCCTGATGCGAGTGTGAAAGAAGTTATTGCCATGCAGCTTGACCCGGAGCCTCCTGGACCAACTGAAGAGGAGTTGCTTGCCAAGGCTAAGGATAAGAAAGTTTCTGAGGCCAGGGAATATGCTTATTCTGATGCTGTCCGCTCTTATAGCTTGGATGGTAAACAGATATGGTATAACAGCAGCATGAGGCAGAAGGTTAAAAACGATATTGATGTAGCAAAAGGGAGCGGGATATACACCGTATCTGTAGCAGATTCAGAATACGAGCTTGATATTGCTAATACGGCAATGAATGAAATGCATGTATATGAATCTGAATGCGATGATCGTACTGCTGCCATAGAAAAGGAAATAGCTTCTAAAATTGACAGGAGTGAAGTTGAATCTATGAAAGTGGATGAAGGATATCCTGAGAAGTTGGCAAGGACAAAGGATCAGATCATAGAAAAAAATAAGATCCTTGAAGCTAACGATCCGGAGAAGGCTACAGCCATGTACATGAGGGCGATGATCAATACGCCGGCTATGTTGGAGAATACTGACCAGAGTCTGGCTCTTAAGATAAAAGGATTGTATCCTATTTGGGATAAGGATGGAGTTTATGGCGACAAAGGTCTTCCTATGGGAGCTGCTGTTGTAAAGGGGCAGCGTTTTCGTAGTAAAAACCAGCCTTCAGATTTGGATTGGACTTTGTTTGAAGTAAGGCAAAATCACAATCTACAAGCTGATTGGGTTCCTGGCCAGGGAGGTGGAGCCGAAAGTCTGTATATGGTTGTTCAAGAAAAGCATTCAGGTACCGTAGACGATCCTATTCCTTGGGTATATAATTCTATTTTAGAGAACGGAAAGTATTACATAGACAAAGAAATTAAGTATCTTTGCATAAGAGATTCAGGCATCCCTTTGGCTTACGAGAATCTTTCTGATCTTGTATCAGCCGGATACGTAAGGGTTGTTTAGGTCGTAATTTGTTGTTAATGTTATGGATGGCCCCTGTATATTTATTTATGCAGGGGTTTTTCTTTAATCCAAACTCCGCTTATTTTAATATTTGGTAAGGTTCTGATTATCTTTGTGAAAAAGGTTAAGTTATGGAAAGAAGTGATATTATAAAAGAATTGAGTCAGTATTTTAGTATTGTTGAATTAGTTGGTCCTAAAGAATACGGTAGAGACAAAGATCTTTGCTGGAGGTATTTAAGAACTGAATTGCTTCACACGATACTGGTTTTAAGGAAAGACATATTGAAAACGCCGATGACGGTTAATACCTGGAAGTCGGGTGGAAGGTTTGATGAGCGTGGGTTTAGGAACAATATTTCGGATATAGTAAAATCCAAGACCGTATCAGGGTCTTTGTATGTCAGTCCTCATATGCTTGGGGCAGCCATCGATTTCGATGCTAAAGGTATGACGGCGGAGGAGGCAAGGAATAAAATAATTCAGTCGCAGGATTTACTTCCTTGTCCTATTAGATTAGAATCAGGTACCAATTGGGTCCATATTGACGTATATGACTCTCTTGGAAGTAGCAAGAAAGTAACTATGTTCTAATATGGCTTACAGATTTGTAGGAAGGATGAATTTAGAAAGTTTCTGGGCTTTTCTCATTTCCGGATTATCAGTATTGTGGATGAATTTCCAGGAGATTCACCACCTTATATATTCTATATTGTTTATATTAGCTATAAATCTTTTGTTAGCTACTATAAAAAGTATCAAGCACTGCTATATCCGAAGAAAGAGAAAGAGACCTTTTAAGATATTGACATGCATAAGCGAAATGGGAGTTTTGAAAATTCTTCTTGAGTTCGCGGCCTGTTCTTTCGGGTTGTTTACCATATCCGGAATGGACCTTATTATGTCTATGGGAGGGCATAAATCCCCAGAGTTTATAGACATGCTTCTTCAGTGGATTACAATATTTGCCTTAATATTATACGGTGGAATGGCATTCAAGCGCCTCGGCGATCTTGCACCTGATTTGATGATAGTAAAAGGCGTTAAGTACTTCTTTAGTAAAGTAAGTTGGTGGCAAAAAGTTCCATTCGGAGAGGAGTTAAAAGAAGGTATAAAAAATGGTGAAATACAAGATCTTTTAGATAATAAAAAGGAGGGTAAGAAATGTGTTTGCAAAAAATGAGGGTAGGGCATGTGTTAGGAGTTATTCTACTGTGTTTTATATCTTTCTTGTTTGGTAAAACATGTAAGAAGAAAGAAATAATACACGATATAGAAATAGATACGGTAATAGATACCATTATCCAACCTGTTCCTGTTCCTCAGTATATAGTTGACGTAGGGGAGGTAGAAATACCTTTCCCTATGGATGCTATAGTTAAAAAAGACACGATAAAAGACACTGTTTATATCAATATCCCAATTCAAAGAAAAACATACAGCACAGATGATTATCGGGCTGTTATAAGCGGATACAGACCTAATTTGGATACGATGATCATCTACCACAAAAAAGAAATAATATACGAAAAGAGCCGGCGCTGGGGCATAGGGCTGACGGCAGGGTATGGAGTTGGGCGCGAGGGCTTCTCTCCCTACTTAGGCGCTGGAATCTATTATCGGATATGGTAATAATCACGTCCTATTTTATTTAATACACAACATTTTAAACTTTTATCACCCCATTTACTTATCTTTGTGGAAAAAGGTAAGTTATGAATTATATCGATATTTTACCACAGATAAGAAATAACATTTTCTATGTCAGGATAGTAATGACCGACTACGATGTAGAAAATCAGATGGTTATTAGAATAGTAGCCAGAAGAAATGATGGTCTGTACAAGACGGAGGTAGTACAGTATCCAAATGAAGGAACTGATTACAACGGTGAAATCATTGTTCCTATGTTTGGTATGGCTAAGTCATTGGTGGCCCAAATAGTAGGAGTCAAGATAAATGGTACCGAGGTACGTGTTAATAGCACTGAGGTAGAGGGAGCTGATATAACAGCCAGATACGATGATTCCCTTACCAGAATGGGGTGGGAGGAGAGTATGAACAACATCCATCTTGATTTTGAGGTTATAAGCACCAACAACCCTAAAACGCTTCGCATAGCCGATCAGTCGGAATGGGGGATATTGGCAGACAGACCGGCTATTATAGAGATTGTACCACCTGAAGATGAGAATAAGTATGTTTATTATCTTGGTAAGAATCAGCTGAATGTATTCAACAGTAAGACTCTTGGCATAAATCCGGGTCGCGGAAATGATTTTGAAAACCTGAAAGATGGTATATACGATATTACCATAAAAGGCAGTCCTTCCTCTTATTCATTTAACAGAAAGTATTTAAAAACAGATCTGATCCGTCTTAACATAGATAAGATATGGGCCAGGTCAACTGTGTTATGCGATCATGAGGATGATGACGTTATTGACAAAATAAAAGAAATAGAGTTTCTACTGGCTGCGGCTGAAGCTAATATGAGATTAGGGAATTTTGAAAACGTAAAACAATTATACGAAAAAGCATCTAAATTGATTTACGTTCTCAATAATTGTGAAAATTGTGGTTGCAAAATATAATAAATTAAATATCAATAAATTATGGGGTGTGGATGCGGAAGAAGCGACATTGCTTCTGTTAATAAAAGTAGGGCTATAAAGCCTCAGTCGAATACGACACCTAAAGCTGATTCTAATGCGGCTTGTATTCAGAAATATGATGAACTTGCTGTATTGGACAAGAAAATCATAGACCTTCATCGCAAGTTCAGGTTTGTAGGAGGTGTAAGTAAAAGGTATGCTGATATTCAAAAACTGGTAAGAGGCTGGATCGTTAATTTGAAGAACGAGTGCCCGGATCCGGATGATCTTGCTACTTATTCTGAATACATAAATAAAGAATACGCCAGGTATTTTACGTCAAGGTGATATGGCAGCTACCGGAAGTACACAGCAAATTCTTTTCCCTTCATCTTACTTATGTGAGTGTGCTGATCGTTTTATAGCATGTAAGGCTGATCAGTATCTACAATATCATAAGTATAAGGTAGGTATTAAGCCTGATATGGATATGGTTCTTAAAATAGATCGTATGAGAAGAATCGTATGTGAAGGGGAATGCGGGTTGTGTCCTGACGAGATTCAGAAATTTAAAGAGGAACTTAATAAGATCTTGTCATGAAAAAGATGTATTACAACAAAGAATACAGAAAAGCTTTCAAGAAATCTGACTGTCCGGAAGATCTTGGTTCTGAAGAAACGTTTATCGTTCATGAGGCTGAATTTTGTTCGGATATAAGCCAGGATGATGCAGATAGGAAAGCGGAAGAGTTTGCGGAGAAAGAAGGTCCGTTGTATGCTAATAAAGTAGGTGGATGTTGCGAGGTATATTATAACACAAGACAGGAAGGGGATTTCTTTAAAAATGATTGTCCTGATGGTCAAAAACAAGAACAACCCACACATCACGTGGTAGAGGCCGGGCGTGTATGGTCTAAGTTCAGTACCGAAATAGCCAACTACGAAGCTGCGAAGATTCTTGAGCAAGAAGGGCAGGCTGCCGCTAACGAATCTGGAGTATGTAAAACCGTTTATTACAACGAAGATCAACATGGTTGGTTTAGTAAACGTTGTAAGGAAGGATGGAAGGCTCCTGAGAAATACAGGAGGATATACGCCGGTACCGTAACGTCTTTCATTAGCGTTGATGATGCCAATGAAAAGGCTAAGAAGATACTGGAAGAAGAGGGCATGAAATGGGTTAATGAAAATACCAAATGTGAGCCTGTTGTTGATGAATGCAAATTTGATTTTTGAAAATGAGCAACGTAAAATTTAATCCGACAGAAGGTGAGAATGATAAACTGGTGTCGGTGTTTTCTGAAATAAATGAAGGTCTTGATACGACTTTGAATTACACTATTTCTGATGAAGGGAATAAGGCTAAGAAGAACATCGTCGTTAATCAAGTTGGTAAAAGAGAAAAGTTTTTATCGAAGAAAGGGGAGGAATCTGAGCCTTTTGTTTTGTCTGATGGTAATACTTTCAACGTTCTTAAAGAAGGTGCTTCAGGATCGGCATCCGCTTGGGCTGAGGATCAGCTTCCTCCAGAAGCCACGGAATCAGTTGGCGACAAAAGCCTTCTCCCTTCTTGGGATTTTTACCTTATAGACATGACTCAAAATACCGGAGACAAAGTGCGTCCGGTAGGAAAGCTTCGTAAGAATAATCTCCTTAGATTTGAAAACGGAGATTTTGCTCCTACGGTGGGCATAACCGAGGAAATGAGAGCCGAATGCGATGTGGAACTGTATTTAGATAACGGTCATAAAAATAAGTATTGTGATGCCGGAGCATTTGACGCCAAGGCTTTTTACGAAGAGTATGGTATTGGTCAAAAACTTTATAATGTATCAGGATCAGAGGTAAGGATTTTAAGACCTTGGGAGACTACTTCAAAGAATTATAGTATATTCTTAGGATGTAGCAAGAGCCTGTACGTAGCTGATAAGATGGTTGGAAAAAGCGGGAAAATATGGTCTGGTGTGTACGACGCGGACACAGTTCCTATGCTGGATGGACTTGACCTGCGCCAGACGTGCCCTGTGCTTCCGCCCACAGCCTTATCTCCTGGACCGGTATGTACAGTAGACTCCAAGGCAAGATCTTTCTTTTTCTTGTATGAAGGAGAAACAAATTGTAAATCCGGAGCCGGAGCTGGTAACGCCTGCACAATGTTTCTAAATGGAAGAACTTATCCGAGATGTAATGATGTAAATCAAATCAATATAGCTAAGTATTCGAGGGCAAATAATGTAGATCCAGAATCTTCTTATCCTTTTTCAGAAGGTGGATTTTTGACTTTGAATGCTTATATTATATACCTTGAAATGCTGTACGGTACTAAATACTTAGCTAATTCAGATACTTTTGGCTCAGGAATATCAAGTAATAGCGGAGTAGGTAATGATGTCAATTATCGCAAATATGGAGGAGTGAAATACCGTAAAAAAGGAGAAGAGACATGGTTGTATGGCGCATGGGCTACAAATTCTTCTATTATCCATTATGAACCTACTAAAAAAACTCATTTCTCTTACCTCATAAATTCAGAGTATCCTAAAGAACAATGCATGGAAAGCCAGATGGCGGCTTCTTTTGCATTTGAAACAGGCGTAGAAGAAGGATCAGAGTTTGATTTTTATGGAGGAAAATACTGGTATAAAAACGTCCAGGGAGCCAAGAGTATGGCTGAAGGTCATATGAATGTTATTGTGTTTAAGGAAATGACCGGCACTATATCAGCCTTAAACGAAAATGACGAACCGGCAGAATTTGATTTGGAAGTTATTTTAAGGATGTCTTTATACGATGGTATGAATCTGTCTGGAGACGTCTTTAGGTATTGTGGAGGAGGATACGAACAGGTAGGGACTTGTTTAAATGATCCTAATGTCACTCGAATAGGTAATACTATTGATATTTATATAGAGCCAGATCAAAAGAAATGGACATATGAGAAAAGGTCTACTATAAATAATGGTGAGGTTTTTAATTTTGAATCTAAATATAAAAAGATAGCAACTACCCAAAATTTAGGAGATAGTTATGCTTTACACCGTATTCCTTATACCGGATGGAAGGATAAAAAAGGGGGAAGTATCGGAACAGGAGAATGTTTTTATACATGGGACAATTGCTACTGGGCTTCGTCTGTCGGTATAAAGTCCAGAGTGGCTGCTCGTGTCGGCGGTTATGCGTACCATGGCAATTGTTCGCCTCGTTCTCTGTATGCGTTTTACGCCGCTTCTCTTACGCTTCGCACCTATTGCGGCCTTGCCCAGTTGTTATTAGACGTCAGTCAACCGCAGGTTTGATGGGTGCAACCCATTGATGGCGCAGCCATCATAAGCGCAGCGCTAAGGCGCAGCCTTTTATACTATATCACGGCGCAGCCGTATCTTGTTAATATAATATCTTATAGCTACAAAACAAAAATTTAAAATATTTAATACAAATTGTTTTGTAGCTATAAAATATTATACATACATTTGCAATGTCATTAGACAACAGAGATAGTTAACATTATAAACAATAAAAATCTATTCAATGAAATCCGTTAGTCTGCTAACAAGTTTTACATTGGGATCTGACCTCTGAAATAGCAAATAACGGTTGAGAAAAAGGTTAAAAAGAATTGGCTGCTCGTTTCGGCGGTAATGCGAACAATGGTAATTGTTCGCCTCGTAATCTGAATGCGGACAACATCGATGTCAAGAACCTTGAAGGTATTGTATTTGATATCGTGAACTATGAAATACGAAGCAATAACAAGAATGAACCAAACTGGATAAAGTGCTTGATAGGTATTCCTGAAACCAATAAAGAAGGGATTCCTACCGGCAGGAAACTCGCAAGGGAATTTCATGGTAATTATCAAGGTATAGTAAATTTTATTTCAAAATGCGAACTTACTTATGGCAAAGATGCTATTCTCCCTATTACCGATGTAGAGATAGAAAACAGATGCGGATACGTTTTTAAAGGCAGCACTAACCGCTTGGAATACATTGATTGACTTCTTATTGTGATGGTGTGAATGAAAATTATTATCTTGCACCAAAAAAAAGAAAGTCATGAATTGTAACACTTGTAAAGATGACAGACCTGATATTCTGAGATCTAATATCTGTATCGGGTCTGATCCGTGTAATGACTGTACGGACAATTGCGAAATTCTTCCAAAAGAATGCGATTGCCCGTATGGTCATTTAAGCGATCATTGCATTCATTATACAGGATGCAAGACATTCATATCCAAATTAACTCCAGGTATGCCTTATAATGAGGTTATGCATAATATAGAACTGGTTTTCGAAAACATAGATAAGTTTTTGGATAGGATGATTGAAGAAAATACGCTTTTAAAACAAAGGGTTGAAAAACTTGAAAAACAGTTACAAAATGGAAAAGAGTGCACAAATTGGTAAGAACTTAAGTGGTAAACACGTATATATTCCACATGTGGACGAGACGCCGGTGCCATGCCCGGACGGATATACATGCACGAACTGCGTGTACTGCGCTGACGGCATCAACGCTGGCTACTTCAGTCTGGCTCAGAAATCTGATCTTACGGCTTTAATCAATGCAATGATATGCCGTATGGAATACCAGGATAGGGAAATAGAATTTTTAAAACAAAAAATAAATATTTTAAGCAATAATGGCAATAACAGGTAACAACGGTTGTTTTGGCAGTCATGGTGGGTGCGAACGCCCGCATCATTGCGATATTCCTTCTTCTAAAATATTCTATGATGGAGAAAATATAGAAGAAGCTGGTTTGTATCATGGTATGCCTTTAAACAGGGCTTTGGCTAATTTAGCTAAATACGTTTCAAGGGCTATTAACGTAAGTGGATCTGTTAACATGGAAGTGTTTGACGGTACTTCTCATGTGGTTCTAAAGAAAGATCCGGCAGAGATTTTGCTTGTATCTTATTGCGGGGGTGTCGTGCCTTCTGATATGTATAAAGTCCAGGGTCGTACTGTTAGGTTCTGCCGGGATATGTGTCAACAGGATGAACTTGCTGAAGTGAGGGTTGTGTACCGAGAAGAAGCAAATAGTTCTTATGGGTTCCATTGTTAATTTAGGAGGATAAGAAATGGCAGAAAAATGCAAAGGATTTATATGTGGGGGTAATCTCGTTGATGGCTCTGTGCCTTCTGATAAGTTAGATAAAGAAACTATTATCGAGCTTATTAAAGAGATTCTGAAAGAGGAAATGCACGAATCTTGGCTTAAGGAAATAATAGAAACCATACTTAAGGAATCTATTGATTCAGATTGGCTTCGTGAGTTCTTTAAAGAAGTTCTTAAAAAATACGCTAAAGAGGAATGGTTTAAGGATATTATCTGTGGCTTAGGATGTGTAGGTGTACAAGAGATATTCGACGTCATTCCTACTGATATAACGTTTGAAGCTACAGGAGGTACGGCTACGGTTCAGGTGGTTGTAGATGATGGAGTTGAATGGGAGTTGACACTTTAAACTAAGGAGGATAATTATGTCGAGAGAGAAAATATATAAGATGGATGATGGTTCTTGGCTTACCTCGGACAAGAAGGAAGGTGTCGGTCGTGATAAAATGAATTTCGATGCTCCATCTTGGAAAGGAAGGGAAGACAGGATCACTATCCGAATTGTGAAGAAATCCGATACTGAAAGTATGAAAGCTATTACTTTCAGGCAAAAAGGCATTAAGATCACAGAAGTCTCGGTTAGCAGGCTGGAGTTCCCTATATCTGGTGGAGATAAGCAGATCCTTATTACTACCAACGCCGCTTCGATCAATGCCCTTATTACGGGTGAGAAAGATATAAAGGGTGTCGTAAAAGCATTTACTACCGCTTCCGGTCTTAATATTGACGTCAATGATATTAGGCTTGATTATGGTTTCCCTGGTGATCCGGGTCTTGAAGACACGTTCCAGGTTTCGATGATTGTTTCCATGCCTGGCAATGAGGACGGGAATGAAGTTAATGAGAACATAACTATAAATGGTGTACTGATTCCTATTTATCAGCCTGGAAAGGTCGTTCCTTACATTAAATTGGATAAGGAATTTGAACAAATTGAGGGTGATGAAACAAGCACGCAGTTAAGTATAGAAAGTAATATAAAAGATTATGTTATTGAAATAGTTGAATGCGAGTCTGTGGATAAGGAGGAAATCTACCTGGACAAGGATGTTGTTGATCTTGATTCAGATGGATCACCGGAGGTAATCAACGTAAGTACAACTCCCGAAAATTTAAGATGGAGGATTAGCGAATGAAAGTAGGTAATTGTTGGGCGAACATAGATAAGAAAGAAGGCAGTCTTAACAGTAAGGTTAATATTTACTTTGATGAAAATGATACTGGTGCCAACAGAAGTGTCAAGATAAGGGTGTCTTCCAGGGATGGTAGCGTATCTGAAGAATGTACGTTAGTTCATAAAAAAAAAGAACAGGTAGTTTATAGAAATAAAAGACAATCGGCTCTTTTCACAAAAGAAGGATGTAATCCTGAGACAGAGAAAGGGGAAGAGCTTGAGTACGTTGTTGAGGCCGGAAAATACACGTCTATCATATCTCAGTCTGATGCTGATGACAAGGCTATGAGAGACATTGAGCAAAATGGTCAGAACTGGGTTAATGAGCATGGTCGTTGTATAACCATATTATGGTACAATGTCAAGAAATCAAAGTCGTTTAGAAAGAACGACTGCGATCCTGATACCGAAGAAGGAAGTTTGGTTACGATGACGATCGTAACCGGGCAGTTCTCTTCTTCCATAAGCCAAGAGGATGCTGACCGTAAGGCTGAAGCCGAGTTGAATGCCAAAGGTCAAGACTATGCTAATTCTCATGGCACTTGCAATACCATAAAATGGTACAACGACAGGAAATCCAAAATGTTCCAAAAGACAGATTGTGAGGTAACTGAAGTTGGATCTATGGTAGAGTACGTTGTAGAAGCCGGCCGTTTCTCTTCTTCTGTTTCTAAGGAAGATGCTAATCAGAAGGCTTTGGAAGCCTTGGAAGCTGAAGGTCCAGGGTATGCTAATGAGCATGGCACCTGTGAAACCAATTTATGGTATAACGTAGAGAAGTCGAAAGTATTTTATAAGAATGACTGCGAAGATGGGTTTATCGGAGCACCTTACACTTACACGGTAGAAGCCGGTAAATACACATCAGACGTAAGTCAAGAAGATGCTGATCAGAAAGCTCTTGATGATATAGAGAAAAATGGTCAGGATCAGGCAAACCTGAATGGAGAATGCGTTACTGATCCAAATTATTTCGTCGGAAAGGCTTCGGCTCGTGTTCAGAAAAATGATTGCGATGCTGAATCTCAGACCGGAAGCTTTGTCGATTTAACTGAAAAGGATCTTGCTGGATACCCGGATGCTTTTGTATCAAGGGAAAGCCAGGAGGCGGCTAACGCGCTGGCCGAGGCTGCTATGGAAGAACAGAAACAGGATCTTGCAAATAAGAAAGGCACTTGCATAGATAAAAACCAATTTGTTGGTGTATATAGCAAGGTATTCACAAAAGACAATTGCGACGGAGAAGGCGTAGGTTCGCAGGTAACAGTAGACCAAGATGATGTAACCGGTGGTCCTTTTACTTCATACGAAAGCCAGGAGGCGGCTAACGCGCTCGCTCAGGCTGCCGTCGAGCAGCAGGGCCAGGCCATAGCCAACCGGGACGGACATTGCACGTGGACTGGTAAATACAGTGAAGAATTTACCAAAAACGATTGTAATGAAGGTCAGGTAGGGTCTAAGATTACCGTAACCGAACAAGATGTAGTGGGCGCCCCATTTACATCCACCGTGAGTCAAGATGATGCTAATAACAAGGCTAAAGCTGCTGTCAAAGAACAAGGACAGGCTATTGCTAACAGTAAGGGTAATTGTGAGAATATGACGGTCTATACCGGTCATTACAGCAAGAGATTCGTTCCTGAATGTGAAGCTTGCCATAAGGGTGTAGAAATGGAGGTTACGGCCGAAATGGTTAATGGTAGTCCTGTTACGTCTACAGAAAGCCAGGATGCGGCAGACGCAGAAGCTCGTAGGATCGTAGAAGAAGGAGGCCAGGCCTATGTTAATAAAAACGGCAACTGTACGCCACTTAGCACCGATCCTGTATGGGAAGACGTTGTTCCGGAAGAACTTAGATGTAATGAAGGTAAGTCTCAGAAAAAGCAACATGATACCAACGAATGTTCTGAAACCCACAATCAAGAACGTTGGGTAGATGGTGGGAACAAAGTTTGTAGCTGGACCGGTCATTACTCAGAAACGTTCCAAAAGAACGACTGTGAAATACCGGATTCAGGAACAGAAGTAGAGGTAAGTGAAGCTGATGTTGAAGGCAATCCTTTTACTTCTTTCGTAAGTCAAGAGGATGCTGATAATAAGGCTAAGGAAGCCGTTAAAGCTCAAGGGCAGGCTATTGCTAACCAAAAAGGTAAATGTAGGTTCGTAGGCGTATATAGCAAGCAGTTTACAAAAGACAATTGCGGATCATGTCAGCATGGCGTTCCGATGAGCGTAACACAAGACATGGTGGGTGGACCGTTCTATTCTAATGAAAGCCAGGAAGAGGCAAATAGGTTGGCTCAGGAAGCTGTAGAAGCCCAAGGTCAGGCTTACGCTAACAAGAACGGGACATGCGAAATGGACAACACCGATCCTGTATGGGTAGATTCTGAACCGCTTGAAACCAAATGTGAAGGAGGTAAATCTTATAAGAAGCAAGTCAATACCAACGAATGTTATGGTGGAGCAGATGAACGCTGGGTAGAAGGTGGAGATAAGGTATGTACCTGGACCGGAACATATAGCAAGCAATTTACAAAACAGTGTGCTGATGGAGGTGTTGGATCTAAGGTTACTATAGACCAAGATGATGTAACCGGCGGTCCTTTTACGTCTACCGTAAGTCAAGAGGACGCAAATAGTAAGGCTCAGGCTGCCGTTGAGGTCCAGGGTCAGGCTCTTGCTGACGCACAGGGCACTTGTACTTGGACCGGTAAGGCAAGTAAGGTTTTCACCAGAAACAATTGTGGAAGCTGCCAGCATGGTTCTTCTGTTACCGTAACCCAAGATGAAGTGGGTGGTCCATTTACGTCCAATATCAGTCAAGCTGATGCTAATAAGAAGGCTCAAGATGCTGTAAATGCTCAAGGTCAGGCAGTAGCCAATAAGAATGCTGATTGCTTGCCTGATAGCACAACACCTTCTTGGTCGGATACCGGAAGCACCCGTTGTGACGGGTGTACGTCTCAGAAACAACAACGTGACACTAATCCATGCTCTTCTTCTTATAACGACACAAGATGGGTTGATGGAGGTGGAAAGTCTTGTACCAGCTGGTCTTACTATGGAACAGGAGACTGCGTAGGTCATACTCAGTACAATGCTTATCGTGATAGTTGCTCTGGTAGCATATATAGTCAATATTCTGTAAGTTGTAGAAATTGCTGTAATTGCGGATCTTACGGTTCTTGGCAAGAAAATGGATGTAATGGAACCAAAACTAAGTTTATTCGTTACGATGATTGCGGAAATTCTGATACTAAAGAAGAGTATGTTATTGGAAGTTGCGGATATGCACCATATGAATTTCAGTTCCATGATGGAAGAACGAGCAAGTCAAGGTCTGTAACTGGAGAATCTCAGGATATTGAAGAAGTTATCATAAGTACTAAGAATGATTCATATATAGGATATTCTGTTAAATCGAAACCTTCTTGGTGTTCTGTTGATTACAGAGACCAGACATCTGAAAGCATGAAGGCTGTGGTGACATTATCTGCCAATACAACATCTTCTTCCAGATCTGGTGACATTGTTTTTGTTCAAAATGAATCTGGAAAGACTGTTACTCTTAGCATCACACAAGATGTTGCAGTTACTTACGAATTTAGTACCAACCAAAGCACTTGGAATGCCGATGCAAATGGAGGTGCAAATAACTCATATTTATGTATTCAATTAAAAAGTAAAAAGAATGGAAGTAAGATAGGATACACTGTATCATCTAAGCCAAGTTGGGTTACAGAAGTTGCAGAAAAACCGTCAGGAGTAAATTGTCCTGTTTTGTCAGGCTATGATTATTCATTTGTAATAATCTCATCCGCAAACAGCTCTTCATCTTCCAGAAGTGGCACTGTGACATTGAAGCAAAATGAGTCTGGGAAGACTGTTAACATAACAGTCAACCAAGAAGGAAAGGCAGAGGCTAAACCTGTTCCGGCGCATATTACATTGAAAAACGGCTCTTGGGCTACATATAGGAAGAATAATGTTTCTTATAACCCTGGCGCCGGTAAGTGTATTGCCGGATTCGAATGGACTGGTGATGAAAATGGAAATATCCGAATCTACACCTGTGATATTAAGGTGGTGGATGCTAATTATCGTGAGATATCTGGAGCTACTATAAGCGTCGGAACAATAACCCTGAGAAGACAATCCGGAAACTCTTGTTCGTATTTCGGGGCTGTAATGGGTGGTATATTGGCAGGATATGTTCATTCTGGAGATGAGACTGGAAATACTACATGGTATATACGAACTATAAACGTGTCTTACGAAGGCAAAGTGTATAAGACCGCTACTGTTAGGCAGTATGAAAAACAAAATATCTCCAAGAAAGGTGGTGTTTTCAATGTATATAATGAATCTCCTGCTTCTTACAACTTTATCGTAGATGGAGCTGAGTGTGGTGATGAAAATGGTACTTTGAAATACGCTTATTCTCAAATGGATCTTAATCCAGCATAATTAGCAAGGGGAGGGAATTTAGTTCTCTCCCCTTGAATATTTTAGATTATAATATTGTGTTTTAAGTATTGTCTATTAGAATAAAAATGATTAATATTGCACATCATTCAATTTTAAATTTTTAGTATCATGGCTTGTAAAAAGAAAGCTCGTCAGGGTGGGGAAGTTGATAAAAAGGACAAACCCAAAATGCGTCAAGGCGGTAGTGTTGGCGGTAAGATGAAAAGAAAGAAGACGAGCACTAAAAAGTGATTGAAAACCAGGGGAAGGTGCTGATCGCCTTCCCCATTTTAATAACATAACAACAACATATTATGAGCAACAAGTTTATTAGCAAAGGACAGAGGAACGTCTGTGTGACGTTTGTGAAGTATTATCCTGTGTTGATGCAGGATATTATGTTAGCCAGCATTTTTGATGAGTTTTATCCTTTTAGTATCACTAATTGGCGGTATCCGATATTAGGTCATTCTATATCATGGGACCTATTTCTCTTGGCTTTTTCAAGAATGTTCAGGTTTTGTATATGGCATAGGTTATTGATCTATAGCATGATTTTTAATATCTGTGTAGAATGGGTTACGGTTAATATTGAGATGCCTATTGAGCACAATATCGTAGTGTGGTCTGTTATGGCTGTTACTCTTCTGATAATCATTGCCTCTATTGTTTTAAGGTTTAAAACAGGATGTTTTGAAAATGAAAGAAATTCTGACAGAGACGCTGCGTAAAAGCGGTGCGGCGGTATGCGATAAGATAAAGGAGATGTTTTTAAGCGGGGAATGCGATCATCTTACAGCCAACGATCTTGAGACATGGACGCAGCTTGCTAATCCGGCTAAGTACTATACCGGGGAAGAGGCTGTTTCTTATCTTAATGTAACTTCTAAAAGATTTTATGAATATCGTAAGGCTAAGTTAGTTCCTGATCCGGTTAAGATAAAGGGATTCCCTAAGCCTTTATATACGAAAGTCATGTTGGATGAGGCTATAAAAACCATATCCGGTATGAGTGAAAGAGATATTTATATGAGGATATTGAATGCTAAATCAAGAGAATCAAGAGCAAAAGAAAGGAGGGGAGCATGATCACTAATGGTGAATTTGTATCAAGAGTCGTAAACGGTATTCATGCCCTTGACAAAGATTCGCATGTTAGTCGGAGATGGATATTGAATATCGGTAGAACTAAAGCCGAATCTTATACGGCCCAGAGGTGGGATGATGGGACGTTACTTGGCGACCACCGGCTCCTAACTTACGTTACTTGTCTGGAGATGATTGAAGTTGATAAAATAGTTTGCTGCGATGCCGAATTTGCGTTGTGTAATACACTTATGCGTTCAAAGCATAAGCTTCCAGGACTTCTTTATTCTGCCCTTAGACCGGCTATTACTAAGGTGACTAACGTAGATAACACTATATTTTTTAAGTTCGCTGAAATAAAGTCGTATCGCAATGAACAGAAAAGACCGTATGCTAAATATGTTAAAGAACGTCGTCCTTTTTATTATGTAGAAAACGACTATATTTATATACCGGATTTCCATATAGAGCTTATTAACGTAGAGTTCTTTACAACAAGAAGAAAGAAGGCGCTGGAGTTAATGGCTTGCGATCCTACACCTAAAGGGTGCGAATCTGAATGGGAATACGAATTTATTTGCCCTATTAAGCTGATTGAGTATGTAGTGGCAGAGACGATAAAGGAAGTAGCATTCAGGCTACAGATTCCTATTGATGAAAATCCGAATCTTGATTCCAATCAGAAAAGTCAAATTGTTCAATAATAAAATATTATTTATCTTTATTTGGGTCTTAGTTGTGAAACCAAGACCCATTTTTATATAACTTAGTAACATGAAAAGAACATCAATACAATCACCGTATTTTGCAGCCTACTACCATCGTCTTATGAAAAGAAAGAATGGTTTTAAGAAAGGCATGATAAGAGATAGAGGAGAGGTTTTAAGGCTGTTGTCTATTATATGGAAAACCGTATCAGAGCATTATGTGGAAGCTGATGCTGGTGTTTACGTAGATAACGTGGGCTACTTATGCCATGTGCTTATACCGGGCCAGCGCTTTACCGTCAGGCGGGACCTGGACATCGTGAGCAGGCTCGGCACCAACGGCTACCTCTACAACCACCTGGTTATGGATTTCGCAGACTCTAAAAGATATTACCATTTTGTAATACAAGATAGCTTGAAAAAGAAGTTAAGGGTTAAAATGAATAAAGGACGAAGATACCGATTTATGTACAATGAAATACTTGCTAAAAGAAGAGTGTTTAAAGACTTCCAGATTAAGAGAGTTTTCGAAGATAAAGAATTAAGACATAGAAAGTCATAGAAAAAAAAAGTAGCGATCACCCTTTGTAGATGCAGGATAATCGCTACTTTTGCATATCCGTCTACCTTCTCAGGCTGGCGGATAAAAAAATAAAAAAATCTTCCTATATGAGTAAAATAGTAAACTCTATGGAGGCAAAGGTAAACAATTTTCAAAACAATGCGAAGAATAGTAGCATTATTTTGACGTCAGAATCCAACGAAATGGATTTATCTGTAAAATTATCTAAAATTTTTAGCTATAATGGCCATAATGTTTCTTTTATAAAAACTTCTTATGGTATATTATTAAATGCCACACAGATGGCAAAAGCATTCAATAAGAAACCTGCCGAGTATCTAAGGTTGCCGTCTGTAAATCAATTAATTAAGTCAATGGTGGGATTTTCCCACCTTTCTGAGAATCAGATAGTTACAACTATGCTTGGAAGTCCTGAAAATGGAGGAGGCACATGGATGTTTGAAGATCTCGCCATAGATTTTGCGAGATGGTTGGATACTGATTTTAGATTATGGTGTAACTCGAAGATAAAAGAATTTTTAACATCAAACTTGGTTTCTATTCCAAATTTTACTGATCCGGCAGAAGCAGCCGAAGAATGGGCTAAGCAGTATCGTAGAGCTCAGCAAGCGGAAGCTATTGCTTTGGCTGAACATAAAAGGGCAGAGCAAGAAAGAATGGAAAAAGAAATAGCTGTAAATACGTTAGAAGAAAAGAAAGGGGATATAGAGTTTTCTGAGTCATTTAAGAAGGTGGATCATGAAAACATGTGGCTAATAAGAGATGTGGCGAAGAAGCTTGAGCAGAATGGAATCATCATCGCAGAAAAGAATCTTCGTTTGTTTCTTGAGGAAGTCAAGTTCATGTTCAGAAATGGGCAGGGTAGATGGGAGTTATACAGTGATATTGTTAAAAATAAGTTTGGTGTGTATAGATCATATTTTGTAGATAAGTATTCTGGGGAAAGAGTTAATCAGCAAACCATCTACATGACTGGTGCCGGATATGAAGTTACACTTAAGGGGATAAAGGAAAAGTGTAGGAGCCTTTTCTTGAAGTACGGCAAGTTTGAAGATCCTAACTTTTGAAAACACAAAATATGGCGTTATACATATTATTCATATCTTTGTGGAGGTCAGGTTCGTTTCCTGTCCTCCATTTTTTTTAAGAGATGACAGTCGAAAATTATATCATAGAGTTAAAATCGTCTTTAAGATCATTTGACAAGCGTGATCTGATAGATGAGGTATCCATCTACAAATGGGTAGAAATCGCCCTGAAGAAGTTTGGAGGTGATATTACTATGCGCAAAGAAGCGGTAGTGGATGTCAAGCGAGGTCAGGCTCGTATGCCTGGTGATTACTTTGATCTTATTTTGGCTTTCAAATGTGATTTTAAAGGATATGAGGTGCCTGAAGGTGATAAGGTGATACCAGAGCTTCAAAATACAATAGCTTGGAAAGAACGCACTGAAAGGAGTTATAGGTGGTGTTCTTGCGATGAATGTTGTAAAGACGAATGCGAGAAAGTGATAGTTGAAAAATTTTATATCAATGTTCATGATCGCGATCATGAAGTTCGTTGCTATTATGACCGTCCGGTGATGTTAGGTCTTGCCAAGCCTATGCTTCGTGATTCTTGTTTGAGTAAATGCCGGAATAAGGTAATAAAGGATAGTCCGTATGAGATAAATATCGTAAACGGATTCCTGTATGCTAATTTCGATGGTCCTATTTACATGCAGTACAGGTCTCTTCCTTTTGACGGAGAATCTAATATAATTATACCAGATACGCCTCAAGGTCTGGTTTTGGATTATGTAGATAATTTTGTAAAGATGAGATTCTTTGAGGAACTGATGTATAATGGAGAAGCGCAAGGAGCAGCCGATTTGTTTAAGTTGTATGCACAGCAAGATTTGGTTAAGCTGAAAAATGCTAAGACCGAACTTAAGATGATGGGTATGACATTAAAAGGCATGTACGAACCTCTTAGGCGGCGCCGTGCTGAGTTTGAGATTTATTCTAAGGCATATCCTGTAATTGATAATATACTTAAATTGGTATGATTGAGGTAGTTTTATTTATATACTTGTCTGGCGTTATTGCATCTATGATTGTTTGGTCAATCAGGCAATTTAAAGGAGATGCGAGTTTGGTAGAGACAATGTACTGCCCGGTAGTATTTTTGTTGAGTTGGATATACGTATTTGAAATATTTAAAATGAAATAAGATGTTAGAGGTTAAAGCAAGCGAAATAGTAACCGCCGACAAAATGAGAGGCATAGGACCGGCAAACATCATCTTCACAGCCGGCCCTAATCCGGTAGCCGAAGATCGCCGTGGCGTAGCTAAGGTAACGGCTGGTGGAGAGAGTAAGAACGTCACAATAACACAAGCTGCCGGCGAGCAGGTTGTTGTAATTCCTGAGTTCGATTATCTTGTTCTTAGGTATGGATGGGAATCAGAAGACGGCTCCGATTTTGATACTGCAACTGGTTTTACAAATACAGGCATATCAGAAGTAGATAATAAGTTTGTGGGATGGAGTAAGCAGTGGGCTACCACCCAACAACAGGTGGGTGATTACCTTATTTATGGTGGTGATAACATGCAGTCTGGTCTTGAAGGAGCGCTTATTAAGATGAAGACCTTGTTGTCAGCGCCAGGTATGGACGAGTCAGAACCTAATATCAATGCCGACATCTATGGTAATTGGTATGGAAATAGAGGACGAGGAAATGTTGTTGTGTCTTTTACAGCCTACCTTGGAGGAGAGATGGTTAAACAAGGATTTAATTTCATTAATGAAGGAGGTACGGAAGTTTACTCCGACAGCATTACTACTAACGTTTCGGCTCATGGTGAAACCAATTACCAAAATATAAAAGGTTTGTACACTAAGATGGGTACGATGGTTTATAATAAGGAAAAGCGTGATTGTGTTATTGTTATAGGTTAAGGTGATGGAAAGTCTTTGGGATAAATACAATAGGATTAAGGAGGTGTTTTACCGGGATTTTGTTTATGATTCCAGCTACACAGAGCAGGCCTCGTGCATCCCACTGTCGTCGGTGAAGAACGGGGTAGGCTGGGTCGGCGACGGAACTATCAACCTGGCTCATTATCTCCAGTTTATATACACGGAAATGGTTCTTGGCAGCAAGACAGAAGATGATGTGCGTAATTCCATATTGGTATTTACCCGTCTTGCCGATACTACTTATGATCTATTTTTTAATAACAACAAAGGTATTTATTTCAAATTCGAAAAAGGATTTTTCTTAAGAGACGATATCCATAGCGAAGACGCAAGCAAATTCGGTCTTACCAAGATAAGCTCCGGATATACTAATGGTATAGAGTTAAAAGATGAAGACCCTTGCTTCTCCCCATTCACTTCACAAGATCAGATCTGGAATCTGGCTCCGATATTGGCTTATTTGGCAGATGATGGATTTGAAGAAGCCAGGCAAGTAGGATACGATATTTTTGAGTACGTTATTAGAAACGGACACAAGATATACAATCCTTATTATAGCGCCTTGCTTCATCATTGGACGTTTCTTCCTGATATGGACACCGATAAGGTTAAGCCGTGGGATAGGGTTAGTAATCGTAACAAGAATCTTAAATACAAAGTTAAGGTTAAGAGAGGTGCTAACAACTGGTACTTCTCTGGAGGGTTCAGATGGGCGTTTAAGAAGTTTGGAGGCAAGTGTAGTACATTCTGGCATTGCCTATGGTATAAACCATTTATATTTTTAGCAGATAGGGTATATCATCCATATGTATGTAAATGGTTTGGCATTAAAGTCAAAAATAATTCTTACTATTGTCTTGGATCCACAAATGAAAAATCATGGTACGGTCCTAAGTTCAGAAAGAGGCTGGTTAGTAAGTTTAATAAATCTTTGGAAGGGGGAGAATTATTTATGCCGCATCTTGTTTTTCTTAAAGAGTGTGAAGATGTTGATGAAAGTAAGTTAAGATCTTATCTTGAAAAATGGGAATGGGATGGAGTTAATTCTCCTATTGAGTTTTTAATTTTGTGCAACTGGTATAAAATTGTTTTTAACAATGAAAATATATTATAAATCAAAAATAGCTAAGTTGTTTACGTTCATTGACGGCTATAAAACAATTATGCTGTTTGGAGCCGTATTTACCGAACGTGATGCTATATCATTGAAGGCCGAATATCATGAAGAGGCGCATTGTAATCAGTATCATACAATGTTTTGTTTTGGTATGTTTATATCGCTGCTTACAATAGGATTATGTCTCTTATTCGGTAATGTAGGATGGTGGATGCTGTGGCTGTCTCTTATTCCGGTATTTTTATACTATGCATGGTATTTGATTGAGTACCTGATTAGGTTGTGCATATATCGCGATCATGATAAGGCATATCATAACATCGTATTTGAAAGAGAAGCCTTCGACTTAGAAAAGTATTGGAATAAGCATGATGTTTTGAGGAAGGAGTCGAAAGGATTTAGCTTCTTGAAATATTACGGGAAGGAGTATTATCATGAGTAGGAGAAGATATTTTGAGGAACAGAGATCTGGTAATGGAGCTATTTATCATTGTGTTGAAATCGATACCGATCATGATAATCGTTTTGAGGTACTTGATTTAATGAGTAAAGATGAATCAGATACAATTAGCCCAGATAAGGTGAATAATGTCTTGAATCAGCTTAGGCAAGGATCATGTTTTAACATTCATACTCAGAGTACAGTTTCTTTTGAGGTTATAGAAAAGAGAAGGAATGCTATATTTATCAAATTTAATCCAACTCCTGCTCCAAGTGAACAACATGGCATTATATATAGGTTTCAGATAAACAATAAAAAATATGTTTTTATGTTTTCTAACAATTATGACGGCAAGAGTGACCTTATACAAAACGCAGATGAGGATGTTGATTGTATGACATACGCGCAGGATACCAGTCTTTATTCTAATAATTCTTTCTTTGTATTTGTTTGATTATGTATGTTAAATATAATTATATGATTTACAGTAAGTTATTATATATATGGGGGGGTAATCCTTAGTATGTTATGAGACGTCGTTTATTGCAAAAAAATAGGGAACTTGAAGACTTTATCATAAGGTTTTATCCGGCAGGAAATTATACATGGACGGTTCCATCTGGATGTAGGGAGGTTGATGTGTTTCTTGTCGGTGGTGGATGCGGAGGCAATAGAGGATATTCAGATACAGGAGGAGCTGGAGGATATACAAAAACCTTTAAAAAAGATACATCCGGATGGAGAGATGGTGATGCTATCCCTGTTATACCGGGTCAGTCAATTTCAATAAGAGTTGGCAAAGGAAGTAGTAGAAGTTCTAATAGTACTCCACCTAATGATGGCGGATACTCGCAATTTCTAAACTCGAATTATAGAGCTTATGGAGGGAGTATGGATGGATACGAAAATGGTCCATGGCGTTCAGATGGCGGTTCAGGTAGCGGTGGAGGAGGTTCTATAGGAGGTAATGGCGGTTCGGATGGTGGTAATGGATCAAACGGCAGCGCTCATGAAGGAGGTATAGGACAAGGTCATACGACTCGAGATTTTGGGGAATCTTCAGGTAAACGGAATGCTGCTGGTGGTGGAGGTGGAGGTATTGAAAAATATGGAAAAGCAGGAGTATCTGACTATACAGAAGGTAAAGGAAGTGGAGTAAATGGTGGCGGTGGTGGATCAGAAGGTGACGGTGGTGATGGTACTGTTTTGATTAGGGGTAGAAGATATAAATCGTAAGTAGATGTTATGAGACGAAGATTTGAAAATGTTAATATGGTGATGGGTAATTGTTTCTCTCCTGTAATGGAAGGGAGTCAATTTAAATGGAATAATATTGTAGTTAATAGTCCAGTATATATAACTCCAATAAGAAGAAAGAAATTCAAGATAAGTTTTGGAGAATTTGATTTATCCAAGGTTTTGTCTAATGTATCATCTAATTGTGATATTATAATAAGAGATAAATCTGCATATACATTTCTATTGTTACTTCTGTCTGCTGATCATTCTAAATGCAGTTTGTTTAATAATCATCTAACAGTTAATACCCAGGATTTACCAAGATATATTTTTTACATTGATTCCGAACATGAGGAACTGTATTCATACAAAGACGGGGTTTTAGAAAGTAACGTGACGATAATGGATCCAGTTGATAATTATTTCTATAATTATATTGATATTCAAATAAGAAATTTCAATGATAATCCTATCCCCGATTTTTATGTAGGTGTGGTCGATAAAGTAGGAGACTGAAAATGTATTTCTTTTCTTCACCTACTTTAGAAATCCATGATTAAATCTCTTTTGTTATCTTTGTGACAAACAGTTATTAACATGGCATTAGAAGATAACAGAAACATAGCGGTTCCTCAAACAGGTATGAATCGCGATCTGCATCCGTCGAGTCTTACGGATCAGCATTATACGTTTGCCTTGAATGCCAACATCGAATCCGAGGATGGTAATGTTGGGATGAGATCTAACGAGCACAGTAATCTTAAATGCATTGATTTCGATGGGTTTAAAGTTATTGGTTACAAGAATGATCTTACTTCAGGCAATATCTATTTTTTTATAACAAATCCTGAAACAGGCGTATCTAAAATAACTTATTTCAAGCCTGAATCCGATACAAGTATCTTATCCGATTCCGATATAGAATCTATGGTAGAAGGATCGGAGTCGTTGTGTTCTGGCATGAAGACCTTGCTGGAAGACAACGAGCAAGATCCTTGCCTTAAGTTCTCTATCTACCATCCTATAAAAACCATAGAAATAAAGACAGAGAAATGTGGAAAATGTATTTACTGGACTGACGATTATAATCCTCCCAGGTATGTTATTGTAGACAAGGCTCTGACTCCTGATGATGAAGGTGATATATGGTATCATTATCATGGGTATAAGATATGCGATAAAGAATACGATAGGAAAAAGTTCATGCAGGAGAATGGTTGTTTTCTGGCATGTGAGAAACTTAGGGTGTTTCCGCTACTGGACCAGCCATGCGTGGAGCCGGTACAGATAGAGTACGGGGGCAGCCTACGTGCCGGCGTGTATCAGTTTGCTGTGGCCTTGTGCGATGAATTTGGCAACGAGAAAACCAACTATACTTCATTGACTAATCCTGTTCATGTATTTGATGAGCAATATATTAGGATAAATGATGGTAAATGGGGAGAAAGAACTAATCTTGGTATAAGACTTAAGGTGTCTAATCTGGATAGGCAAGTCAGCCATTACAAGGTGGCTGTTATTCAGAATACTGTAGGATACAATGGCGAAACACAACCTGTAGTGGATTATTTTATAGAAGGTATTCATCCTATTACAGAGAAGACCATATACTATTATTCTGATCTTAATAATAAGAGGACAACATTTGAACATATTTCTTTAAAAAGAGCCATATATAATACATCAAGAGGAATAGTGTCAGTCGGAAATCGTCTTCTTCAATATGGTCTTACGGCAGAAAAAGAATGGAATTTGCAGCCTGTAGTTTCTCTTATGGGGCATTTTCTAAAATGGCAGGCATCTGTCGCTCATGAAGATCTGTATAAAGATGGTAATGCTTGTTCGCTGTATGTAGGGTATATGAGAAATGAAGTGTATCCGTTTTCTATCTCGTTTAAGACATCCACCGGATATAAAACTCCAGCATTTGTTCTTATTCCACCTCCTTCTGATAAGGCAAGAGAAGAAATGAACAAAGACAGTATCCCATACCAGTCTATAAATGCATATGCTCCGGATTGTTCAGGAGTGGAAAGAAAATATGTATGGCAGTATAGCAATACGGCAGGAGATGGGGTATTGATTGACGACGATGCGGTTGTTATAGATGAAGAACAGAAAGAGTGTAACAACCCGGCTACCGTAGGTCAAACTGTTATAGTGGAAAGCAATTTCGCTATTTTTAAAGGGAAATCAAGATTTATTATCGATTATGATGATATTGTAGGAACCCCTATAAATTATTTGTCTGAAAATATAGGTCTTGTAGCTTGTAATAATAAGGAGAATGGAAACAATGAAAGACAGATATGTGATATAGCTACCAAATACAGAGAAGATGGAACACAGGATTATATGGAGCCAATTGATCATATTAGGTTACCAGAAATGGAAGGAGACTGCGAAGTCCCTCATCGTCAAGAATCTATATTGTCAGCTCCAGTTCCACTAATAACAGGCCTTGTAGAAGATTATATCTATAAGGTTCTTAGCGAAATGGAACACGTCTCTACAGATTATCTATATACCACAGGAGGAGAAAATCAGAATAAGTATTCTGTGTTGTTTAATTACGAGACAATGAATTCTTTATCTGAATGGATGGAGGAAGCATTTTTTGGGTATAGCGCTGGCAGCATATCAGGTGATGGCAATCAACACCTTTGTTCTGAGTTTTATCCATACTTACAACCTGGATCTGTTTTAAAAACCGTGTCTGATGCTATATACGTATTAGATACCATGCCTTGTACATGCGGATGTTATATTGAGAGTTATTGCTCTGATCCTACTGTGTCAAGAACTGATTATAACAACTTTCAGAATTATAATTATCTTCTTGGAAGTTATATTCTTCATATAGATGGATGGAGCCAAAAGATAAATGATGTAGGAGATTGGCGAGCCGGTAGATCTACCAGTACAGTCATAAATAATCAGTATAGATCAAAGAACGGACCCAGGTATTGTATTGAGCAATTTTGGCCTGAAGCTTCTGAGAAGTTGCAAGATATGATATATAAAAATTCGGATACCGGTATAGATGAAACTGATTGGAAATTTGAAGGGTATGTAAACAATGCTACATTTAATAATCCTACAGGGGATAAGCTTAATATTGGATTCGCATCTGAATTTGTGGTATGGAAGTTTGTCAGAAATGTAATGACAAATGCAAGATTTATTAGAATCAATAGACCAGAAGAGTGGGACATAGAAGGTTATAAAGACGAGAACAAAGTTCTTTATCTTGAAGCTCTTGGAAAGGTAGATGGCATAATGGATGCTGTGTCTACCAATTACGTTCGTGTTTCTTTTTGGAAGGATGTTGAAACATGGTCCCCTCTTGGAATAGTACCAGTTGAATTTGATAGACCTGAGTATGAATCATCTCATTCCGTTATTGTTAACATAGCAAGACCTGCTTTCGGAGAAATAAATGAAGAGTTTTTTGATTCTATAGGTCAAAATTATTTTTATGTTACAATAGAATCTCCTATTGTAGCAGTTCCTTGGATAATGGCGTTTAGACAAATTCAATTTTGTTCTTATAAAAATTATGATACCCCAGAAGAAGAGGAAGAAGAAGGAAAGAAGCCTTCCCGTGCTATTCTTGGAGTCGCTTTTGCTACAGGTAAAACTATATATCCGTATATTTTTGGTATAAGAGAAAAGGAAGTGAATAAGATTGATTTGTCTGTGGATTCTATAACACTTAGATCAACTGTCTTATTTGCATCAAAATGTCAGACATGTGGAGATAGGCCCATCAATTGCAAGCCTCGTCCTTATAAATACGGGGATTTTGCATATTGGGAATCATCTGAGAAATATCCTGCTAATTTTGAACTTTATGATAGTAGCAGGATGAAAATAGACACAGGCAGATCTTATGATGATCCAAAAAAAACAGAAGCTTATTCTAATATTATGAATAAGTTAACAGAATATTATGGTGCTCCTTTGTCAGACAAAAATGGATTATCTTATTTCAAGGGCCATTCTTATGGAGGAGTGGATACTTCTACCATATTTTGTCAACAACCTATACGTCATTACCGGTTCCCAGACAATAAGCATATACCATTCATGAACAGTGATGAACGTGGATATGACATAGCTTCTGAAATATATCCGGTAGGTATTATGGTAGACGAGAACACCATACAAGTGTTTTTGGATTTTGCGGTGGATTCTGGTTTGATTACGCAACAACAAAGAGATACGATCGTAGGATATGAACTGTATCGTGGAGATAGGAGACTAAATAGGTCGGTTGTGGCTTCAGGATTAGCCTATGATATGCTTAGATACATAGGAGACGATGGTAATGTGAATATCTATCCTAATTACCCATATAATGACCTATCACAGGATCAATATAATTATACGTCTGGCAAAAGAGACGAGTTTATATCCCATCCTTTCGACAAAGGAGGAAACGTGTGGTATTCATTCTGTTCGCCTGATATTTATTTCAATAAGCCTGAACTTCCAAATGAAGTATGTATAGACGGGTTCCAAAGAGGAATGTCTGTAGGCAGTTTTGTGCCTGTAGAAGATCATCCAAAATGGACTATCTTAGGTCCTGCCGCATACACGATGGCTGCGTCACTTGCCGCAGTTGAATCAAGTGCCACAATAGCAGCTATGATAGCAGAAGAGCTTCAGATAAGGGCGCAGTCTGGATACATAGGAGGGTCGGCCGGTCTTACCGGAGGAGGATTCCTGACTAATTTAAGTGTGGCCATGCTGTTTTCTTCAATGGTGTCAACCATCAGTCAGACTCTTGCTAAAGGCCCGATATTGTATGGTAAGTACCGTTATGATTGGCTTAATACGTTTATAAACAATGGACCAAGACGTAATCATGCATGGTATTATACTTCTGTGGGATTATATAATTCAATGATAGGCATAACAGATCAGGATAAGTATGAACGAAATTTTGCCCGTGGTTTATCTTCTGTTAAGTACATTAAGTCTGGCGTATATCCGATGATGGATGCCAGTATGTCTTCTAAATGGGGAACCGGTAGAAATGATAATGAGGGACGTTTCTTATTCGTTAATAATATAGATCGTGAATCTTCGTTATTTTTATCATTTGGTGATCCAGGTGAAAAAGGAGATGGTAAATCGAAATATTTATTGGAATATCCGAACTATGTTTACAATTACGACAGTAGCCGCATAGATGATTCGGTTATTGCTGGAAGTGATGTTGTAGCAGGAAGAACATTCGAGCAATCCAAAACAGTATCGTACATCTGTTCTCCGTATATGAGACTTATGCGATATAGGCCGGATCAATATGGACAGATAGAAGATATAAAATGGATTTCCATAGGTGGATGTGGCTTTTTCACTAATGAAAAGAAACTGATGTTCGGTGGCGATACGGTAATAACAAGATTCTCATTAAAAAGAAAATTCCCTGTTTTTTATAATAGCGCTTTTGGTATTGGAGACATGATACCATTCCCATACATGGATTACAGAAATGTAGGGTATCCAAGATATTTTGTTAATTATGATACTGGAGAAGACGCTCTTGAGACAATAGATAACGAACGTTTCAATAGCTGGACATCATCTAATAAAGGAAGATACGCTTTTTATCCAAACAGGAAGAGCTTATACGAATTAAATGGTGACACATCCGGCAAGTACGTTAATGGAAGATTTTATACATGGTTCTATGGCATTCCTCAGTTCCTTGTAGAGTCTGAAATAAATTGTAATTTCAGATTAGAGGGCCCTCAGCCTCATGAACTATTCTATCCAAAAGTAGGAGATTTTGTTTGGTGGACACAAGAAAAGAACGTATCTATCCATAGGGATAATGATTACAAGATAAGTCCTATCTATTCGTCGAGGATGACACTAACACCTAATGTATTGCCGGCGACATACGAACGTCGTTTTTATGATTGTGCTTACCAGCGACCTAATGGTGTTATATGGAGTAGGGCTGACGTATCTGAAAACAGTCAAACAGATCCGTGGCTGACATACAAACCTATGGACTATCATGAGTTCCCAACCAGCAACGGGAAGCTTATTCACATGAAGCGTATCGAGTCTAATCAGATTCTTGTTAGGTTCGAGGATCAGGTTTCACTCCATAACGCCATAGACGTAATCAAGGAGCGCACCTCCCCAGGGCAGGCCGAGATGGGCACCGGCGGTCTGTTCGCGTCCCGGCCTCTGGAGTACAACACGACCGACCTCGGTTATTCTGGAACCCAGAGCACTGAAATAATTAGTTCAGAATTTGGTCACTTCTGGGTAGATACTAAAAGAGCACAGGTGTTTATGACCGATCCTAATGGACGTAATCTTAAGGAACTTAGTGTAGGTATCAGACATTGGCTTAAGCGTCATCTTCCGTTTAAGATTCTTAGATACGGAATAACTAATATCTTAACCGGTACAGAGATGACAGAAGAAGATACAGACAATAAATTTATCGGTCTTGGTCTGTCTCTTGGATGGGATAACAGGTATAAGAGGGTACTTATCACGAAAAAAGATTATATACCTGTTAAGAACCCGGCATATTATAAATATGATGGTGGAAGGTTCTTATACAATGAAACAGAGGTGCTGTCAAACGATAAGGAAATATCTTTAAAGGACGAACAATATTTCAAGGACGTGTCGTTCACTATCGGATATTCGTGTCTGAAACAAGAATGGATTTCTTATTATTCATTCTGCCCCGACTATTATATAGAACAGCAACAATATTTCCAGACAGGAATAAACTTCCCAGCATCAGACGAAGAAGGCGGCTTATGGAGTCATTTACTGACGAATAAGAGCTTCCAGACATTCTACGGAGCAACATATCCATTTATATTAGAAGTGCCGATAAAAGAGAAATATAATGGCTCTACGCTGGCTTCTGTAGAATACGAGCTTGATGCAAGGAAATACGTCGATGATGTGAATTACACTCTTGACAGGAAAGTAGGTTTAGATACGATAATTATCTACAACGACACAAACAACTCAGGTGAAATTCATCTTGTTCCAGAAGAAAAGAATAATTTAGCGCAACGTATATCGTATCCGAAGATCGTAGGCGACCATACTGAGGTCCTGGATACTGAGGTATATAGAAGACATAAGTTAAATGACTTCTTCAACAGGGTTGACGATGACCGATCTGAAACACCTATCTGGATCAAGGACGATAACGATATAAATAAGTCAGTTAATCCTGATGCTCTTAATTTCAGACGGTCATGGCTGGATAGGTTAAGAGGAAGTTGGATGCTGATGAGGATAAAGAAAGTAATTAGCAACCGAAAGATTATATTCCAGTGGTTGATTTCTGAAGATAAGATTAAGAATAGATAATATCGTATCATCCTCTACTTTTCAATAAGTAGAGGATGATTTTTTTATTCTACACATATAAATCCGTATTTCTTTATTATATGACAAATATCATTATTATCCATCCTGAACCATTCTCCATCGACTCTTACTGAATCATATTCTTTATGTATTAATAATTCTACATTTTTATTGCATACTCCTATTATAGATAAATTAGGATTCCCAATAGATAGTGTTTTAAGTCTTTCAATAGGATTACGGCTTTTTCCTATTTTAAATAAACCACTCGAACTATCTTTTATTATATAGGTATTAATATCACCACTGGAATTTTTATCATGCGTGACTGGGGCTGGTTTGTTGCATACTGTAAGGAGTGATGCGTTTTCACCGAACAATATGGATATTATATCTATGGCCTCTTTTTAATTTGTAAATCATATTTTAGTGTCTATATTTGCATCGTAATCAAGAGAGATTATAATGCAAGACAGTGGTGATGGAAGGTGATACTTCGGTTTGTGTCACAGGTTCGAGTCCTGTATTTTTCATGCAAGAAAGATTAGATCAGTTGGTAGATTAAAACCTCCTTTCAAACACCTTCCAAATTATCCCTGTTTTAACAACATATACAGATGGTGAGGAGTTCGGTTACTTCGAAAATTAGTGTAGTGGATAACACGGCTTTAGGTAAAAAAGTTTTTCATTGGTTCGAATCCAATATTTTCATTTTAGATCCGGCTCCGCTTTTCCTCTGTTTGAAATATATAAAAACTAATGAGTGGTGATGGGGTTAGTTACTTCGAATTTAGCTCAGATGGATAGAGCGATACTCTTTTAAAGTATAGGTCGATGGTTCAAATCCATTATTTCATTGTTTACACTAACTTCAGCTTTTCCCTCATTGAGTAAACATATTGATATATTTTTTTCAAGCAGTGGTAGTAATATCACTGCTTTTTTTTGTATAACACTTTAAAGAAAACAACAACAAATGGGAAAGTTTAACAAAAAGGATGAAGGTGTTAAACCTACGATCGTGAATCACATGGGAGAGAAGGCGTATAAGCCTAACGCAGAAGAAGAGTTGGTATCTACGGTAATGACTACCATGTTATCTGATTCTTATTATGAGAAAGAAAAAGATAAAGTAGAAAGAATTAAGAACCTTATGGATCAGGTGGATCCGTATTTCGCAGCACAAACAGCATTGTATGTCAGGAAAGAAGGAAAGCTTAGGTCAGTAACGCATCTTATGGCTTCTGTCCTTGCCAGCAAAGCATCGGGTAAGGAATGGGCTTCAAGGTTCTATAACAAGATCGTTATGCGTCCTGATGATATGAGCGAAATCCTTGGCTGTTATGCGGCTCTTAACGGCAAAAATCCAAAGAAGTTAAGAGGTATATCCAGTGCTATTAAGAAAGGATTTAAGACGGCTTTGGAAGGTCTTGATCCGTATCGGATTGATAAGTATAAGATGGACAGTAGGGTCATTGCTATGGTTGACCTCGTAAACTTATTTCACCCCAAAGGCAATCAGGCTAACAAAACGGCTTTCCAGTACCTTATAGAAGGTCGGTCTTTGTCTGGATTATACGAAAGCAAGATTCTTGAAAAAGAGATGTCTAAAGCCGGACAGGACAAGAAAGACAATAAGGAAAAGAAAGAAGCTTTAGGTGACGCTATTCGGGACGTGGTTTCCAATGTAAAAGGTATGCCTATTTTTAATATGGTTCGTAACCTTGTAAACATAATCAAATACGCACCTGATCAAATAGATGAAGTTTGTAGGCAGCTTACAATAGAAGAGAAGGTACTTAATTCGAAGATGCTTCCTTTCCGTTTTGCTTCAGCTTTCAAAGAGGTTGAAAATATAGGCACTGATGGTTCCGATAATGATATTGTATTTGAGTCGGATAAAAAACGTGCTAAATTAACAGCGCGTAATAAATATAAGATTTTAGATGCGTTGGAAAAAGCCATAACCATATCCTGCAAAAACCTGCCGGTGCTGGAGGGGCGGTCGGCTATCCTGATTGACCACTCTGGCTCTGTACGTGGAGATATGGGAGGATCTTCTGAAGTGTCTGCCTTTAGCAAAACAAATACGGCTGTCATTGGTAACTTATTTGGCTGTATGATCGCATCTGTGCTTCCTGACGTATTTATTGGCATGTTTGGTGACAAACTTATCAATTACGAATATGATAGAAGTAAAGGTGTTTTATGGAATAACAAAAAATCTTTTACTGCCGGAGAAGAATGCGGTGGTGCTACTGAAAACGGTCTTTTTGCATTCTTGGAAAAGTGCGTCAAAGATAAGATAAAAGTAGATAACTTGTACGTTATTTCAGATATGCAGATAGGAGACGGTGAATCTATTGTATGGGAGAGAAGTTCCAGTTATGGATATGGCAAATTCGCTGAACTTTTGAAAGGGTTCAAGAAAGTAAATCCAAATTGCAAGATCGTTTCTATTTCTATTCAAGGATATGGAAGTGAGATGTTTTACAGAGGATCTAATATCTTGAACATAGCTGGCTGGTCAGAATCTATTTTCGATGTTATTAACAGCAAGTTCTGCGGATATAAGAATATGATTGATGAAATTAAGAAGATTAAGATTTAAATCTTACATTCGTACTGTTTTCATAAGAATAGATTTATCATAACAAGCCGGAGAATGAATGGTGGCATTCTTCGGCTATTTTGTTTACATTTGTTGAAAAAAAGAATGAAAGAAAAAGAATTTGATTTTGTGATATATCCACTAAAGTTGATTATCACCATAGGGTTAGATTACAAAACACTGTGTGATCGTTTTGAGAATGCAGAACCGGATCATGAAGGAGAATGGGGAAATGAAGGTGATTTAGATTCAGAAGTCTCTTTTATGAATCTTGTTCGTGATAAGAGAGATGATAGAGCTTTTAAGTTATTATGGAATTTTCAAAGTGAGAATGATATGACTACACAAAACATATGTCATGAATCATTTCATGCAGCTATGTCGGTATGTCAACATTGTAATATGTCTCTTGGCTTTAAGGTGGGAGAAGATGAACACGCAGCTTACATAGCTGGATTTGTTGGTAATTGCGCAGATGAAATGTTTGGATTCTTAGAGGAAGAAAAAAATGGCAAAGAAGACTAAAAATTACGTAAGGGACAAACAACCAAAAACATTATGGAATAAAATTGGTCCGTTTGTAAAACTTAGAGAATATCTGGCATCTAATATAACACCTGATGTGTATGCTAATGAAAGAGGATTAAAAACCAAAATAATGGAATTTTTTGGTCAAGATGTTCCGAAAGCCAATGTAGATGATTTTAGTCAGAATCTTTGGTTTAGATTCTTAAACCAACCAAATAACCTGAAAGAGGAAAACGGGATTGTTAGAATACCAGACAATATCAAATCCATTATATCTGACAGGATAAATGGTGGGTGGGAGAAAATGGCTAAAAAATATGGAAAGGAGCTTGATTCCTTAGATAATAAGATAATTGATGGAAAAGTTGCAGGCAAGGACGTATCTGATTTGGAGGAGTTAAGGGATGTAACAAGTAGGAAACTTGGAATGGTAGAAGAGGGTATAGATCTCTTAAAAAAAGCCAGAACCGGGGAACATCAGGTATTTAACGAATATAATTTTATACCGGATGCTTACGGAGATTTAAATGATTTATCAGGCTTATCAAGCTTTACCATGTACCGTGATGATAGAGGTAGGATGGTTGTGAAAGATAAGTACGATTTTTATAGAAGCGATCAACCTTTTGGTGTTGGGGTTGTTACTAAGACTCTTGATACAATAGGATATCCTTTTGAAATAAGGGATTATGTAGAAGATAAAATCCCATACGAAGAGAATGATCCAAACAAGATCCTGTTTAGATCCATTATTGATTCAAAGAATGATTTGGATAAAAGGATGGAGATAAGATCCAAAAAACAAGGAGGGGATTCTTCTAAGCCGGAAATAGATTGGGATTTATTCAAATCCAAATATGAAAATATGAAGCGTGTGGGTAAGGGTACGCACCGCACTATGGACGTAGAAGGGATGAATATGATCTATGATGCTTTATATGATAAAGGTTTTAATCAACGCCAGATAGAAGCCGTACTTGGAAATATTATTGAAGAATCTGGTGGAAACCCCTACGCTGTATCTGAGGATGGAAAATTTAGGGGACTTTTTCAAGAATATTACAAAAGATATCCGCCAAAAGAGTTTGAAAGAGATAAAGAGAGATTTAAGAGCGATAAGCGTGGATATATCAACTATATGATAGACAGATTTTATGATCATGTTCAAGATGCTGGGAAGTATAGTATAAAAGATACTAAATACAAAAAAGCTATTCATGCAGTAAACGAATTTATGTCAGAAGATCCAGATACGGATTATTCGTATCCACTTGTATATGCTTTTGAAGCTCCATCAGATAAAGAAGGAACTTATAAAAACAGAAAGAGCGTATCAAATTTGATAAGTCAATCTTATGTTTTGGATAATGTTGATAAAAATGATAATACTATTGTTGATGCTATTCTTGGAATAAAAAATGATCTTGAGCTACAAGACTCTATTTCCACTACAAGAGGTGAAGCCTTTAAAGAAGCCAGGAAAAGAGGTCTTAAGGAATTTACGTGGAATGGAAAGAGATACAATACCAATGTCAAGAAAGAAGGTGGGGTAGTTGGCAAACAGCGTGAAGCATATGAATACTTTACTGGAAAGCGAGGCATGTCCAAGATACAGGCGCTTGCTATCATAGGTAATATCATGGCTGAATCCGGTCTTAAAGATGACATATACGGAGACAACAGAACATCATACGGCATACAGCAATGGCATAATGAGCGCATGGATAAGCTATTCAAGCACGCCAAAAAGAAAGGTCATTCTACACCCACATTCAAAGACCAACTTGAGTTCTTGGCTGATGAATACGAAGGGAAAACCGGATATTCTAATTTCTTATACACAAGAAAAGGAAAAGAAGGACCAGGGTATTACAACTACAGCCGGCAGGACTTCATGAACGCCGATAACCTTAAAGATGCTGTAGTAGCTTGGAACCAAGGAGCAGGACGTCCTCATAAGAGTGTTATAAGAAACGATGACCGTTATAATTATGCTATGGAGGTTGCTAAAAATCTTGGTTTGGAAATTGAAGAAAATTCCGTATCTTCGTATGGTCAAATGGGATTCGGAGATGATGCTGAAATAGCAGCATCGGTAACACTTCCAGAGGTAGAAGTGGCAGCCGCCCTTCCTAACCCGGAAGTCCCGTCCCAGGAGAGACAGTCCGAGGAAGAGAGATTCCGTACATGGACTGAAACGTATGGTAAGGACATCATAAATCATTTACTGACGTTAGACGGGAAAAAGGATGGTGATGACAGTGATTACAGCATGATGTATAAACAGCATGAAAAAGAAAGCGAAGAGGATAAGAAAATGGCTTTGATTAATGCCGTGCTTCCCAATATTCAGCTTCGCATTAAAGGCGTCACCGATAATTAGAACAAGATTGTTTTATTTCTCATATTAATAAAGCGAAGCCGGATTTGAGACTCGTTATGCGGATACCGAAGGTTGAAGAACGATATCAAGATAATCCGGCTTTTTTGTGCGATTTCGTGAAGGATGGAACTATCATCGCCTTGGTTGGACGGAACAGACCTACGTACTTTCACTGTTCTGACGGGCATGGGCGCTCGTCTCGCCTACTCCCTGCCTAATTCTCCACTGGCTACCTAATATAACTATTAACGTCACTCCATCACCTATCTCCTTCGTCGATAGGTTCAGTCGTTTTTAAATATTATAAGTTCTTTCGCATCGTTCCCTTCGGTCACGATACTCAATCTTTTCACACAATTAGGCAAACAATACAATGACGGAAAAAGTAATTTGTCAATCCGTTCACTCACTTAACTCCCTTCGGTCGTTAAGTTCATTCACTGTAAACAATTATATGAATAAATGGTAAAGTATATAAAATAATATAAATAATATAATGAGTAAGATCATTGAAAATGGTCTTAATATTAAGGAAAACGGAGACTATTTATAGGCGTAGTTTTAATTCAAGATTTGTTGTCCCACCCCTGACGGTCAGCCGTTTACGTTTCGAGCCGTTCTTTTGTCTCTTATCCAAACCGTCATAAAATAAAAAACCTTGTATCCTATTTCTCTCAAACCGGATACAAGGCAGTGCATTTTTTTCTTTTTATGTAAAATCATATATTTGCACTAAACAAAAAAACAATATGGAGACAAAAATAACTGAAATAATGAATCCTCACAAGTTACACGACAAGCTCTTCAAGAAAGAGCAGGTCTCTCCGATAGAAGTTATATACAATAGCTTCAGCAACTTAGGGTACAATGTAGTACGCCGTCCAGCCGGTCAGTGTTTAGGCAATTTGAGATATTTTAATCTATTTTATGACAAACATACTCATCATTTCTATCAGAAAGACAGGAAGTTGAGATATTGTAGCAACTTTCTCATATCTGATTACTGGAAAGATAGAGTGCGATGTTTCATAGTTTGGAACTTTGGTTTTGGAAGATTCTTTCCGTACAATGACTTTATTGAGGCTATGGTTTATGACTATCTCCGATATGGGAGAAAGTCAGTTCCTTATCTTAAAAGCGTGCAAGAGGCTGAAGAAAAGTGTGTAAGGTTCTATATCCGGTCTCAGATAGACATGCTTCGTAAGGAAGGATATGCTGCATACCGGGCTAAGTTCAAGGAAGAACGTCCTCAGTATTTCATCGGAGACGATAGGACGGTGTTTAGATGCCTTGACAGCTCTTTAAAAAGAGAAGAGAAGATTGCTGCATGCGTAGCCCACAAAAGGGCCTTAAAAGAAGGGATAATGACTTCCTTCATCAATCACCTTAAGAAACATCCTACCACTTTATATTCGTGGTTTTCATCAGAGGTAGATAGCGAAGGAAAGAATAGGCTCTGTCTATCTGAAAAGGCTGTTTCGTATTTGAATAAGAGACTGGTTCGCAATGGGTTAAAGTCTCTTTCTGCATCATATCTTTTTAGAACGTTTAGAAAAATGGTGAAGACCTTGTTCGGTTCCAATGTCAGGTCGTTCTTGAATAGCTGTCTGATGTCTGTTTCAACAGAAGAGGTTTTAACCAAATCTATGAAGAAAATAGTTTCCAAGACGGTGCTGTTTTTGTACAGGAAAGCGCTTAAGAACTATCGTCGGGCATGTGGCCTTAAGTATGATCCTGATTCTGGTGGTTTGTCTGTCGTACATAGTTGATTTTTAAACGTATCCCATAACGTTGGATTTTCTCGTTCGTTTCTCTTATCTTTGTGAAAAAAGATGGTATGAGATTACGAATCATAAAAAATCGTCCGGTATTCGCTCCTGGTGGTAGTGTTCAGGATGTTACACAACAGGCTGATACGACATCTAATCCATATATTGATATGGATATGTCCAATGTTCCTGGTATGAGTGAGATAAATTCGGAAATAGATATGATGGAGGCGGGATTTGACAATATTATAGGTCCTGACTATTCTACTATAAAAATGCAAGAACCTTCTATTCCGACTATGAATGTAAGTAATAACAATATATTCGATCCTAAGTCTATGCCCAAAGGAACTATTGTTAGTGCTGATAAAGAAGAAAATCAATCAAATGAAAAGCGATCACAAGACGGGAATCCTCTGGATCCTATGACTGTTCCTTATTATTCTCCTGATCTTGGAGGTCGGGCTCAAATGTTCGGTACAAGTCTTGGTCGGATAAGAGCTGGTAATAAGGTTGGTGCTAATGTGGCTCAGGCCGCTTTTTCGGGATTGAGTCTTGGCATGGGTCTTGCTCGTAATATTATGGGGGCTTCATCTGCTGCGTATGCAGCCAGTAGGGACGAGCAGGCGGCGAGGGAAAAGCTTGCAAAAGAGCGCCGGCAGCAGTTTATCCGATGGGAACGTGAAGGCGGTGGCGTTAACTTAGGAAATGGACAGAGAATAGATTCTTCTGATTTGACAGGAGAATACATTTACCCTCTTCCTAAATCCATGGAGGATAATGCTAATGTTGAGATAGAAAAAGGAGAATACGTTTTGACTCCGGATGATGTTGGTCCTATGGAGGCAAAAGGTAACAGGCATGAAGACGGCGGTACTCCCGTTGATTTACCCGAAGCTCATATTATTTCAGATTACCGTACTATCGATGATGATTTTGCTTCTTACGTAAGGGAAAATTATGGCATTAGAGCTACGGAAAAAGATACGTATGCTACGCTTCTTGATAGGTACAAGAAAAAAATAGGATTGTCTGAAAAGTATGATGATCAGGAACGTGTTTTCAAGAGGTTGGAAAAGAATAAGGATGTTAAGGATAAAAACACTTCTGAGTTGAATAAGTCCATTCTTTCCAAGTACGTAAATGATAATCAAAAGGAAATAGACGAACTTGAGGCGCAATTCAGGTCTTTTGCTGACATAGTTTATAATAAGCAAGAGGAATCCAAGCGACAAGAAAAGATAGATGCTTTCTTTAGAGATGGCGGAAAAGTTGATTTAAATGCTGTAAGAAAGCAGGCTAAGGCTCTTAACGTATCTGAATCTGATGCTAAAAATTGGATATACGATGAGTATGTAAAGAGAGTTAGAAAAATGGCTGAAGGCGGTCCTACCAAGGAACAGATAGAGTGGGGTAAGAAAGTACAGCAGCTTTTAATGAAGCAGTTTGGACGCGCTCTTAATATGTCTATAGTAGATGTTGCGGACAGAGAGCAGATTCTTAATCCTGATTCTGGTGTAAATTCTAATCAAAACCTGCAACACAGAAGTAGTGCTGGTTATGGTAGGGTAAACAACAAAGCTATTTCTAATTTGCTTGATATTAACCGTTGGGCTAATAAATACAATACGGATGGAGATTTTAATACAGAAGGATTCCAGACTGGATACAATAGCCAACTAAACAACCTATGGGCTTTGGCAGAATCAGGTGCTATAGCCAATGCCGAAAAAGCCAAGAAATTTAGAGACGAATACGGATTTTGGGGAGAAGATGCTGGTAAGTACGACCAAGGAAGTAAATCGGCATATAACTCATTTGCCGTAGATGACAAATTTGGGCAAACTACGGCAACCAGATCATTTTATGGATTGGATGTAGTTACTCCTGAACAAAAGAGATTGTTGAACGAAAAAGGGATAAAGAATTATGTTGACTTATTTGGTGATAAATCTGATGCAGCTAAGAAGATTCTGGGTGCCGATTATAATAAGTTTGCTGCTTTAAAAGATAGCGGTTTGATGTCAGAAACAGACTTTGTTTTAGAAGCCGTAAATCCGGCATCAAAACCTATAGAAGCTGAACCTGTAGGAACCGGCGCTAAATCTCCCAACCCAGGTTCTCCAGGCAGGATAGAAGTGAAGAAAGAAAATCCTGTTATTAATACTACTGTAGAAACGGAAGAAAAGGAAGAAGATGATACAAACGGAAGAAAAGGCGTCGGCCCTGCTTTATCAGGCCCTATATTCCCTGAGATGTTGAGGATGCTTGATACCGGATTAGAGATAGAGGGATTGGAAAGGCATCAGGCTCCGAGAATAGATCCTGTTCTTCAATCTGCTGATCAGTATATCAACGAGCTCAACCGCGCGACATCGGCTCAGTTGGACGCAGTAGGTGACGTGCCCGACTCCCAGCGCTCCGCTATTCTGGCTAATATGAACGCCATAGCCGGAAGCAATATAGCCAAGTACATTAACGAAGTAAATTTCAATAACGCAAGGCAAATAAACGAAGCTGATAGATTTAATGAAATGGCTTATGTTCAGACAGATGATAAGAACATAGCGGAAAGGCAACGTTATGAATCCGGATTGTTGAAGGCTATGGCTATAAGGGATGAAAATCTTGCTCGTTATTATGACAGTATAAACAGCGAGATACAGAATAAGTTTAATGTTCGAACTTCATTAAATACCATAGCTTCCATAGCTCCTAATATGAGAATGCTTCCAAGTGGTCAAATTATTTACGTTCAAGGTAATCAGGATGTGATGAATATGGGTGATTATTCCACACCTTACTTGAGAAGTTTAAATGAAGAAGATGATGAAACTAAAAGAAGAAGGAGGACCAAATAGTGGCTTCACAGTATAGTATTTTAAGGCAATATGCCCCGTATGTTAGTCCTTACAACATAGATCTTGTTAAGGACGTTATGATGTACAAACAGCAGAAGGTTGATGCTGCTCGTGAAAAGATCTATACCCAGGTAGATTATCTTATGGGTCAAGAGATAGATAAGCCTGAAGCCCGCGCTTATATGGAAGATAAGATGTCAGGTGTGATTGCTAACATCAATCAAAAATTCAAAGGCGTGGATCTTTCTTCTGATGGTGTTACAAGAGCCATACAAGGAGAGATTAGCTCGGTGTTGGATGATACGGTCATTAACGCTATTGCCGGCACAAAAGAAGGCAAGAGGGTTATGAAGGAAATAGAATCTCTAAAACAGAATCATCCTGAACTTTATTCCCCTATTAATGAATGGCATGCTTTGGACCCTTATTACAAATGGAGGTCAGATGGTAAAGCTGGATCAAGGTTAGGAGGTCTTCATTATTCTCCTTATGTCGATTATACTAAGGAGATAAATAAGCTGGTCAGTGACTTTAGGAAAAATAATGAAGGCAAGAAGATTCAGACAACAGAATATGATGTTAAAGGTAATCCTACTGGTGGAATCATAGAAGTCAACGTAGATGAGCTTACTGATTCCCAGATAAGGAATTTTGTGTCTGCTAACTTATCTGAAAACATGAGGAATCAGATGAGAATAGAAGCATCATATATGGCAGCCACCAATCCGGTGTTCAGTAATCCGGATTTGGTTAGTCAATATATTGGGTCTTATGTCGAAAGATACGATAGACACATAGGAGCATTGGAAGCGAAAAAGAAATCAGTAGGGGATAATAAGGATATTATTGATCGTATTGATAGTCAGATACAGGAAGCTAAAAATCAGAAAGCAGAAGCCAAGAGGGAGGCAGATATGATAATAGCTTCGTCGGATCCGGTAGCGGCCGCTAATTTTGTTGTTACCAATAATCTTTTCGATAAGATGACAGATGCATGGAGATACGACAATACAAGTTTTGAAAGGAAGAAAGATGATCTTTATTTTGCAAGGTTGGCAGAGGATAGGGCTCAGCAAAAGTTTTTGACTGACAATGCTAAGTCTATGGTTGAAATATCGTTGGCAAAAGAGCAACTTGCTCAGGCTAAGATTGAAACCGAATACATGCGTACTTACGGTTCCAAGATGGGTACTGAAAGCTCATCCGGAGGCACAAGAGGAGCAGGCGGTGTAGGAGTGCCGATGGCTCCTATGGACGGGCCTACGGCTATCAATTCCGGAACGGGTAAGATTGGGTCTATTAATTTGGCTAATATCCCTTATGAACAACTCACATCCTCTTCCACGGAGCGTAGAGCAAATTTATTGAAATTATATAATTCATTATCTCCTACAGATAGAAGCAATATCATTGCAGCATCATACGAAGAAGAAAAGTCTGATCCTGGTTTGTATGCTAATATGACTCCTGAAGAACGGATATATTTTTATTTAAAAAATAATGGAGGTCAGAAAAACGGATATTTCGGACAAGGCAATAACAGATTATCTGAAGCTTATGATGCTTTACTTCTTTCTGATTCTAAGGCAAATGGAGCCACAAAAGCTATAAATGACATAACTGATTATCAAATAGATAATATAGTTACTGAAAAAAATAAGGATATTATCAGGAAAGTTCGTAATGCTAAGCTTATGAAAGGAAATTCTTTTATAAATCTTACCGATACAGATGATAAGGCTGGAGCTTTCCTGCTCGCTACAGCTATAACAACTGGTGTATCTGATGCCGTAGGGTTTAGAGAGTACATGATGGACCCTTCAAGAGGCATAGATATTCTTAGTGCTATATCTCCGTCATTAGGAGCTAAGGCGAGTGCCGGCAAGTTAGGGAAAAACATATCTGATGCTATTACAAGCGAGGATAATGGTTCTTCTACTGGTACGTTGGCTCTTATTAATGGAATGAAGAAACTGAATGGCGATCCTGATTTTAATATATCTGATTATATGACCATAGATAAGGACGGTGATATAGATCTAAAAGATTATCAGGAAGGGGAGCCATTGACTATTACCCAGCTAAGATATGCTGAGAAAAATAGTAGGGTATCTGATATGATAGCGGGTCAGATGCAGGATGAGATAAAAATGTCTGTATCTCCTGATCAGATTTCTGATAAATTATCTCAGTATCATTACCTTGATTCTTACAAAAGATACAATTGGAATGCCGATTCACCGGAAAAGTCTTTGCAGAAGGCTCAGTTTAGAAGATTGTCTGGTTACATGGCAGGAAAGGTAAATAATCTGGATCCTACTGCTATTAATGCCATTAATATGGATGCCGAGATAGATAATGGCACCGTTAGAAGATTCTTGACTGCTCAAGTAGGTTCCGGTAAAAATTCTTATGTTACAGAAAGGGTTGAGATTACGAATGATGAACTTCTTAAGGCAGGTATAGATCCTTCGGTCGAGGAGCGTAATTATCCGGTGGATGGTTACAAATCAAGTTTTGGAACCTGTGATTTTGTAGATACAGGAAAGAAGGAAGGTTATTCTTATGATAAGTATCTTATACGTAATGGCCTTCCCCGTTTGGCTTCTAAGGCTGATGTTAAGAATGATCTTTATGATATAGTAAAGGTTCATGGTTCTTACCTTAAGCCAGAAGAAATGAATGTTGTTAAAACCCTTGTTGATAATTTTATTGACATGTCTGATAATATATCAGTTCAGTTGGAGGGAATGGACGATAGGGGTTCAAGAGAGGTAGCGGTCAATTTCTATGACAAAAGGACTAAAAATTCTAAAAATCCTGCATTGTTGTTCTCGGATTTTGTTCCTTTGGATCCAGGTAATGATGAGTATGCGGATTACTGGAATAACATTCACCAGAAGTGTCCTCAGTACTTCTTTGTAAAATACGTGAAGGAAGCTGTTCAAGAACGTCTTGATCAGATGAGGGATCCGTATATGAGAGGAATAAATATCACGCCCAACATGAATGACAAGTTTAGTAAGTTGAACGATTTTTTGCAGAAAATTTATGGCTGACAATAATATAGATAGATATAATCCTGCTGCTAAAACCACTTACGAAGATGTGGCAAGGCAAAGAAAATTAGCCGAAGAAGAGAATTATACTCCGGCTACACTACCAGAGACGACAACGCCTCTGGTTCCTAATTATATGCCTGGTGAAGGTGTGTATGCCCAACCTAAATTTCCGGATTACGCATCAAGGATAGCTGCTGCCGAATACGAAGAACCGTATATAGCCAAGGAGATAAGCAACAGCTACTCGGAGGCACTGGCTCGTAACAGCTACAGGGGGGCTACACCTGCCCCGCCGCCTCTTAATCCCTATGGACCAAAGGTAAGTATCCGTGAAAGTCATCAGATGGGTAATGATGGGGTATGGCGTACAAAATATCCCAACTATATTCCGGGTATAAACAATGAGGATTATTATGCCAGGAGACAGAGCGGATGGAGTAAGTTTTGGAATGGTGTAGGCAAATTCGCTTTAAAGTCTGCATTGTACGGTGCACAAGGAGTTGTGTCATTGCCTGACAAACTTATCAATATGGCATCTGAGGGAAGTTATAAAGCTGCGTTAAACACTAACATGGATAAGTTTGTAGGTGATCTTGACCAGCAAATAGACATGCTTCTTCCCCATTATTACAGGAAAGAGGTAGAAGATTATAATTTCGGTCAGAAGCTTTTTAAGGATACCGGTAATTTCTTATGGAATGACGTCCTTGGTAATGGAATGTCTTTTACTGTAGGAGCCATGATATCAGCGTACATGACCGGAGGACTGGGAGTTGGTTCATTAGGTAATATAGGCGCCAAATTAGGCGGAAGAATCGGAGCTAAGTTAGCAGCAAGGCAAGCTGCTAATAGGGGCATAGGAAGCCTTAAAAGTGTGTTTAACGACTATGTAAGAAAAGGGGTTGCTACCGGAAGAAATGTAGGGGAGGCAGCTAAGACCATGACGTTGTTGGCTACCAGTGCCGGATTCGAATCATCGGTTGAAGCAAATTCTTTTATGAAGCAATCCGAGTCTGATTTCAAGGATTATTATCGTAAGATTTATGGTCGTGATCCTAATGCAGAGGAAATGGCTGTTTTTCGTAATTCTAATGCTGATGTAGGTAGTGCAATATTTGCTGCCAATATGGGTATAGTAGGATTATCTAACTGGCTTCTTTTTGGCAAGTATATAGGTTTAGGAGGCAAGGCTATACCAGGGTTGGAAAAGAAACTTAATAAGCATTTATTTGGATTAGGGACGGAAGTTGCGAAGCCGGGAGAGATGGCTATTAAAATAACTAATCCCAATATAGGGCAGAAGATAGCTGGTAATGTTTTCAATATCATGAAAAGACCTGTGTCCGAAGGCTTATGGGAAGAAGGGTCTCAAGGTGTTGTACAGAATACGGCTGAAGAATATGTTAAGTCAAGATATGACAATGTGGCTATGAACGGAGCCGTCGATGTTCTTGATGCTATTTCTGAAGGATTTAAAAAGCAATATACGTCTAAAGAAGGATGGACTGAAATAGGAATCGGTGCTATTATCGGTTCTTTGTTCGGTATGAGGGAAGGCTTCTTTGGAGTGAAAGAGTATAGTAATAGTCGGATATTGCTGGAAAGGCAAGTAAATGAATATAACAAAGCATCTTCTAATCTTAATACGGCGGCTTTGAATACGTTGAAAAAGTCAATGAGTTTAGGGCCTCAAGTTCGTTCCGATGCTCAGTCTATGACCGGCAAGGAGCTTGATGATGCTATGTTTGAAAAGATGTCTATTGACAACCAAATGGGAACCTTAGAGGATTCGGCTGAAAATTTCAGGCAGATGATTGATATGATGCCTATTTCAGAAATAGCCGAAGCTAACGGAATGTCTTTGGAAGAGGCAAAGAAATACAAGGACTCTATTATTGATAATTATAATAATCGTCTTTCGGATTTCAGATCTGCCCAGAGTTTTGCCGAAGATCTTATAGGTGATGATTCTAAGATTGAGTTTAGGAAATACGTGGCTCGTAATGCTTTTCTTGGTCTTCAATCGGAATCAAGAATGAAAGACATAGCTTCTGTCATAGAAACGCTTTCGGGGCAGCCTCGCGTGGCGGATGCTCTAAGTACGTTCTCCCGGCTGTCGGACAGGGCAAGGGAGCGGGCGATGGCTATCCGTGGCATACGGTCAAGAATAGAAGAACTTGAATCCGAAATAGAAGATCTTGCTACCCGCCCTCGCAACGTAGAAGGGAAAGATCCACAAGCTGAATCCATACAACGAAAAACCAAAGAATTGGAAAGCCTTAGAACCAATTACAACAATTCGTTGTCTGAGTTATCAACGTTAATAGGAAAAGAGTTTTCGATAGAAGAGCTGGTAAGTAAAACCGAATCTGTTTTATCATCTCCTCTTTCTCCCATAAGTTCACAAGATGTGATAGAAGCCTATGATACGCTTGTGGCTTTTGATGATTATTTTAATGTAAAATCAAGACAGGAAAAGAAGTTTACAGCCAAAGACAAAGCCATGAGATCCTTGGTAAATGAATACCGAAGAAGTTTGATGGACTATAGGAATATGAATAACTTCTTGTCTAAGATGCTTGATAAAAGATTCTTAGCTGAGGAAAACAGGGGGTTTTCAAAAGCGCTGTCTTCTCTATGGTCTACTCCTTATAAAGGGGATGACAAGGTTCCTGATTTTGCAGAGCCTAATAAAGTCGGTGAATATGACACTGATGAGGTAGTAGATCAAGCTGTGTCAGAAGGTAAGATTTCGGAAGACGAAGCTTGGACTATCAAGGCTTTTATGCATGCTCTTGATAAAGTAAGGGAAGATAGGATGAAGGAAGCAGAAGATGATATAAAAGAGTCACCGCTTACGGAGTCTGTATCGGATGAAGATTATGAGGCTGCTATGGATAATCCTATTATGGTTCCGGCCGTAAGGCAGTCTATAATTGATAAATTATATACAGGGAATGCTGATCTTCTTACTGCGAGAGAAAAAGATGTGTATGATAAATACAAACAAGATTTTGATGATTATGTGTCGTCTTTAGGTGACAGCCCTATTAATCTCATAAAATCATTATCTGAAAAGGCTGATAGGCTTACAAGTCCGAGATCTGTGTATGAGGATAATAAAGCTATTATTGATATGGCTAAATCCAATTTGGAACCAGATCAAAGGAAGGAACTTGATGATGCTATTTCTTCGTATGTTGATATAATGAACAGACGGGACAAAGGGGAGAAAGTTGACGAAGATAAGCTTGCCGATTCGGTATTTACCATAGAAGATCTTGGCCAGGTTGGAAACATCACGGATCTCCTTCCTTATATCGAACAAAACAGGATTATTGATAAAGGTCGTATTTCCGAATCTACGTTAAGTAATTTTGGGGAGGATGATGCTAATATAGATTCTCTTGTAAATGAATTAGACGAATCTGATAATACGCCGGGAGCCAATATAGATAGCGCCCAGAATCCAGAGACGTTGATGGTAAGAAGAATCTCCAATGACGGCAATGAAAGGTATGAAATTGCAGGTCTTAGAGCTGATAAATTTATATCTTCTATAAAATCATTGGTTCCTATTCAAATAAGCTCTGAAACGAACGCTAATGGTACTAAAAGGTATTCTCTTAACATAGGTGGAGAAACGGCTACTATAATTGAACTGCCTTATCATGCGAGATGGTCTATAGACAAAGAATCGGCTCGTGTTCTTAACCGTTACACAGATGTGTCTATTCAGGACGTGGGTAATTCATATTCTTTGGTTTATAAGCGTCTTGATTCAGACGAATTGGTTCCGTACAGAACAGGTGTTGGATTCGGAGAGAATGAAGTAGATAAAATAGATCAGGAAGCATTATCTTCTTTGAAGAAAGGAGATAAGGTTAATCTTGAGATAGATGCAAATGATACCTATAATCAGTCTCTTTTTGCCGAATACAATGATGCTGTTCAGTCCGGTGATAAAAAAAGAATAGAATCTGCTGAAAATAAGCTGGTATCCAATATGGTTATCAAGGTCATGAGTGGAAACAGATTCGTTTCTGTTGTTAAAGCTGACACGGGTGGCATAGATGGTATAAGTAAAATAAGAAGAACGGCTTTTAACAAGTGGAAGAAGGATGCCGGCCGGTCGGCCACCATCAACGTCGGCACGCATGTTGTTGCCCAGACCCTTCCTGGAAGACCGGTGTTTAACATGAGAGTAAACGGTCAAGGATATGGTCAGGTAGAAAATCTCCCTATTACCGAAAAAGGAGCTGAAAAAGTATCTGATGTGGGGTATGTCTTAAATGGCAAAGTCGTGCTTAAGAACGGCTCTAAATACACAGGCTTCCCATTTGCTTATTCTATATTAAATGACAAGGGGAATAATTACAAAAATGTAAGAGTTCCGGTAGTTGTCATCAAAGGCAAAAACGGTCTTAATTATCTTTTCCCGGTTAGTCTACGTTCTGTGGAATCAGAGGAAGGAAAGAAATGGATTTCTTTTATAGATATGCTGCTTGAATCCGGTGACTCTGAATTGTTGCAGATGGGTCAAGATGACATACAAGATCTTAATGCGTATCTGACCAAGTTAGGTCTTGATCCAGCTTCGTATCAAGTATCGTATTTGAATCCTATTTCAGGTCTTAGAAAAGCTCGTGAGGCTATAGAAAAATTATCTACAGTTCCTGATGTTGTTAAGTGGGTAGAAGATGAAAGTAGGAGTGTGAAAGACATTGTGACGTCTGAGGTAGAATCTGGAATAGATTTCGAAGGTGAGATGTTTGTTGCTCCTAAGATCAGGATTCAGTTTGGTAAATCATCTTCCAGACCTAAATCACTTATAGAAGATGATCTCCCTTTCTCCGATGAGGGTAAGACCGTTACTTCTAAGGTAGAAGATGTGGAAGTTTATGAAGAGGAAATGCCAGAGGAAGGGGCTGCCCGGGAGACTCAGACGGCGCCATTAGCTCAGCCGGCTCCTGCGGCACAAGATGCGCAGTCTTTACCTGGCAAGAAGCGTACCTCCAGGAAAAACTTCTCTCTTATGTTAAACGAAATAGAATCTCATATAGAAAAAGAAGGATTGCCGCCTTATGCTAATATTTTTGATTTTATAGCAAGGAAGATTGTAGGAGGTGATTTGAGGTTTCTTCGTGAGAGAGGTAATCCTAAAAGCCTTAAGGAAGAAATGGGATTAGAACCTAAAGGAACAGTAGGTGATAAAATATCCACTCCTTCCGGTAAAGGTGGTAAGACTTTAGAAGAATACGTTTCTTGGCTTCGTTCTCAAACAGATCAGGTAGTAGCGGATTATGTTGGGCCAAGATCTGACGAACAAATTATATCAGAGTTGAAAAACTTTTTGAAATATATTAATTTTGTTCCAAGCAAGGCTTTGAATTATTCTCTTAGAGTCAATGGTATGGATACCCTAAAAGAATATGGCACAAAAGAGGAAGTAGAAAAAATGGAATCTGACATCAATAGTTTGGTTTCTGAAGTTTTGCCTACGGTAGATAATCAAACTGTAGAAGATGTTTCTACTGCAATAGAATCAAATAACTTGCCTGCCATATGGGAGCCTATGGAAAGCCTTGATATGACAAACGAGGAAAAAATAGAGTTTTTGAATAACGTAGCAGATTTCCTTAGTGGCATTCCAGAGTATGATGCTGTTGTGGAGTCTATAGAGTCAGAATCAGATAATATTTTAAATAATGGAAAAGAAGGAAGTGCAGAAGGCGGTGCAGTACGCACTGAGGAAGATGGCGATAAAAAGGGAGATGGAGAAGGCAAAGGACAATCCAGAACAAATGTCGAAGTTAAAGGAAATGTCGAATTACCTGGATCTCAAGAAGGAAGAGTAGATAACTATAGAAAGAACGGAGATAAGTTCTCTGACATTGCTGAAGTTACCTTATGGTTACTTAGAAGGGCTGCCGGCATAACCTCTATCCCGGAAGGAGAAGAGGTTTATGTAGAGGGAGATGAGGTTAATAGCATTATGACCGATATGGAATCAAGGTACGGGATAGACACCATCAACCACTCGCATACGACTAAGGCTATAAGGGATCTTAACGGCGTATCAGGTTATAAAGTAGAATACGGCTTAACCTTTTTAACATACGATCCTTTTATTAGGATATCCAATCCAAGGAAAGAATCTAAGACTGCAAAAAACGAACCTCGTATATCCGAAGAGCCGCTTACTCACATATCAAGGGTAACAACCCCTTATTTTCTGTACGGCGGTGATGAAGCATATACATCTGTTCCGGCTAAGGTAGAACAGATACCTGAGAAGATAATGGGTCGTAATGGCATTAAATTTGGTATGAGTGTAGTCGAGTTAACCAAATTAGGGTACAAAAAAGCTGGTGGAAACTGGATATATAAATTCTATATGAACTCAGGTGTGTATGATTTGTATAATATCAGTACCGGTGAAGCGTTTAGGGCAAAACCGGATCTTGGAGTTAAGATAAGTTCCAGCGCATTCATCCGTTCTTTATCTCAATCTGGTAGAAAAATACAAAATATGATGAGTAACATGAGCCAGGAAGAGATAGATAGGAATAAGAATCTCGTAGAAGGTTCTGATAATTCGGATTCGATAAATGAGTTAAATAAGGAGTGTTGAGTATGAGAAGGAGATACGAAGATGTTTCAGGTCTTGTTCAGTATCAGTTGAAGACCAATCAGCAGGGGAATATAGAGGTTTATGTTGATGACAGGTTTGTTGGAAACGTAAGTGAAGGAGTCTGTAATTGGAAGGATATTGAATACAAGAGTAAGGTTACTATATCTTTGAAAGGAGTCGAGGATAAGGCTAAAACTTCAAGTAAAAGAGTCGGTCCTTATTGTCACATTAATAGCATATTTGGAGGAAATGAATCTTATCATGCAGGTCCGGATAGTAATATAAAAAAGAGTCCGGTTACTACCTTTCTAATGTATTGCTATAAAAATGGGAATATTACGACTATCACCACTTATACTAAAAATTTATCTGGAACTCTTCAGATAGGTAAAACACAATTGACTATCAATTACAAACAAAATAAAAGTCAGTCTTTTTCCGGTGGTTCTGGAGATTATGTAACATCCGTATCTGATTTCCCTTTTGTTACTGGTCCAGGAAATGATAGTGTTGAGTTTAAAGGAGAGGGAAGATTGATAGTTGAGACAGAGGCTTCGCATTATGAAATAGAAGTTTCTTGACATACTCCCATCGCTAAAGCAAACGGGATTCTTGGATACAAACGCAAGAAACCCCGATATTACTATCGTTGGAATTACTCTTACTCTCCAATTCGGAAATGCCCTTCCGAAGTATATTACGGGCTGCAAGAATATC